TTCTACTAATCTAATCAAAAAGGGAATAAGATACCATTGTCATTGTTGGTATTTTGCTCGCTTATTTTTCCATCTTAATATACTCCGAATACCGAATATCCACATAGGGATTGTCGCTCGAAATCGTCTGATGCACGGCCTTTACCCGTTTCCAGAACCACCATCCCTTGTATTCCACCCATACCGCTTGATTGAGCGTTACCGGCACTCGGATTTCTCCCGTCAGTCGTCCCGTTTCGATAAGCCCGGTCAAACGGATATGGGGCGTTATCATCTCGACTTTTTGTCTTAGCAGCGGCACGGTATCGCGTATGACTACCGTATCCCGTACCGCCGCATCTATCGGTCCGGCGACCTCGATTTCGTGCCGTGCCGCCGCTTCAAGGTTTTTGATCTTCACTCCAAGCCGTTTAATCTTTTCGGCATCTTCCGCCCGTAAGCGTTTGTATTCATCCACCCGCAGGCGCAGCGTATTCGCATCGACAGCCATCGTGGTGGAATCGATACGAATACGTTTCATGTCCGTCAGCAATGCCTCGGTGTTGCCCCGGTAGCGATCCCGTTCACCCTTGAGGTAGTTGTTGCGCTGCCAGAGAAACGCTACGGCCATGCCGAGCAGTAGCACGGCAAGACTCAGATAAAGGGTACTCTTACGCATGGCGGACGGATTCTGCGGGGATGAACCACTCGTACTCCTCCTGATACGGCTCTTTGAGGAATACCATGTACCCTTTGCTCCGCAACCGCTGCGGCCCGGTAAGGTCTTCCGACACGATGCCGGTCTTACCGACCAACTCTTCCAGCATCATTTCCGTAAGGCAGGAGGATGCTACTATCTTGACTTTTGAATTTCTTTCGATCATGATGTTTTTTATTTGGTGTATAACAATTCGAATTCTTCTTCCCGACGCTGACGGATGGAGACGACTGCCTTTCCCTTGTAATGACAATAGGCTACATATTCCGCGTGTATATCCCGGTCTCCGTCTTCGAGTTTTCGGATCAGGCGGCTTTTGGGGTGGTTGCCATGCCCCAGCAGGGCAAACTCGCCCACATTGTACGCCAATACTCCCAACAGGAGGCTGTCGGCTCCGAAGCGGCGGAATGCGGCGCATTTCCTTTTGAGGTCGGAGCGCAGAAGCGAGTCTGCCAGTGTTTCGGTCATTACAGGGAATGATTCCCCGTCCAAAAGTTTGTGGCCGTATCCGACGTATGGGAGATGTCTTCGGTCGTGCATCTCTTCATAACGTTTGATACACGCCACCGCCGCCTCGAATCGGGTGTCCTGCGCCCGGACACTGCCGTATAGCAATAGTAAGGGCAGTATCGCTACCCGGACTCTACATCTCATCGGCTGTTCTTCAGGAGTTCCTTGATGTCCTCGCGCATCTCGCGGATATCGGTCTGGAGGTTGGAGAATTGCAGCATCGTGGCCTCGAACACGGTCTTGTCGAGCTTGATGGCGTCGATACGGTCGTACTGGTCCTGCACTTTGGCCTCCAGTACGTTGATGTGCAGCGTCATCTCCTCGATGTGCTTGGTGTTTACCACATGCTGCACATAGACTGTCACGGCAAAGGATACGGCGACGGCGATGGTGCGCAGGTTTTCTGCAAAAAGGGTCTTTATCATTGTTTTACGGATTAGTCAGTAGGATGTTGAACGCTTCGGTCAGGGCCCGGATCAGCGTAGCGGCCTCCTCGGTCTTCACCAGCCCGTAGAGGGTCAGCAGGACAATCAGCACGATGTAGAGCGTGCGTTCCCGCCTGCGTATTTTCTCACTCTTCTTCCCGGTTTCCATGAGGCATTTGGGGGACGATTACGTTGAACACTACGCCGCCTTCTCCTCCGTCAATGCGGAGCTTGGTCTCCTGCGAGCACTTGACGGGATAGAGCTCCATGAGTGCCTTGGCAGCATTCACGGCGACGGCTCTGAGCGGTGCCGGAGAGAGCGGCACGCCGAACTTGTCGGTATATTCCGCCGTGGAGGTTTCGCTCATCACGGCCTTGAGGGTCTCGGCCACCTGCAAGCGTGCGGCAATGGTCTCGACGTCGAACTGTACGCTGTCGATCATCTCCCGGATACGTGCCGAGATGTGGGGACGTGCAAGCAACAGGCGGCTGGCGATGGGTACGTTCTTGCTCTTGCCGAAGACCTCCTCGTAGCATTTGCGGTGGTTGCCGGCAAAAAGAGGACCGCCCGAAACGTACAACTCGCAGAACTTGTCCTCCTCGTCACTCAGGGGTTTCTCCGTGAGTGGAACCAGAGCGGGCAACGCCTCTTCGGTTTTCTTTGTTATCTTTTTCTTTTTCATTGTTTCGGAGTGTGGGAAAGGCCCGGAAACAGTGCCGGGCCGGAGTTCTTTGTTAAAGAATAGAGGATTGTTCTTTCGGGGGTTGAATGAAGTCCGCTTTTCTGGAGATGAGTTGCTCTATGAGCGTCTGGTAGAAGACGTCGGCCAGCGCATCGGCACATGCCTCGGCATCGGCGAGCGAGTTGATCAGCCGCATGTTGAAGACCACGTTCAGGTCATAGCCCGTGATGGCAGCCATCAGCTCGTTACCGTCGTAATTGAGTACACCGTAGGTCATGCGGTCCTCCGTGCGGAAGCTGACCCGTTCGATCTGTTGTTCTTTCTGTTCTTCCATCGATTTATATTTTGAAATGATCCCTTGTTTTCGGCATCCGTTCCATAGAGACTTCCGCACCTTCATGCTGCCTTAACCGCCGGCTGCACAAAGCGACAATCTGCCGTGTTGCCGTCACATCCGCATCGGCATCGTGGGCATCGTCGAGCTCGATGCCGAGCCGTTCGGCAACCAGCTCCAGCTTGTAGGAGGCGACCTCCGTGTCAGCGGCCAGACAGAGCCGTGCCAGGTCGATGGAGTCGAGGTAATGCGGTTGGAAGTTGCCGAAGAAGTCTGTCGTGCCGGCAAATACCTGCGCAAACTCTTTCTGCAATCCGGCATAGGACATCATCTGTTGCAGGAATCCCACATCAAAGGGAATGTTCTGGCCGATGAGCACCGGTTTGTATCGTGCCCCTTTGCCGAGGGTGTGCTTTCGGGCAAAGGCGATGACATCCGCCGCTACCTGCTCCTGCGCCACACCCCGCGAGCAGAGCATATCCATAGTGATGGCAGTGTAGTTCAACGCCGCTGCCTCGTAATCCATCGGTTCTCTCACTTCATCCCGCTCCATCTCCCGGCGGGTCTTGAGCACTTTGCGCCGGGGAGCGCCGCCCAACGGCTGTTTCTCGTAGGGGGCGATGTAGTTGGCATAGCGACCCAGTACCTCGAACGTGTCGAGCCGGACGGCCTGCATGGCGATCTGCGTGCAGGCGCAGCGGGTGCAGTCCAGACCTCCGGTCTCGAAATCGAGCACGACGGCCGTGTAGATTCCTTGTTCTGCTTTGGGTGCCGCCATATTATCCTAACCGGTTGATGGTGTACAAAGCCTCTTCTTCAAACTCCCGGAGCGTGCCGTCGTTGCGGATAACCGCATCGTAGCATTTGTCGGGCAATAAAAGCCGCTCGGTGTCCCGTGCAATACGCTCCGGCGAGATACCCCGCCCAGCAAGCGTTTCGGGTGTGGAGCGCAGCAGCACGGCAGCGATGTGGAAGCGTTTCCCGTGTTCCTTGCGGAGTGTGACCAACCCCTTCTCATCGAGGACATAGATGCAACGTCCCGCCTTCGGCACCTGCGAGCGGAGGGCGAAGTATTCGTACCCGCCGTAGCAGGTGTAGGTCAGCATCTGCTCGCGGGGAGGTATCTGCTGCCTTTCGATAAAGAAGTAGTCGCGGCCGTGCCGTTCATCCTCCCGTCGGGGGCGGGTCGTATGGGATACGATGACGGGAATACCCAGACGCATTCCCAGATAATTAGATAAATGAGTCTTGCCGGTGCCGGAGTTCCCGACGATGGCGATGATGGTAGGTTTCATACGATATGGATTAAAGATGATTTTGTACTTTGCAGCGTGTTCGTACCGGAGTAGTCGCTGTATTTGACCATGCCCGAGAGGATGACGATACGCTCTTTCAGTGCCGTGAGCGTGTCCCGGTGCGTCTCGCAGGTATCGCTCCAGCAGACCATCTCCACCACGTCGTTGTTCTGCTGGAGCATCAGTTTCACGAACCGTTTCCGCTCCCCGGACGTGCGGTCCTTGTAAGCGTGTTCGGTCATGTCGGCCACGGTAGCGCACACAGCGGCACGACGTCCGTCGCTGGCGGGGTCGAGTACCTCGTGCAGGGACATGTAGGGGAATTTGCCCTTGACCAGCGCACGGGCCGGTGACGCATCGAAGATACGCCGATAGTCGATGGAGCCGATGCCACTGACGGCGATCTGCTGCCGGCTCCAGAAATAGTGCCTGGCGACGAGCTCCTCCGGGAAGTCCTTCTCCGAAAGCGAGAACCCCAGCTCCGCCGCCGCACGGGCAAGCAGGCCGTAGCGTCCCGTTACCGATTCGAGCCCCTCCACCTTGTCGAAGCATCCGGCGAGAATCATGTTGCGCACATGTCGGGCATTGACCGGCACGCGCACGGCCTCCTCCGCATTGTCGGGATCGTCCCAATAGGCGTATTTCTTCAGTTTGTACTTGAAGATACGGTGTATGAACTGCTCGACGGAAGTGTAGGGACCATTCTTCTCGCGCTCGGCGACGATATGGACAACCGCCTTGGCTCCTAACTGCTTGATGCGTGCCAGCGACCAGAATATCTCGTCGGTGGCATAGTCGGTAAAGAACGCTTGCCGGGAGGTGTTGATCTCCGGCGGCACGATACGGGCCTTCGAGCAGAGCTCCATCTCGGACATCAGCATCGGAATCTCCTTGTCATCCGCCCACTGGAGTGCTACGGTGTAGAACGCCGTAGGATAGTTGGCCTTGAGATAGGCCCCCACATAGCTGGTCACGGCGTATGCCGTGGCATGGCTGGCGTTGAACAGATAGCCGCCTCCGGCCTCGATCATTTCCCAGATACGCCCGGCATCCTCCTTGGGGCACCCTTTGGCAGCAGCACCAGTCATGAACTTCTCTTTCATGGCACGGATCGTCTCCACTTTCTTTTTGGAGATGAGCTTCAGCAGGCGCACGCCCTCCTCCAATGAGAAGCCGCCCACCTCGCGGGCCATCTGTGCAAGCTGCTCTTGGAATACCAGTACGCCATAGGTATTTTTCAGCGCGGCGTGCGTACCCCAGAGATAAACCGGCGCCACCTCCCTGCGGCGGCAGAGCAGATACTTCTCCGCCGAACCGGACTCCAGCGTCGCCGGACGGTACAGGGCGTTGGCGACAATCAGGTCGCCGATGGATTCCGGGCGCATATCTTGCAGGAATCGGGTCATACCGCGCGAGGAAAACTGAAAAACGTTCTGCGTGTAACCCTCCGACAGGATGCGGTAGGTCTTCCCGTCGTCCAGCCGGCTGCGGACAATGCCCTCGAAAGAGATCTCCGCTCCATACTCCCGGTTGCAGATGTCTATGACCGCCTGAATCTTCGACAGCTCCTTGATGCCGAGGCAGTCGTTCTTCAGCAGCCCCACCTCGTCGATGGAGTAGCCGTCCAGCTCGGAGATCAGCAGGTCGTCCACCCGTTTGATGGGGGTGTAGTCGAAGCACTCCATCGCCTCGCCATCCTGCTCCTTGGGCGTGATGATGATGGCCGAGGCGTGTACCGACCCCGAGCGGGGCTGTCCCATCAGCGGACGTATGTCCTCGATGACCCTCGGATACCTGCGGATGAAATCCCGTACACGCTTATTTACGGCTGCCAGCCGGAACAGGTCGGTCCACGTCATGTTGTCATCCTCGAAAATGGCCGTGACGTAGTTTACGAGGCTTACCGGCACACGATGTACGCGGCAGACATCCTTCAACACGGCTTTCATCTTGAGCGTGGTGAGCGTTCCGGCCGAGAAGACCTGCTGCCGACCATCGGTGTTGTACCGCCGTTCCAAATACTCCTTGACCTCCTGCCTGCGGTCGGACTGAAAGTCCGTATCGACGTCGGGAAGCTGCCCGCCGGGACCTTGCCTGTAGCCGTCGGTAACAAAGGTGTCCATGACCTCGATCTTCTCCGGGAGCTTTTCCTGTGTTACATTCCGGACTTTCATCGGCGACAGTTTGGCAGGTTGAACAGCAAATCCCGGTTGTCGAAGAGGATATCGTCCTCCGTGCGAAGTTGGTCGGCATAGAGCGTCAATCGATCACCTCCGCGCAGCACCATCAGCTCGGCATCCCGGTCGAGGAGCATCGTGCTCCCGTTCTCGAAGCGGATACGGATTACATGGTCGGAGCATATCTTGCCGACCATCCGTGTAACCCGGTCAGGATAGAGCCCCACACGCTCGGGCAGCAAGAAACGCTCGAAGAGCAGATCGTACTGGATGGGGTCGATTAGCGTGATCCCCATCAGGTACAACACCAGCGAGCCTCCGGCCGAGCCGCGCCCGCACCCCACGAGGATACCGTTGCGCCGGGCCCAATTCACTGTGTCGTACTGAATCAGAAGATAGTCGATGTTGTCCGTCGATTCGAGGATATAGACCTCTTTCTCCAACCGCTTGCGGTACTCCTGCTGCCGGGGTTCGGGCACCAACCGCCTGAATCCTTCTTCCAGCAGCGCGAGGAACATCCCGTGTGCGTCGCCGTACCGCTGTCGCTCTGCGGCCGTCAGGTCGTAACGCGGCATGTAGTTACGCTCGGTCCGGTAACGTGCTTCGGCTCCCGCGGCGATCTCCACCGTATGGCGGCACATGCGCTCAAAGAGGGCATCCGTATCCCAACGGTCGCTGTCGAAGAGGCCGGAGAACTGCGCATACAGCTCGTCGATATCCTTCATGTACTGGTCGTCGCTTTGGGCGTGTGCGGCACCTGTGGAGATTTTGTTCAGCACGACCTTCGTTCGCACCTCGTCCTTATCCGGGTAGTGGCAGTCGGGAATCAGAATCGGCTCGACGAGGAAGCAGTCATTTTCCCGGTCATAGAAAGTGTTGAAGAAATGAGAGGTTGCCTTCAGCACCTCGGCATCCAGCCGTTCGGCCTTGTACTCCGAGAGATCTATCTGGTAGAACACCTTGTCGAAGCACTCCCGCAGGGCCTTCAGCACATGTAGGTGTCGCTCCAACCAGAAGGACGAGAGCCGTCCCAGCACCAGTACGTTGCCTTCGCCCCGGCGCAGCAGTTCGGGAAGGACTATCGTGGCGTCCGCGGCGTCCACCATCACGGCTTTCTGGATGCGCAGCAGGTTGCGCAGCCCCCGCTGACTCTGGCAGTAGACCTTGATGTCCACCTTTTCCTCGTCATGCGCGAGCGAGCAGGAGTAACCGAAGACCGGCGTAATACCGGCCTTGGCACACTCTTTCTGTAAGGCGAGCGTAGCACCCATCGTGTTGCGGTCTGCGATGCCGAGGGCCGTATAGCCCATCCACACCGCTTTCTTCACCCACAGCGCGACATCGCCCGAGGCGTTGAGCAGCTCGTAGGGCGTATGTACACCCAAATGGACGAACGGCGTTTTCCGCTTACAAGGAACCCGCTTGCCGACGTATTTAAGAATGTTCAGCGCGAAACCCTCACGCAGGGAGTAGTAATACCAGTTGTCCCCGAAGGGGAAGGCGACATATTCGATGCCCTCGGCAAGCAGCACTTCGGGACGTTCCATCAGGTTGAATTGCAATTCCGCTCCTTTCAGGCGGAAGATAGACTCCACCCCGGAGAGATCCGCGAGGAACATTTTGCCGAAGCCTTCTATTTCGACCACTTCCCGGTCGACGGGCCGGTAGGCGATGCGATGTGCCTCCAGCCACTCGTGTAATTCATTCATCCTATTGTTGTATTTTGGTGAGTTGGTATTCGACGGGTGTTTTCAGCCCATAGGCGAACACCCTGTATATCTCTTCCGACGACAGATCTTCCCAGTCCTTTTCGGGCTCGGAAATGTCCGCTACCAACACCTCGAAGTAGGCCGACAGCTCCGAGGCAGTATGCTTCACGGCCTCCACCGCATCCCCATCGTAGCCTATGACGACCGTGCGGACACCTTTCGATTGGAGTTTGTAGATCTGGGTGCGGGAAATTTTCTTTCCGAAAGTGGCGACGACAGCGATACGTCGGTTATCGTACAGGTCCAATTTGCGGGTGAGGGCCACCACATCAAAGATGCCTTCGACAAGGACGACCGTGTCGGTCTCGCTCTCCGCAATAGCGTCGTAGTTGTAGAGCAGCTTCACGAAGTCGTTCTCGGTGGAGTTGCGCCACCGCAGGATCTTGTACTCGCCCGTGCGTTTGGCCCGGCGGTTATGCCGGTCGATCTCTTCCTTACTCCACGTATGGCGTGCGACATAGCCCACCGTATCGCCCGCATCGACGACGGGGAAGATGACATAGTCGTCCCAGCGACGGTTCAGGCGGCAGGTCGTACCGACCGGAAAGCAGTCGTAGTCGTCGTAGGTAAACCCGCGTCCTTGCAGGTAGGGATGGGTGAAGGTGCGCCGCCAGTAGTCCGGCATGGGGATAATACCCACCTCGTCATCGACCTCGTCCTGCACATCCTCTAATGGGAACAGGGCGTTTTCAGGCAGTGTGCCGAGCGATGCGGTATCGGTTGGCAGCAGATCCATGCGGCCGAGGCTTTCGAGTAGCCTCTCCAGTGTCGTTGTCGAGCGGCCGCAGGAGAAGCAATGCGCCATGAAAGGTTTCTTGCGGGTGGTTTCCCGGCCGATGTAGACACCGAATTTCCCCTCCTTGCCGCAGAACGGGCATCGGGCGATGAGATTCTTCCCACCGCCGTCCAGCCGGGCCCCAAGCTCCGCTCGCAACTCGGAAATCAACAATTCGGATTCTTTCCCTGAGATATACATATAAAGAAATAGCCCGCCACGATTCGTGACGGGTTAGGGAAAGAGGCGTTTTTTCGGCTTATGGAAAATTTATCCCTATTGGGAAAGGGACAGGCGGGTTATGATTCGCCCCCTTAGTGTTTCTTTTTATTGGATTCGAAAGAAGAGAAGTTGAGTCTCCAGCGTTGCATTTTACCCGGAAGATATTTGTTTCGGCACGAGTGGCAGATATGGAGATCCCCGCCATCGGTAGTATAAGTCCAGCCAGAATCATATACGACCCGACATACATCGCACGCGAATCTTTCCGCCATCTTACGGCCTTTACCGTTGCGAAGAATCTCTTTTACCTTTTTGACGAGTTTTCTGTCTACTCCATATTCCTGCATATTCCATGTGTTTACATCTGCAAAAATAGCATAAACTGTTTGTTATTCAATGAAAAACACAAGAAATTTACATTTCCTGCGTTAGGTTCATCGACCGTTGGGAATCATAGAAAATCTCGTTATCATAGTCGGTTGCAATCTTAATCGTATCTCCCTTGCGGAAGAACCGGCTTTTGGCCACACATGTTTTATTTTTCGTTTTTAGAATCTCAAACGCAAAATGAGTTTCTTTGCATTTTCTTATTTTCGGCAAATTCCCACAAAAACATTTTCCACTTTCCGACAAAAACAGCTAAAAACATTTTTCTATTTCCGACAAAACACCTATCTTTGTAGGAAATAAAAGGCTTCAATTATGTCTGAGAAAATATTCAAACGCAAAATCTACGAGCGAATGCTCCGGTGGAAAAAGGAAAATGATGGTCGAACAGCACTTCTGATAAAAGGAGCACGTCGAATCGGAAAGTCGACTATTGCCGAGGAATTTGCCCGCACGGAGTACGAATCCTACATTATCATCGATTTTTCGATAGCCGACGAGGCTGTAAAAGAACTTTTTACCCATATCTCGGACTTGAACTATTTCTTTCTGCGGCTTCAGTCCCTATTCAATGTATCGTTGCGTGAACGAAAATCGGTCGTCATCTTCGATGAAGTACAATTATTCCCTCCTGCACGACAGGCAGTCAAGCATCTTGTTAAGGATCACCGATATGACTATATTGAAACCGGTTCGCTTCTTTCCATTAAAAAAAACGTGAAGGGCATCGTGATACCGAGTGAGGAAACTCGCATCTCAATGTATCCGCTGGACTTCGAGGAATTTTTATGGGCTATCGATAAATCCCAGACTTATGAGTTGATCAGATACTCGTATCAAAACCTCAAATCGTTGGGAGATGCTGTCAATCGGGACTTAATGCGGAATTTCCGTCTGTATATGCTTATCGGAGGTATGCCTCAGGCAATAAATGCGTATCTCGAATCGAATGATTTTTCAGCCATAGATGCGGTAAAACGGAATATTCTTGAACTTTATATCGACGATTTTCGGAAAATTGATCCGACTGGACGAGCTTCCAGATTGTTTACTTCAATACCGGCAGAACTCTCCCGCAATACGACACGTTATAAGGTGGGAAGTGTAATTGAGAATGCAACGGCAGCTCGGCTCAGTGAATTATTGATGGATATGGCGGATTCCATGACAGTAAATTTCGCCTATCATGCCAATGATCCGAGTGTGGGTTTTTCCTTACATGCTGACTACGATTATTTCAAAATGTTTCTTGCCGATACCGGATTGTTCGTGACACTCGCTTTCATGGATCGCGACTATACGGAGAATGTGATATACCGCAAACTTCTTTCCGATAAACTCAGCGCAGATTTGGGATATGTATATGAAAATGCAATAGCCCAAATGCTGAAGAGTGCTGGCAATGAACTTTTTTACTATACATTCAAGGAGGAAATGCCGAAAGACGAAGCGGAAAACAAAGTCACTCGCAATTATGAAATCGATTTTCTACTTTCGAGAAAAGACAAAATATGTCCCATCGAGGTGAAGTCGTCAGGGTACAACTCACACAAATCACTCGATAAATTTCAGGAGAAGTTTTCTGCGAGAATCCTTTACAGATATCTCCTTTATACCAAAGACCAGAAAAAAGACAAAGATATCTTTTGCTTGCCTGTGTATATGACGGAATTATTATGATGATCCATCACCGAACGGATAGATTATGAGAAATACGATATTTATAAGCCACGCGACACCAGAAGATAATGATTTTTCCATCTGGATTGCTTCCCGATTAGAAATGTTGGGATATAAGGTATGGGTAGACAAAGAAGGACTGCTTGGTGGAGAACGTTTTTGGATGACGATTCAAAAAGCATTGAATTGTGCAATAAAAGTTTTGTTCGTTTATTCAAAAAATATTGTAACGACAGAAGGCATACTTCGACAAGGAATTGAAAATGAGTTGGAATACGCGAAAAGCATCGCTGCACAAGACGGATTGCAGGATTTTATTATACCGTTACATATAGACAATTCCAACTATAATTTGGCGATAGGATTACCCAATATCAATCATATTCCATTTAATGGCAATTGGGCTGACGGATTGAAGCAACTGCTTAAAAAATTGGAAAAAGACAATGTCCCTTCTAATTTCGGTGACCAGAAGTCTTCATTTTCAGAATGGTATGAAAATGAGTATATTTCTAACTGCTCAATTATATCCCGCAAAGAGCGATATTATACATCTTGGTGGTCGATTGCCGAAATGCCGGATAGATTCTACATGTATCAATTTACCAATGCTGCCCAAGCTAAAGCTATCAGAAACTTGAATAAAGAAATTCCGATTAGCTTATTATCCAATTGTATTTCTTCGTTTGATGGAAATCTGAATTTGGTCGTCCAAAGGGATAATGAAACGATTGAAGTTAGGCCAGAACACACGTTTGCATTTTCTCTAACAGATATTTTAGATGGGTTCATGTCTGAGAAGTTTCCTCAACATAAAGATGTCGAGAATCATTTCAAGAGGCTGATGTATTGTGTAATTGCCAATCTATTCAGACGTGCTGGCTTATGGAAGCATGAAATGTCGAATAAAAGATTGGCTTATTTTCTCCCGAAATATGATAAAATTACGAAAGTAAAGTTTATCTATCCTGAAAGTACAAGGAAAAAGGCAAAAGCTCTATTAGGAGAAATGCGAGGGGTTGGATTTTGGCATTATGGAGTTTCTATTCAACCGACACTGTTCCCATTTATTGGGTTTTCTCTTAAATCACATATTCTGTTTACATCGGACGGTTTTCAATTGATCGATGATGAAAAGAAACAACATTCATTCAGAAGAAAAAAAGGAAAACGTCTCTTTAATGAAGCATGGAGGGACTTATTGCTTGCATTTATTCAGTGTCTAAAAAATAAAGAGGGAGAAATAAGCATTCAGGTAACGATGCAAGGAGAACAAATCAAACTGAAAGAATGGCCGGAAATGCTAATAAGTGAAATGGGGTACATAGATCCAGATACTGAAATGAGCGTCGACAAGATAGAAGATTATTACGAAGATTTAACGGCAGAGGAAACAAATGATTGAACCTACTCTAAAATATATCAGTGAACCATTGCTAACATTTGGCAATGGACAAACAGCTATCGACCCGCGCGATGGTTTAATGCTTTTCGGACCTTTTGATCAAAAGAGAATCAAAGGACCTAAAAATATCGGTATCATTGGCCCGATGAACTTGAGAGGGAAAATGATCGATTATCTGAAAAAAATACATGGTTCAATCGTTAATGTGGACCAGGCTATAGCTCGCCCCCATTTTCCCGGATTGGAATCAACATTCGGTATATCAATAAACTTTGATAATATTATACAACTTGACGTCAAACAACAGGATATCGATCAATACCTAAAATATACGGATTCACATCAACGAGTTCATAATTTGGTGAATCTGTATGTCCGACCCTTAATACAGTACACCGAACATGAAGAGATGCCTGTGGATGTATGGTTTATCGTAATACCGGAAGATATTTATAAATTCGGTAGGCCAAACTCAAAGATTCCGAAAGCGGAAGATAATGTCAACATTGGACTGAAGAAAAATGAACGGAACTCAAGCCAATTGGATCTGTTTTTCCAAGCGGAAAAAGATACCCTTCGAGAAGCATATGAGTTTGAAGTCAATTTCCATAATCAGCTAAAAGCTAAAATATTATCTGCAAAAATTGTCACTCAGATAATTAGGGAAAGTAAAATTGCTTATGAAAATTTGTTGAATGAAAAGCAAATCGAGGAAGAACAAAAGTTTGACACAGCTAAAGCATGGAACATATCCAATACGCTTTATTATAAACTGGGTGGTCTTCCTTGGAAACTTGGCGAAATTAGAGATGGTGTTTGTTATTTGGGATTGGTGTATAAGAAAACCGAAAGTGACGCCAAAAACAAAAATGCTTGTTGTGCGGCTCAAATGTTTCTTGATTCTGGCGATGGAATGGTTTTTAGAGGGAATGTGGGGCCATGGTGGAATCCTACTACCGGAGAATTTCATCTTTCACAACAGGATGCTTTTGAAGTCGTGTCTCAATCTTTAGAAGCGTACTATAATCGCTTTGAATGTTATCCCAATGAAATTTTTATTCATGCAAAAACATTTTTTGATGATCCTGAATGGGCTGGGTTTGAAGAAGCTGTCGCGGGAAAATCTAGAATCATCGGAGTGAGAATAAGAGAAAACAGTGCCTTTAAGCTGTATCGGCAATATTCGTATTGCATACCCCGAGGAATGATGTTACAATACGATGATCGAAAAGCATTTCTCTGGACAAAAGGGTTTATTCCCCGATTCAAAACTCAGATTGGACTGGAAACCCCTAATCCGATTGATGTAGCTGTAACCAGAGGAGAAGCTGATATTGAAGTCGTTTGTAGAGATATATTGAGTTTGACAAAACTAAACTATAATGCTTGTATATATGGGGATGGCATTCCAGTCACATTGAAGTTTGCAGATTCTATCGGCGAGATTCTCACCGCTGGAAAAGATATCAAAACAGGAGTATTACCTTTCAAACATTATATTTAGTATTAACTTTTTTACGCAGACCGGATGAAGAATAAAAAACGCAAGAATTTTACATTTCCTGCGTTAGGTTCATCGACCGTTGGGGATCATAGAAAATCTCGTTGTCGTAGTCGGTTGCAATCTTAATCGTATCTCCCTTGCGAAAGAACCGGCTCTTGGCCACATGCAAACGCATCAGCCCCTCTTTGCGTTCTGCTGACGACTGGTTGAGCGATATAAGGTGCGTGCAGGGGCGTGCCAGTCCCTTTGCCTCGGAACAGTTGTACTCCGTCAGCACGTTGCGCTCGTTGTTGAGCCAGTCCCGGTCCTCGATGGTAGACTGGTAGGTCACCACCATCCAGACGTTCTCGTCCGCCGCCAAATCCTTCAGGTCATTGGCTACGGCGATGCGCTTCGACCGCTCGTGCTCAGCTCCCCACTGTCGGCGCGAGGCGTCGGTTAGGAGGTCCATCGAGTCGATAATGACGATGTCGGGCGAGCGACCGTTGATCTTGCGGTATTCGGCGATGCCGTTCTTGATGTCCATCGTCGAGATACGGGCCGCAAAACGCGGGAACGAGCGCACCGTGATGCTCCCGGCATAGCTCATCACCAGCTCCTCGAAATGCTTGAACTCCCGCTCCGATAGTTTTCCCTGCTCGAAGTAGTAGGCGTTGCGTGAGATCATACCCCCGGAGTAGGCGTCCAGTGCCTCCTGCTCGGACCCCTCCAACTGGTAGTGTAGCACATGCAAGGCGTCGTCGATGTCGGCCCGGATACCGATATGTTTGGCAAGATGCGACTTGCCGACACCCGTCGAGGCCAGAAAGCAGGTCAGCTGTCCCCGCAGGTTACGGCCTCCGTTCAGGGCGTCGAGATACGGGATGTAGAAACGGCACACCTGCGGCAGACGGTTCTCGCGAACCTCCGCTTCCCGACGCCGGTTGTGCTCGAAGCGTTCCCGGAAGGTCTTGGCCACGTCCACGAAGGCCGTCGTGCGGAGCGTGAACGACGCCAGCCACCGGGCATACTCTCCGAGCAACTCCTCCGCCTTGTCGCGGCGGTTCTGATTATATAACTTCCCGACCTCGGTATAGACCTTCTGCAAGCGGACTCCTTTGATGTAGTCTTCGAGCATGTCGGTGAGCGCTTCCACGCTGGAGTTCTCCTCCTCGTACTCGTGGAATGTCTCCAACAGCTCGATGGCATCGTAGTCACCCTGAAAGGTCTGCGAGAGCGTGGCGTAGGTCGGCGGGCACTTGTAGGTACGATAGTGATTCGCCACCACCTCCTGTATCTTCTGGAAAGCCCGATCCGGCAGATACTCCTTGCGCATGTTCTCCGCCACCACGCCGCACAGGGTGTCGTAGTGCAGGACGGCGGCGTAGAGCTCGTAGAGAAACTCCGCCGACAGCGGGTTGGTCGCATCTCCTTTCATGGCAGCACCCTCCTTTCCCGTTCCTCGATGCGGAGACGATACAGTTCAGGATAGCGGGCGGCCGTCCGCCGGCGGCACTGTTCGGAGCGGGAGCATCTGCGGCAGGCGGCCGAGAAGGGATTCCACAACAGGGTCGAGATACCGCAGATATAATAGCCTACAGGCGTATTAACCACACGGCATTTGGTATTCTCTTCGTAGACCGGATCGAGAAACTGCCACAGCGGATGCTCGCGGCGGTCTTTCAGAAGGTATGGCAATGCTGAGCGTGAAAGTCCTGCCGATTCCAGCCACTTGTCCTCCCAGTAGCGACGTACCGGCGTGGTCGCCGCAAAGCGTTCCCGGGCCTTCCGGCCGAAGGAGTGCGAGGGCACCCAGCGGCGGGCAAGATATTCCGCATCGAAACGGCTGATGCTGTGGACCTGACAGATACAGAAATCCGCCAGCCGTTCGTCGGAAAGCATCCCGCTGCCCTGCATTCTGAGTGACTCTATGCAGGCATCGACAGCCCGCCGGGCCGCCATGCCTCCGGGAAAGCGGAAAGAGGTATCGAGCAGCCGGCGGACCAGCGTCTCGAACAGCGCGACCGTTACCCGTATTCTATCGTTTTTCTCCATCGGGGGTAATGAGTTTACGCATCTGCTGTTTGGCCAGAAAAATCCGGCTTTTCATCGTGTCGAGGCTCCGGCTCTTCAGATTGCCGTTGCGGTGCGATATCTCGACGATCTCTTCGAGCTTGTATCCCGCCTGCTGGAGAAGCAATGCCTCCCGGTAGATGGGTTTGAGGCTGTCGAGCGCCGCGAGAATGTCGTCGTTATAGTGCTCCCGATAATTATCCATCCCCATCGCGTTGCCTTGCGTCTCGTCCTCATCGCTCAGGGACGAGGACAAGGAACGGACATCCACATGCTCCGCCACGGGCATACGGCCGTGACGGCGGTTCTGCTCCGCGATAAAGCGTTTAGTCACGATGTGTATCCAGTTGAGAATGCTCCGCTGGGGATCATACGTGGTGATATACCTGAAAAAATTCACCAGCACCTCGCTGTAGTTGTCCGCTATATCCTCTTGCAGGAACGTGTAGCGGATGCAGAGCCGGTACACTAAATTCCGATTGGGTAGGATATAACGGTTGAACAGCTCGGTACGCAGTTCGATATCTCTTAACTCCTCTTCCGAGAGGAACTGTATTTTTTGCTCCATAAGCCGACAGATTGAGGGTTGAATCTGAATCTCAATCTGTCAGCTGCTTGTGCATCAATTCTATAAATCATTGTCATAACTTCTTAAATACGGTGTTTACGAATATAATAATGCCACAGGTGACAGGCGTCGGCCGCATTGTCGTCCACCGCCTCGTAGCGGTACTTCTCGCGGCAGGAGCGGATCATCTGCTCCTTGTTGGCGCGTCCGTCCCCCGTGGCGAACTTCTTGAGCGTCGAGGGGTTCACGAACTCCGGTTCCGGAAGCTCCAGTTCGTCGCATACTTCGAGCAGGATGCCCCGCAGCTCCGCAAGGCGGCGCATGTCGTAGAAGTGGCGGTTCACGGCCACATCTTCGGCGACGATCTTGCGAATCCCGTAGCGGTGGATAAAGGCCACGAGCATGACCCGGAACGCCCCGTGCATCTTGTTGCCGTTGCGCTGCTTGGATTCGGTGAAGTTCCACGTTCCGCTTTCGTGCAGGCTGTAATAGCCGGTCTTGGTCGCTACGTCCAGTGCCAGGACCTGTTCGCGTGCGATGTTATCCGATACGGGATTCTCCATGTTCCTTGACGATTACCAGTTTATGCTCGTATCCCTCGGCTACGTTGCCGTGCGAGACGACCAGCGATGTGATGCCCAGGCGGTTCAGGGCCCCGAAGGTACTCGAAAGGCCACTCTCGTCCATCGCATCGAGAATCTCATCGAGGACCAGAAGATCCAGCCCCTTATCCGTCTCGCAACCGCCGTTGACGAGCCGCTGCATGGCCAGAATCGTGGCTAAATGGACACGGGCAGCCTCGCCTTGGGAGAACTTGCCGAAAGAACCGCAGTCCACGCCGTCCCGCACGAGGCTGGCGGATATTTTCTCGCGCAGCTTGCCCGTCTTGAGCAGCGTGAAGCCCGACAGGCGCAGTCGGATGTCCGATCCGATGTTTTCCAGAAACTCGTTGGTGATGCGGTTCAGTGCTTCGATCTTCGTTCCGGCAAGGAAGGATTTGAACTGGACGAATCGCTCCTGCTGCTCTTGCAGACGGTGCAGGCGTCCTTCGCTCCGCTCCTTGCGTGCAGCCGCTTCCGAGGCTTTGAGGCGGTACTCCTTGAGTGAAGCCTTGAGCGAGCGGATCACCTCCGACGAGGTGGTTCGTTTCAGCTCTTCGATGGTCTCCCGAATCGTATCGATGGCACTCTCGGCTGCACCGATCTCCTCCTTGAATCGTTGTTCAGTTCGCTCGTTGCTCCGGCAGGCGTTGTCGATAAGCGAGAACGCCTCGTCGAAGAGTTTGCGGCGGATGCCCTCCATGCCGACACGCAGCGTGTCCATCTCGGCCTCGATCCGCTGCTGGCGTTGCTGCACCTTGCGCAGCCGCTCCTCGGCAACACGCATCGCATTCTCGGCCCGTGCGACTTCATCCGCAGCCTCACCCGTTCGAGCTGCCAACGTCCGTTTGTCGCGGCGGATACCGTCTACCTCCTGTTCTACATGCTCCGTTTCCCTGTTCAGGGAGAGGATGTCGGTATCCATCTGCCTAAGCTCCTCTTGTCGTATAAGCAGCGTTTTCTGTCCTACCGCGATGTCGAAGCTCTCGTCCGCAAGCAGGAACTCATGCCGGCAGGCCGGGCAGCGGATCGTGCCGGAGAGCAGTCCTTTCAACTCCTCGACCTGCCGAAGCAGGGTACGTCTGTCCCGGCGCATCCCTTCCAGCCGGGTTCCGGCATCGGTCAGTATCCTTTCCAGTTCCTGAAGACGGCGGTCGAACCCGGCGGTTTTCGTCCCCTGTTCTTTACAGAGCAGGTCATAACGCTCCTTCAGGTGCCGGTACTTCTCCATAACCTCGGCCAGCGACGTTTCCAATTCCCCGTACTCCTCGCGGGAGACGTTCAGTTCCTTTTCGGCTGCCGCAATACCGGCACGCTTGGACTCCAGCACCTTGTTCCAGTCCGTCAACCCTTCGATCCCGATATCGGAAAATAATGTCCGGATTTTCGCGAGGCACGCCTCAACGTTATCGTCCCCCTCTTCGAACTGTTGCAGCGAAGCATCCGCCTTTTCCAGCTCCGACGTATGCTCCGAGAGGGCTGCAAGTCGTTCGTTCTTTTCCCGGATCAGGGCATGTTTCGCCGCAATGGCCTCCTGCATGGAGGCGATACGCTCTTCACGGGTGCGGGCTTTCTCGTCTGCCGCAGCCTTTTCCCGGCGTACCTGCTCGGCGAGCATCTCGACCCGCCCGTCCAGTCGGGCCACCTCTAAAGCCTCCTCATGCAGCGCTTTCTCTTCAGGGGCTATATCCTCGGCGACCTTCTCCATCGCACGGTCTACCAGCGTAGCGTTCGAGAAGCGGTTGATGATCTCTTTCTTCTGGGTATCAGAGGCCGACAGGAAGTCCTGATATTTGTGTTTCGAGAGGATAAAGGTGTTGAAAAGCTCCTCCCGCGTCAGTCCCAACTTTTCGAGGATGTAACGGTTGTAGGCATCCACCGAGGGCTGTACGGCCTCGTCCGTATCGACCGCCGCTGCGTCGCGCTCGATGCGACACTTGACCGTCGATGCGCCCTTGCGGGGGATATGCCGCTCGATAAAGAATACCTCGCGTGCCGCGTCGTTGGCAAAACACAGGCGAACACAACACTCATCTGCCGCGTCGTTGATGATCTCCTCGCCACGTACCTTACGTAAGGGGCTGCCTGTGATACCTACGGCGATGGCTTCAATAAGGGCCGATTTACCGCTGCCGTTCGAGCGTTGCGACTCGTTGTCGCGATTATCCCCGAAGACGAGCGTCGTGACGCCTTGCCGGAGGGTGTAATCCAGCGAGCGGAAAGCACACAGGTTCTCCGCCTCGATATGTTCTAATTTCCACATGGTGTTCCGTCGATTTGAGATAAGTACATAAGTCCGTATTCGGGATCTTCGATGCTGCGGAGCGTACAGAACTCCCGGTAGCTCTCGCTGATTTTCCGCCCGTCGTAGCGCTCCAGCAGGTCTCCTTCGGGCAATGTCTCGGCCTGCGCCTCTTCCGAGAGCATCTCCACTTTGGAGGCCCCGGCCTCGAACAACGTCCGTTTATCGATGTTCGGAAGCTGGGCGGCACGGCCGTGAATCCGCACCTTGACCTTGTAGCGTCCTTCGGCACGAATCTCCGCAAGCTCATCCGCGAGGTGGATACCCTCCTTTTCAAACGGCACGTCCATTACCCGATAGCGGGTGTTGGCGCGATTCTTCACGAACTCGTGCGTGCCGTCGTTGTAGAGCACCGTGTAGCCCTTCTCTTCGTCCTCGCCGAAGTTGTGCTGGCGGCTTGACCCGATATATTCGATACGGGTGCCGGGGATGATGCAGCGGTTGTGGTAGTGACCGACGAACACACGGTCGAACTCCTCGAAAAGATGCACGGGCAGTTCGTTGTCGGAGGGCTGCGACAAGGCTCCGTTGATGCCCTCGTGGATGTAGAGGTAGTTCAACCGGTCGGAATCGAGCCGTACTTTCCCCAATTTGTCGGGGAAGCTGCCGTTTTCGGGGAAATAGGCCACCATGTGCAGGATGAACCGCTGTCCGTCGGGGCAAGGCAAGGCGATATAATCGTCCGCCACCAGTACGCCCGGATGGCGGTCGAAGATGTGGCAGTAGCCGCGCAGCGATTCCTGATTTACCTTGTCGTGGTTGCCATTGATCATCGTCACGCGCATCCCACGCTCGGCAGCCAGCAGCAGGGCGTCATGTACGGCCAGCAGCACGTCGAGCGTCTGGGCGGCACGGCTTAGAAAAAGGTCGCCGCCCAGAGCGATGTCCCGAATGTTCATCTTCTGGCAGATGTCAAGGGCCTCCCGCCAGTTGGCCGTAAATTCGGGGATATTATCTTTGGAAACGTGTATGTCATTGAGTAATAACAGGCACGGATAGATTTCTTCCTTTTGCATAAGTATATGATATGGGAAAGGAAAGCGCGGCACGGAGCCGCACCTTCCCTGAAATGAATACTATAAGTGTCTGTTTACCTGCGGCGACGACGCGGCTCTTCCTCTTCTGTTTCCGCCGGGGAGTCCACTGCCGGAGCATCCGGCTTGGGACCTTCGATAATCTCCTCGATCATCTCCAGCAGATCCTTGTTCGAGGTCGAGCGGGTCACGCGGATCTGGAGTCCTTCCTGCTCGATGTAGGCGCGGATCAGCCCCCGCAGCTCCTGTCCCTGCTCGGTGCGGTCGCCGAGCCCCTGCTCCTGTAAGCTCTCGAAGCGTCCGAAGAGGTCATCGAGCGTTGCGGCTCCGGCCGCCGGATTCTCCTTGTTGTCCTTCGTGCGCTTGTCGAACGAGAAGGAGCTGGAGTCCTCCTTCGGCAGAGCAGCCATGAGCGTTTCGACGGCCTCTTTCATCTCTCCGGTCTCCATAATGGACATGCCGTAGCGGGCATCGCACTGCTTAAGGTATTCCACCGTCGCCTCGGCCTGATAGCGCGAATAGCGATAGATGACCTCGGGAATGCGAGGTGCCGACATCAGGGACGAGAGCTCCTCTTTCGAGAGGATGTCGGCATCGCTCTCGTTGTCGATGGAGACGACATACTCGGTCTTGCCGCCGTTCTTCTTTTTCTCGATCTCCACGGGATAGGCGTCGGCAATCGAGGAGACGGGACAGGGATAATGGGGATTCTTGGAAAGTTTTTTCTGCCAGAGTTTGAATTTGCGCTCGTCGAGCTCCTTGAACTGGCTGTGGGAGAGCGTGAGCAGCTGGAGCCCCTTGGCGCGTTCATCGAGGTCGAGAATATAGAGGGCGTGGCCGTAGCTGTATTTGAGCCCGCCGCCGAAGCTGCCTCCGCCGATCTTTTCGGCCAGCTTGTCGTCGCCCCCGGCACGGGCCTCCGCCACGGCCGCCTTGCGGTAGATGTCGATCAGATCCAGCGGATAGCCGGCATCGGTGGCTCGCGGTACGGTCACGTACATGTAGACGGGTTTTCCTCCCGACGAGGGTTTCTCCAGTTCGAGCAGGAGCTGATGCACGGGATATTCGTATCCCGGACGGTCGAGCGTCCCGTCGCTTGTCGGGGCGATGGGCATGACGCGCAGGCGGTATACGCCTAACTTGTCCATGCGGAAGAACTCGGTGCGGGCGAACGCCTTGTTCTCCTCCTGTGCCCGCTGTTGGGCTTGGGCATAGGTCTCCTGCGAAGCGAGGAACAGATCCTCCACGGAAACCATGTTTTCTCTTTCAAGATTTTCTTCTTGCATCGTGTTGAAAGTGATAAATTAAAAATGCCGAAGAATCTTTTGACGGCGAGGGGCGGGTTCGGATACACCGCCGCTCATCAAGTAAGAAACTGTATGGAAAGCCGGACTTCTCAGCCCGTTTATCACCTTCCTGCAAGCCGCTCAGAACGAGCGGATTCAACTTAGTGTTTACAAAATTAGGCGCATTTTATGAGCGGGCAAAATAAACTTTTGAAAGTTTATTCAAAAACCGGACAATACACTGTATGAAAGTGTGTTACAATACTGTATAAATAATCGTTTCAGGTTTTCTCGCCGCTTCCTCTCTGCCACGGAAGACGCAGCCTGTCCGGCTTGTAGAGTCTCGACGTATCGACTTTCGCGGCATCCTCGACCATCTGACTGCGGATCGCCGAGAGGAGCTTGCGGTTGCGGCCAATAAATTTCTCCAACTTGCGCCGGTACATCTCGTCGTAAAAAGGTTTCTTCTCAGGCGTCATCACGGTCGCCCGGCGGCAGTAAAGTCCGTCCCGCTCGTAGAGGGCCATATAACGCCGGAACTTGGGCTTGCGGAGCGACGGATCTTTCGAGGCTGCGCAGACGATGCGCACCAACGGCAACGGCGGAGCCCGGTACCGACCTGGCGGCAAGGAGTGCATGATGAGACAAAACACCTCGGGCACCTCGTATTTGAGAAAGAAGCCCAGCTTCGTCTGCTCGAAGGGGTAACGCTTATACGTTCCCGGAGGTCTTCCTCGTTTTCCGGGGCGTTTTGCGGGACTCGTCCCGCTCTTGCGGGTGATCCTCGCTCCCCGATATTTCTTCGCTTGTGCCATGTGCTTGGGAATTTGAAGGTTCGACATGCTGTGCTGCCAGTGTGGCCGGCGCACGGTGTTGTTTTCTTGCAATGGCGGCCCTGCTGTCGAGGTCGCGCTGGATGTTGATTTTTTTCATATTATACCATGTATGAGAAGTTTAAGTTGATCTCCGAATTGTACATGCCCCGTTCGTAGATACGGACATAACGGCTGCCTCCGTCGATGGTGAACGACGAGCCGCGATTGTACTTGTGGTCGTCGTTCCAGTGGGCCATCGTGGTGCGGAGCCCGTATTTGGGCGGGGATATCTTGTTGGGAATGACGGCGACGATGCCGCCTTCGTTACCACCGTCGCGCCGGGCCGTGTTGATGCGCCCCTGTATGCAGACGATGTTGCCGATCTGCCGAACGAAGAGTTTGCTCGTGTCGGTGCCGGAGCCGCTGTTCGACATCTGGAGCCAGCCCGTGTCGAGCAGTTTGGGTTGGTAGTCGGCGGCGTATGCCGCGCCGAGTGTCTTGCAGGCCAGCTTACGGGCTTCATCGTCCGGCAGCTTCAGGTCCGTGAGTTTGCCGTCCTTGCGCACATAGTTGTCCGTAAGGTCCTTGCTTCCTGCTGCCGCGAGTTTGTCGCGCAGAATCTGTTGTGCCTCGGTCGAACTCTTCCCCTGACCAACCAGATAAGTGATGTAGTCCTGAAACTGCTCCGTCAGACGCCCGAAACGGCTGTCGGCATCCTTCGCGGAGTGGACACCGAGGTTCGCGGCGGCAGTCTGTTTTTCCCCTTCGTTCAGCCCGTCGAGCAGGCGGTTCGCCTTCTTTCGAAGCTCGGCGGCAACCTGCGAGGTGGTGACGTATCCCTCGCTTGGGGAGGTGTCCTCCCCGGCGAAGCTGCCGCTGGCGATGTTCTCCAGTTTTTTGTAGAGCTCTTCTGTAAAATCCCGCGTGGAGAGCCCCTTGCCCGCAACGGCGTCTACCTTCTTTTTCAGCCCTTCCGTGAGGGCGTTCTGCGTGGCATAGGTCTTGGCAATGGATACCCCGTCCACGCGTAGCTCTCCCTGCACGTCCACATAACTCTTCGGGACAAGCCGGATGCCGCCTACCGTGTTGGTGATGGCGAAGTCGGCATGTTCCGCCGACATATAGCCCACGCACGCCGCCTCCGCCTCCGCTTTGTCGCACCAGCGGATGACACCGCCCGGTGTGCCGTCCGTCAGCAGCTGTTCCGTGTTCACGAGCGTGATGCCCCGTGCGGTATCGACCACCAGCACGGCATGAACAGATACACGTCCTCCGGCCCCGTCCACCCGCAACAGAGGTATGGAGCAGCGTTTCCCGTCATAGACTTCGAAATTACGGTAATAGGCCGTGCCCTCCTCGTAACCATCGTAGTTGATGCGAACAACGCCCGTATCGCTGCGTTCGGTGGTATTCTTCAACTGGTTGCCGCCGATATGCAGGGAGCCGGCCTGCACCGTGTCGCTCCTTAGATCGAGTAGCGTGCAGACACGCTCCGCAAACCGGGCGGCGATGACACCCCGGCTCTCGATGGCAATGCTGCCCTTGTCCGTGTCGAAAAGAAGGGCGGCTGTGGACGCCGTTGTCGTGCCGGCTTCGATACGTGCCGTCGCCTCTTCGGGGAAATACCCTCGCAGCAGGCGTCCTCCCTTGGCCGGAGCCACCGCAAAGGAGTGCTGGCTCGTGATACCTTTCTCCACCGTAAGCATCCCCGTGAAAAGCAGGTCCCGTCGGACGGTCTGCCGGGCAAAAGGGCTGTCTATCAGCAGCGCATAGCGGCCGATGAACTTGTCGGCCAAGCGGGGCGCATAGTCCGTTTTAAGCTCTATGAACTGCGGCAAAGCACCCGTGACGGCATCGGCCGTGTCGGGAATCTCTTTGCCGCCCAGTGCAAGGTAGCAGGTGCGGCCGCGCTTGTTTACCTCGTTGGCATAGACCACCGACTCGTGGTTGTTCTTCTCGTAGATATAGTAAGGATAGGAGGCATCGGCAACACCCTCGAAGCGACGGATCTTGCCGTTTATCCACACGTATCCGGGGGTAATGGTCGCCCCCTGACACACGCAGCCCGAGACGATGAAATTCGTGCAGCCCTCGAAAAGACTGCCCAAAGCCAGCACCATCTCTTGCAGGTTGATGATATCGTCGGCGTAGGTATAGCGTCCGCCGCTCTCCGCGATGTATTCTTTCATTAGTTTGTTTTATTGGGTTTGATCTCTTCTCCGTCGATTTTTATCAGGTAGGTCTTACCCGCCGTGCGATAGGTGTTTACCGCATAAGAGAGCATGTAAACGAACTCCTGCGTGGGGATGGTAATGGGAGGCACGCATACCATGAAACTCACCTTCGCAACCGCCTTCTCCTCCGTATAGAGGTGGAACGGACGAGGCCGCTCCGCCTCGTTCTCTGTCGTGGCCCGCTCGCCCTCGTACCAGACCGTGAAAGGCCGGCCCACGGTCGAGGCTTCATGGTAGAGGTCCACGCCGAGCGGCGTACTCTCCGAGATGTGGATGGCATCGGCTGCATCCGCGAAGTAGCGGCGAAAACGGTAGTTCAGCCACCACTCCAACCAGATGACCTGCGAGGTCATGCGAGCCTCGATCTGCCGCTCCCTTGCCCATGCACAAAACCGGTCGTTCAGACTCTGGAGCGGCCACAGAAGGCTTTGTAACAGCAGGATGTAACGCCGCCCCGACAGGTAGTGCGGCGTGAGGCGGTTCACGAGTCTGTCGGTCGGAAGTCTGTATCTATCGTCCATCGACGCTGAGTTTTAAGGATTGGCGGAAATTGGGTATCTGCTCCTCGGCATCCTTGCCGGAAGACTGGCGCAGGTAGCCGGAGGTCGTATGCTGCACGCGGGCGATCTTCCGCATCGGTTGCAAAATGCCGTCGCTGTCGTGGCAGGCCAGAAAGACACCCTGTTCGGGTACGGCCTCTTCATCGATCCAGACATCGGTCACATGCGCCGCAGAGCGGATGGCCTCCATCACTTTGGAGACATAGACGGCGGCATTGAACTCGACGTTCATCATGTACTCCTTGAGCTGCTCTTCGATGTTGTCGAACACCTCGGCTTCGGAGATGGCGCCGTCCCAGAATACCGAAAGGCGCGGGACGAGCAGGTCGCCCGGTAGGGAGGTCACCTCGATACGGGTTCCGGCGAATTTGATCTTACCCAGATAGGTGCGGATCTGCACCAGTTCGTCGGCATCCACGGCCGAGAGGTTTCCCTTCTCACCGGTAGCGACCTTCAGCACCAGTTTACTGTCGAGGTTCACATCGTCGCTGCTCTCGTCATACGACACCTGCGTGATGATGCGTTTGCTCTCGTCCACCGAGGCATAGCCGAACGCCAGCCCATCCTCGCGTACCGTCAGCTCATCGCCCTTCTGATATTGTAGCAAGGCACGGGCGTAATAGTCCGGCGTACCGTTCACACGGCGGTTGATGGTTTCGGAGATGTCGTAAGCAAAGACATCGAGCAGCGTCTCGAAGCTGTGAATGACAGCGGCCACCACCCATGTGATACCGTTCAGGATCGACAGCTTCGAGTCGCTGGAGAACTCCGCAAGCTCCATGCGTTTGTTGCGCTCGGCAACGGCTTCGTTGTATATCTCTTTCAAGGTTCTACTCATACGTTATGAAGGATTATTCGGTTGGTATCGATAGCACTCCTCTCCGATACGGAAGCTCCACGCGCCGCCCTCGTTCCAGCTCTCCACGTGCGTCAGCAGCCACACGGCCTCCATGCCGGTTGTAAGGAGATAGTTCCCCGCATCATCCCGGCTCGGTTCGCTATAATTACCATAGGGAGCTGTCGTCAGACGGATCTCGCAGTTGCGCCGTCCGTAGTGGCAGGTGACCAAAGCGATGAGAAAGGCATCGACAGCCGCACGGCTTACATCGGCATCCGTCAAATCAAGGTTTATCAGCTCCCGGCACTCCACCAAAGGCAAGAGACTGCCGATGCTCATACGACTCAGATCCACACGGAACACGCCCTCCAGCAGGGATATGAAGTCGAGTGCGGCAGCCCCGGCGCAGAGCGTGAAGCGTTCCGCACGAAGCGGTTCTGAAAGGCGGATGCTGCGGGCTCCGCTCGGGGTCAGATCAAGGTGCTGAAGGGTAAAGTCCCCGTAAATACGTACCCGGCGGGGCGAGGCAATCGTGTTGTCGAAGCGGTGGTTCAGAACACTGACAGCAGATGTAAGCCCGATCTCTTCCAGCGGGGAGTTATCACCCCAGTCGACTTGAAGGTGTCCGGCTCCCGCCAGCGAAAAGGCGGTCGAAATCGCTGCGGCATCGACTGTAAACCATAGACGCAGCGGTCCCAAAGGATATTTCGGGTAAACATTCCGTTCACCGTTGGCCGGGACGATATGATCCCGCTGGTAACGGGCGACCACATCCGCGTCGATGACAAAGCCGTCCGTATAGATGAGCTCGTCCCCGTTGCGGAGCGTCTTCTCCAACGAGAGGTCGGGATTGCAGATCATAAGATCCACGATTCCCTCTACCGATCCCGTCAGGTGCAAGGCTACGTCATAGAGGTTCTGCCCCTCGGTAACCGTATATTTACCCATCGAGTTCCTCCTTTTCTTTCGTCTCCAGCAGCAGTTCTCCCGTCGTGGAGTCCATATAGGCATTGATGATGACCATATTGTCGCCGCTGAACTCGGCTTGCAGCCGTGCCGCAAGGTTGTTGTTCTCGAAATTGCCGTGCAGGAAATCGATCAGCCCCACGCCGGTCGTCGGATATTGGTACAGGTTACCCGGAAAGGCTTTCAGCAGGAACACCTCGTTCTGGTATTTGGCAGGGCCGATAGCAAGGTCGGTCTCGTGTCCGGAGAAGAGGAGCAGGTGCCCGTCGCGCAGGATCAGGTTGAAGAGCCCTTCGTCGTTGATGCTCTCGTACTGCGACAGACGGATGGCTCGTGTCGTTCCGTCCGCCTCTTCGCGGAGTATCGGGAACCAGACGGTGTTGTTTGTCGGGTTAATCAGATATTCGGGATGCCCCGTGCCGTTGTCGAGCCGCAGGCGCACCGACAACTCCTTGTACAGAGGGGTATAGGAAATTTTAAGGTGGATGCCCGATGCGTCCCGGTAACGCACGGAAAAGTCCGCCGGGAGCGTGATCTCCCCGCGAACCCGCTTCTCGTCCTGCTCCTCCAGCAGGCGGAAGCCGTAGAACACCTTGCCGGCCAGACCCTCTGTCGTGGATACTTCCCCCAGCGTGGCGTTCATCGCGATATCCATTCGTGCCATATATGTATTCATTGAGAAGCCCCGGACACTGTCGCGCCGGGGCCGTGTGCTACTAAAGATTAGCGACCTGAAAAGGGAATGGTTTAGGCGGTTACTGGGAAACCGCCGCATCGTAGATTTTCTCCACGACCATCCACATGTCGTCCGGCAGCTTCTCGTCCGAGAGCTTCTCGCACGCCTGTTTCAGGTAGGTAAGTTCGTCGGCAGAGAAGTCGATACAGGTGGGCGTGTCCTTCTCGATGTCCCATTCGATACGCCCGTTCTCTTCGTTCTCGTGAAGTCCGACTCTCTTGCGTTCTTCGTCGCTGATTTCGATCTTGTGCAGGATTTCCTTCTTGTGGTTGAACTCCTTGAATGTGCCCTCCTTGGGCAGGATGACCGGAATATAGAGCCGGTCCTTGATGTTTAATTCCATATTGTTCGATAATTGGTTTACTTATTCTTCTCCGCTTCGGTTTCCGATGCCACGACGGTCTGTATCTCAGCCATAAACTCCTCGAAATCCGCCATCAGCTCGGCAATGGAGGCCCGGCCGGGCAGGGAGCAGAAGACCTGTTCGCTCTCATAGGTAATAGTACCGATAAATATCGGGGCATCGTCGCTCTTAGGATCGGTGGACGGATCGTAGATAGTCGCCAACACGCGTTCCAGTACCCCGTCGGTAATAGTGAAATCCAGATTGTAGAGAGCGTGTTCGTTCTTCTCCCTCGCTGTCTTGGTCGTTGTGATTCGGATAATGTTCATTGTGGTTGATATCTGTTTTGTATAAGAATAGCAGATGTCGATTCGCAAAGGGTGAGAGTGTTGCCTAAAAATTACAGGTCCCAGTCTGCCGTACTGATTACTTGAAAATTAAAGGACCCATCATTGCGAGAAGCATCATCCTGCGTATAAATATCGAAATAGTAGGAGTAGATGGCCTTGACCGTGGGATAAATCGGTGTATCCTCTGCCGTGGAATAGATTCCCGTGGCCATGACGATATACCTGCCGGAGAGCCCCCAAGCAGAGGGGATATAAACCCGGTACATACCCTTGCCCAAACGGCTTACCGATACCGACTTCGAGCCGTCGAAACAGCGGAAGCGAATCGAAGCGCTGGAGGTAGTCCCCGTAACGATACCTGTTACGAGAACCTGCTGATATTTACCGTAACGGCTGGTAGTCATCATATCGCGGCGGTTCAGGACAATCCACCCGAAGAACGTGGAGCTGTCCCCATAACCGATCATCTCGATGACTTCGCGGGAAAAGGAGAGCGTCGATTTCGAGATGCCGTCCTCGAAGAAGTATTTTCCGCTGGGGGCTGTGATGCTCATGACTCCGGTGGAGATGGTCGAGCCCCACTTGTAGTTGACAAGGCAGATTCGGCGTCCCGAGTTTTCCAGCGTCCACGGCAGATTGATATTCTCGTTCCAGCCTCCCGATTGTGTGCATACCACATTATCGTAATGTACGGGGTCGGTCTGTACGCCGCTGACGGTTCCTCCGCCGACGACAACCCAGATGGAAGGGTCATTCTTGACAAAGGCACTGCGGATCGTTCCCTGAATGGTCACATCCTTGAACTTGCCGCCCTGCGCCACGATATTGCCGGCAGAGTCCCACTGGAATTTACCGTTGGCAACCTTACCCGATCCGTCCGTGTTGAAGACACTCTTACCCGAACCGAATGAGGCCGAGCCGTCGTTGTTGAGCTTCCAACGCGTGCCGTTGGTAATGGAACCGTCGGCACCTAACGATACGTTGTTCTTGTAGATACGGGTATTGTCGAAAGCCCAGCCGGCAATGCGGTTGTAGACCTCCTTGGAGCCCGACTTCGTATAATTGGCCGAGAGGCAGAAATACTCCACGTTATCCCACGTCATCATCTGGATACCGAGAAACCCGGTTTTTACGGTGCTGCCAGAGGCGGCGATCTGTCCGAATACCACATGTCCGGCATTGCTGGTCTGATGCCACGTCATGGCGATGCCCAGCGGCTTGTAGGCCCCCGTGTACCAGTAGCCTGAGCCGCTGGCCGCCGAGCGGATCTGTATCGGCATGGCACCGACCGCACCGATGCTGCCGGCCGTGATGTTGTCCGAGCCGATGGTCCAGCCGCCGATCTTACCTCGCACGAACGTGCAGGTCAGACCGTTGATGTATGCTGTGTTGATGATATTGGCCTTGATGCTGGCGGCATCGAGCTTCGTGGAGTTGATACTCCCCGCAGCGATACGGTCGGCACTCAGCGTTCCGGTCTTGATGCTGGATGCGTTAATACTTACGGCATTGACCTGTGCAGCGGTCAGCGTACCGGTGTAGATGCCCGTCGAACCGATATAGGTCAGCGGGTGGGCTGCCAGCGTGCTGTCGCTGCCTTGCGCAAGGACGATGAACCGCCTGCGGCGGATCTCCTCCTCTACGGCCGCGGTCAGGGTTCGGGGTGCAGGCGCAAAAGCTTGTGTCGTGCCGCTCTGAAAGATCAGGTCGGAGTTGTAGGCGATTTGGGGTGCTGCCGGGATGGGCGACGGACTCATGGCGCTGCTTACGATCGGCTGGTCGGAATAGATATGATAAACCGCACCTGTCGTGCCGCCGCCCCGAAGGAAGATTGCGAACATACAACTGTTGCCGCACAGTGCGGCTCCGGCGAACATCCGGCAGTACATCTCCGAGAGTTCGTAGATGTCCCATGAATAGGCAATGCCGCCCCAGCCGCCGAAATTGGCTTTCACAAGCAGAATCAGTCCTCCCTTGTGCGTAGCCGTATTCCAGCTTGTAGGGGCCTGTTCGCTGTACCCGCGTCGAATCAGAATATCACGCTTAATGTTTTGTTCCCCACCTTTGAAAATGACGGGATAGTATTTGTTTTCCTCTCCGTTGATAATGAGTTTATGGTAGTACGGATAACCGAAATTGGCTTTCTTGGCCGCCTCGATGTCGTTCTTCCAGTTCAGCGATACCGCCGAGGAGAATGTCACCGTACCGGCCGCATTCCACGAGATATTGCCCGAAGCGATACTTCCCGATCCGTCGTTGTTGAGCTTCCACTTCGTGCCGTTCACAATCGAGCCGTCGGCACCTAAAGAGATGTTGTTTTTGTAGATGCGCGTGGCCTCCACACTCCAGCCGGCAATCGTATTGGCCGAACCGAACCGGGCAAGGCAGGTGCCGTTGCCATCCGTGGCGAAGAATCCGAAATCGCTGTCCGAGTTGTAGTAGAGCTGTGTACGTTTCCCGCTCGTAGCGCTGGAGTTCGCACCGTAGACGACCACCCGTTTGTTTCCGCTGTCCAAAAGGATGTGGCTGTTCGACAAGGTGGTGGCACCTATGCTCCAGCCTCCGATTGTTCCCCGGACAAAGGCACAAGTCAGGCCGTTGATGTAGGCCGCATTGATGATATTCGACTTGATTTCCGCAGCATTCAGCCGGGCAGTGGCAATCGTGCCGGAAGTGATCTGCGAAGCGTTGATACTGATAGCCGCTACCGTATTGGCCGAGAGCTTGCCGGTAAAGATACCGTTTGCGTCGATATAGGTCAGTTTGTTCGACCAGCCCTCCGTCGCGGCTTTCGAGGTGATGGCGTCCGCTACGGCACGGGCATCCGTGCCGGCCTTTTTCGCCTCGGCGATGGAGGCATTGAGTGTCGTTGTCAGCGTGGCGATCTTCCCGTCGGCCTCCTTTCCGGCCTGCGTGACGGCTGCATTCTTTTGGGTGTCGGCATAGCTTTTCGCTGAGTTCAAGGCGGCGTCGGCCTTGCTTTGCGCCGTCGTGGCCGCACTGTTGACGGCCTCCGTTTTCTTTGTGTCGGCATAACTCTTGGCGGAGTTCAGCGCCGTATCTGCTTTGCTCTGGGCTGTGGTAGCGGCACTATTTATGGCCTCGGTCTTGGCCTGATTGATGGCGGTGGTCCAGTTCAGGCTCACGCCGGTGCCGAAGGTAATTTTTCCTGTCAGGGCATCATAGCGGATCGACTGGTCGCCGTTGCCGAGCGTCACGCTACCGGATGCGTCCAACGCAAAGGTCTTTTTCCCGACCCGGAAACCGTAGATACCGTCGATCGTCTCCTTGACAATACTGCCTTTCTCGTCCGTCACCGTCAGGGGAAAGTGTCCCATAGCCACGCCCGTTATCGTTCCGTTGGCGTTCTTCACACCCGCAAAGAGCTTCGGGGTGATGAGCGTCATGGCATCGATCTGGGTGCGGTTCGAGTCCCAGTCGGCTACCCAGTCCAGCATCTCGCTGCTTGTGCCCGTTGCTCCTCGCTTGGACTTGGCCCATGTAAAGGAGAGCGAATAAGTCTGTCCGTCGATAATGACGGGGATCGGAACCGTCCCGTCATCGGCAAGATTTTTTGTGCCGGCCGTAACCGTATAGGTAATCGTATGACGAAGGTTATCCGCCACGATCGATGCGAATCCGACGGGGGTGGCGATGACACCGAAACGAAAATCCGTTTCGACGCTTTGTCCGTGCATCACGCTGACAATCGAGGTGATAACCGTATTCCGCTCGATAACGCCCGCTTCATCCGCCGCAAAAAGATATTGCCCGACGGACTGGGTGATCGTATAGGCATCCTCCTGAACGACGATGGTTGCCTGTCCCCGGGCGAGGAGTTGCTGGTTCATGCAGATTTTTTCTCAAAGAATAGCTGCACGACCCGAAAAGAGTTGAACAAAGAACAGGAGGATGTGTCAAATTGGAAAATTTGGCGCATCCTCTTTAGGTGTGTAAGAATGGGTAAAATACAAGGCATTGAGGTTCACGGCGAAGGAGTGTACCGAAGTACATGACTGAGCCGTGATACCGAAAATAACGCAGTAATTTGCCCGTTATGACACACCGCCCCGTCATGTATGCAAAGATAAACGTGCAGTTATTTCGAGACCTCGCACATCAGCACGCCGCGTCCCGTGACTTCGGTCTTCAGCACATCGATCGACTTGCCGGTGTAGGTCTTCACTACCGACGAGCCGGCGGCGTTCCAGAGTTTCCAAGTGTAGGTGTAGGTCGTCCCCGCCGTGTCGATCTCTTCGCCGTTGCGATAGAGGACGGCCTTAACGTCCACATCGTTGCTGTTGTTCTTGATGACGAACCCCTTCTGGCTGACCAGATCGACCGTGATGGGGTCGGACATATCCGTAAAGGAGAGGATGTCGCAGACCACCTTGTTCGCCGAAGCGTTGCCCGCCGAAGTGTCGGTATCCTTGATGGCGCACTTGAAGGTCTCGAAGTTCAGGACGGCATCGGCCGTGACGGTGATCTCGTTGGTCGTCCAGCCGGCCGTCACACCCCGCTGGTTGGTAGAGGTCAGGTGTGACCAGCCCACACCCAGCATGGCGTTATAATAGGGACACGATACGGCGGCACCCGCAGCGGCAGCGGCACTCAAGGCCGAGGTCAGTGTCACGACCTTCGTCGAGGCATTGACCGAAGAGATGGTATACTGAGCCGAACCGACCGTAATCTTTCCCCCGGCCTCCATATTGGTGACGGCGGCGACAGTAAGGGTCGTGGCTCCCGCAGCGGCGGCCGCAGAGAGCGTCGTCGGTGCGAATACGGAGGAGTCCTTGATTCCCCACGCATAGGTGACGTTCGTCGTGTCGATGGCCGCACCGCGCCACAGGTCGCAATGGGCCCGCAAGATCGGAGTCTCGTCGTTCTTGAAGACGATGCCGTCCGGAGCATAACACACGGCGGCGATCATGGCCCCGGCATTGAGGTGCTGCGTAAACTGCACCTCGGCGCGGAACGAGATCTCCAGACCGTTGGCGTCGAGATAGATCGCCTCGAAGGTGTAACGGGCTTGCGGAGCTGCGACCGTCAAGTGGTTGGCCTTGATGGTCAGGGCATATTTGGCCGAAGCGGCACCGATGGTGCAACTGTCCTGACCGCTGGTAATGAGCGTGCCGTTCTTGTACCACTTCGTCGAACCGCTTTTGATGCCGGGCGTCAGCGCGGCGGCATTCCCCACGGCGGTTATCTGATCCGTGCTGCTCTTGCCGCTCACGTAGAGGGCCGGTGTCAGTACCAAGTACGGGGAGGCCGTCCACGACGGAGCATAGGTATTCGTATCCTTGTTATAGACCTGTGTCAACGGTTGATTGGAGCCGATGAAGGCTTGCAGGGAGACCGCATCGTTCTGGTCGATGATGGTTATCTGACCGCGAGCTACTTTGATTGCCATAGAATAGATATGTTTTGATGTTATGATATTTCCACTTCACAGTTGAAGGTGGCTTGGCGCCACACATCGTCGTCGGTAACAAGCAGGGTGCGTCCCCGGTGTTCCTGCATGTTCCACGAAGCATCGCTCTCCGCATCCCGGCTGCTCCGGCTCCAGCGAAAACGCTCTTCGGGAATCCGCGCCGTCACTTCCGTTCCTCCTTTGTATACGCGTGCCCGAAGCGTTGTGGAGCCCTGTCCGTTACGCAAGACCGTACCGTGTTCCGATTCCACATACAAAGAATAGCTGTCCGTACCGTCGTAATGTTTGAAGACGGTATGGGTGGCGTGGTAAGGTGTGTCGCCGAAGCAGGCGGTCAGCCGGAGCGTCAGGACGTCGCGTCCTTCCCAGCCGTGGAAATCCGGCTTGAGCCGGTAGGCCGTCGTGTTCCCGCCGGCACTTTTCCACTGCCCGTCATCGGCCAGATACTCCCAAAGGCAGGAGCCCGGATTGAAGTTGTGGATCGTCCCCGTGAGCGGAATCTCCGCCGGATCGCAAAGGCTTCCCATGAGCTCATCCGGGAAATGGAACACCGTACCTCCCTCGATGGAGACGAAGCGGGGCTTCATCTGCTGCTGCGTTGTCTCGTCCAAGTCTTCCCAGCGGATCGTTACCTCCTGCAAGGTGATGGAGTCCTTGTCCCACCGGAATCGTCCGCCGGAGAAGTAGCCCGTGCCGTCTCGGTTGATGACGAACGAACCGTCGGCCGAGCTGATCGAGCCGTCCTCGTTCAACCTTAAAAGCGGATGCTGGATCGTGCCGCCCACGCCGCCCCGGCAGAACCATGCCCCGTACTCCTCCGTATCGTCGAGCACGCCGTCCGTTGCCTGATACAGAGTCGGCGTTCGACCTTGTTCGAGCTGCGGGGAGCTGAACAGACAGCCTGCGGCATCGCCGATGGTTATCACCATGTTGCTGCCGGGAAGATGTTCTATGGTCAGGACGACATGCAGCCGTGTCCATTCCTGTCCGACCGCAAGCTCTTGGGGTAACGAGGTGCCGTATTGCACCCGCAGTGTCGTGGCTGTTTCCCTGCGTATCCAGAACGAGAGACAGTACAGCTGTCCGGCGTGTGCCTCGGTCCACGCTTCGCTCTGGCATTCGATGCGGACTTCATCGGCCGCAATCCGGTGGCATACGCCGATACCGGCCGGCGAAGGCTCCGTCACCACGGAGGCGGTCGGAGAAAAGGCCGGCTCCAGACTATTCACGAAGCGGTTCTTATGGATACGGCCCACATAGAAGGTGCTCCCGAACCCGGCCTCGTCACCGGCGGTCAGCGTCCCGGCCACGTTCACATCGCGTGTGGCATAGAGCCGCTGGAAGTAGGCTCCGTAGCCTTGCAGCATACCGAAGAGCGGGTCGGAAACACCCGAGATGCGTCCCACACGGATTTTCGAGGCATCGGCAAAGGAGGAAAGGTGCTCCAGCAGGCAGACGTTCAGGTCGGCAATCTCGCACCACTCGCCTGCGGCAAGGTGTGCCGCAAGGTCGAAGGTCAGCATACGGGGATACGCTGCCGGAAAGTCCACCGTAATAAGGCTCAGTCGGTACTGCCATGCCGTCGATACATCCACCGTGTCGCTGCCGTCCGTCTCCGTGCCGTCGGCATACCCGAAACGTAGCGGTACGGCCTCCAGTGCTTTCGATGCACGGATACGGAACGAGATGACCAGACGCTGGGGATGCACTACCGATACACTGAAAGGTATCTGCAAGCCCGCCTCGGCAGCCGCCGGAGCAGCGGTACGGGTCAGGCGCATGATCCGCTCCGCTTCACCTTCCGACGGGATGTAACGGTATGCCCATGTCTCGCTCTCCCGGCAGCCGAACCCCGCAAGGGACGAGGGGCGGCAGAGGGAACGCTCGGTCCCCATGCCGTCGATGACATCCATGTAGGGTGACTCTTCATCCGAAGCCGTCAGGTACATGGCCCCGCTGCGTCGCTGGTCTGTGAGGCTCGTTAGGCGCGCGAAATCCAGCAGTTCCCCATCGCGGGGCTCGTCCCCCTCGATGAGCGCCCCGATAAAGAAGGGCGACGATGCCTGTTTTCCATCCGGTAACAAAACCCGATCCTCTCCGGTGGAGAGTACGACCATCAGGCTGTAGAGGGTGCGTGTGCCGTCCATATACTGCCGGCGCACCACATCCCCTGTGTGCAGCCCCTGGCGCTTTTTGGAGTCGGGGTCGATGCGGATCTTGAATCGTGAGTAGTCGTATTGGGCCATAGGTCGATTTACAGTTTCTCGACACTGTCTCCCGAGCAGGTATCCGTCACCCACAGCGAGCCGTTGGTCGCCGAGCTGCGCTGCACCTCCAGTTCGTAGACCCGCATTCTCTTGCGGATGGTCAGCTCGTCGAACGTGGCGGAGATGCTCCCTGTAGTCCGGCTGCGCTGGATGGCCCAGCCCGTGCCGGCCATGCCCGACGTGAAAAGCGCCGAGGAGAGGCTGCCGTCGAAGTAGGCGTTGCCGCTGTGGCGGATGCCGTCCCGGATTTGTCGAAGGCAGATGTCGTCGGAAAAGAATAGTCCCTCGGCCGTCAGGCGGGTGAGCGTTCCGTCGATACCGATATGCCCGGCAGCTTCGAACGGGTTCAGGGAGACGATGAAGTCGCCGAGCGTACCGATGCAAAGGGAGTCCGAGAGCCGGTTCTGCGGCGCATGCAGACTCCTCGACGGGGCGTGTTCCCAGAAAGCCGCCACCTGCTCGTATCCGCCGCCCGGAATCGCCGTGCGGTCGCTGCGGGATACGAACGTCAGCCGCTGCGCGTCGGAGGTCAGGTAGCAGCCCTCCTCCGTGCCGAAACGCAGCCGTTTGTGGATCAGGATCCCCTCGTCGTCGCTCTCTTTTCGGTATGTGGAGAGCAGGTCGCCGCCATAGTTGTGCCGCACGCGCAGCGAATCGGGGAAGTAGGCCGCCCCGTAATTGGAGAGCAGCACATGCTCCCCGTCGATATCCGTCAGGTTCGACATCAGCCGTACCTTGTTCGTGCGGTCGCCGCCCACGAGCAGGTCGCCGTCGGCACCCTCCAGACGGACATCCTGCGCCCCGACGCCTTTGAGTACCGTAACTCCGCTGATTCTAACTCCGCAGCCGGCCGAGAAGGCAAGATCGCTCAGGCAGGAGACGCTATTCCCGGCAATTGAGAAGAGCTGCCGTCCGTCCGCGCCCAACTCGACACCCTGCAAGGCCCGTAACGTACCGGAGAGTGTCGTGCCTCCGGCCACGTCGAACGTCCCGGCTACACGACCGTCGCGCATCGTCCAATTGACCGAAGGAAGGTTGGAGTTTCCGCTGTGATAGACCTCCCGCCCATGAAGGAGCAGGCTGTCCGGAGTAAGGTATAGACCGTTTTCTTTGTCCTCGCCCAACAGGATACTCCCGGTCAGGGAAAGGGCGGCTTCGCCGAAATCGACCTGCCGGCCTTCGATGAAGACCGTGCCGCTCGCCGGATCGCAGCGCAGGGGCTGCATGCCGCCCAGAAAGAGGCTGCTGCCGCCGACGTGCATATCGCCCGTAAAACGGATGCCGTAGGTATAGCCGGAAATGTCTCCCGCCTCGTCATGCTGCGGAGTGCGGAAGGTCTCCATCAGACGCCGGTTGTCGATGCCCGCCCCGAATCCGTAATCGGCTCGCAACATTCCCTGCATGTCGCCGCCGCTTTTGGGCAGGTAGCCGGCCCAGCTTCCGCCTCCAGAGCCGCCCTCACCGGTAATACCGCCCGCAATGGCTTCGGCAAAGCCGTAGGCGGTATTGTGCAGCCGGATAGAGGTGTCGTCACCCTCCTCGATGCCGTAGGGATTCGCCTCGCTCTTGCGCTCCTGCGCGTTGAAGAAGTTCTGGTACAGTTGCCGATAGAGACTGTAACACAGGCTCTGCGGGTCGAGGCTGTCGATGTCGGGATGAAGCGTGACACTCATTTCGTATAGGATGTTTTGGAGAGGAATTTCTGTATCTTGGACGTCAGCGAGAGGAAGTTGGGGAAATTCAGCGGCTGCATCGTGCCCATCAGTGTCGGGGTCATGATCTTGCTGCACTCGGTAAGGAAGTCCATCATCAGCTGCGCCAGCTCATTCCCCAGCACGAGCGGCTCGGTGGCATTCTCGTCGCCGAGCGTCACCTTATTGTCGGCAACGGCGACCGTAGTAGAGTTTACCTTCTGGAGGATCTTGTCGGCCGTCTGTTTTATCTCCGATTTATCGACGGTCTGTGTAATCTCCTCGGCACCTTGTATTACTGCAGACTCCTTGCCGTCCTTATTTTTGACCGTCGAAGCGATGCCTTCGGCCGTGTAGCCGGTATGGGCCTCGTTGCCCGTCGGCTCCAGCGCATCGTAGTCCGGCGAGGAGTCGCTCTCAGGGTCGAGCACTTCGGTTTCCGTCATGCCGATGACCATCTCCGTGTGAGCCTCCAGGCGCATGGTCTCGGCATGGGAATAGTTGACGACATAGGCATGGCGCGTAGCGGCATCCACGACGATGGTCACTTCCGAGAAGAGCGTCGGCACGATCAGTATACCGCCCTCGTTGTTCTGCGCTGCGGCGAGCAGTACGCCCTTATGGATGACCGTACCGGCCGAGGCCGTTTCGCTGGGGTATTCGCCCACGTCCACCGTGCCGCCGTAATCGGAGAACTCCGCATCCGAAGGGTCGTCGTGGATCTTGGCCACATAGCCGTGGATCATGCGGGCGGTACCTACGCCGCCCATGCCGTCCGGAGCCATCTCCACACGTTCGATACTGCGCCCCAAGGCAATCTTGCGGATCGCTTCTTGTATCATCCGCCGGTTGTTGTCCTGTGAATTATGCTTGCTTTCCATACGTCGTTTTCGTTCCTTTGATTTTATGGGGAATGGTAATCTTCTGCCGATAACCTCCCGTCCCGAAGGTTGTCGTCACCTCTTCGACGATGTAGGTGCCGTTCTTGGCGGGATTGCGCTCGTCGATAAGCTCCACCTGACACGCCGGATATAATCCGAAATCCCCGAAGAGGGTCACCGAACCGCTGATGCCGTTCAGGTTGTAGCTCCGGAAATACTCGATCGCCTCCTCGACGAGCTTGTCGGAGTTGATTTTCATGTTCGGCGACATATAGGGTACGATAGTATAGGTCGACAGATCGACTTTCGTCCGGGTGTCAGCCCCGGCAGCCGTCGTGTTGCCAGTCACCTTGTGTGTCTTCTTACTGATTTGCGTGGCGTTTACCGTCTGGAACTCCTTGCTGCCGGGCGTCGCCGGGTCGTAGTCGGGGTTCAGACGCACTGTGACCTCGAAGAACTTCTCGTTCGACCCCAATGCCTTGGCCTGCACGGCGAGGAATTTCGGGTCGGTCTTGAGCACCTTCAAATCCGAGGCGGCCACATGCGTGTCGAAACGGATCTCGAACGGTCCCGAAGCGTTGTCCTGCGGGAATTGGGGTTGGCTTTTGGACGATGAGAACGGGCGACCGATGGCGATGGCCGGCATTTGGTCGGGGCTGTTCTCGTCGTATTTCAGGAAACAGTAGATGCGGTAACGGCGCCACGCCGAGAGTATGTCGGCCACGGTGAAGTTGTCCGTAATCTTGATTTTCCCGATCTGGATGTCGAACCGCTTGGTTTCGGAATGCAGTTTGAACCCCGTATCCTTCAGAATATTGTATTTGCCCTCCATGACCTCGTTCACACTCGTGCCCGAAGCGGGCGTCTCGAACTTGGGAGCCTGTTTGAGCTTGAGCTTATAGGCCATGTTTTCGCACCTAAGCTCGAAGCTGCTCTCGGTGTTGTACCCCGTAACGTAGCCGTCGAAGAGCGTGCGTAGCATCCCGTTATATCCTAAACGGATGCGGATGCGCTGTCCCACCTTGAAAGTCGTGGCGTCCATCGCCGAGTAGGTCGAACGCTTCTCGATAAGCACGCCGTCCTGCATCACCTCGGTCGTGATCCGCGTGGCGTCCTTGCCTTCGAGCGTCGCCGTGCCGATAATCGTGCTGCGAAACACGGTGCCCTTCGGAAAGCGGACGGTTGCCGTACCGATCAGTTTCTTGTAGGTTTCCGTGATCTCCACCTCCTGCACCTCCGTCAGCGTGACGGGATGCAGAATGGCCATCGGGTTGCCCGGATCGGGATCTCCGACGGTAATCCGGCAACAGAGTACGTCGAGCGGTGCTACAGCCATAGGTTGTTGAGTTTTAAGATGGAGGTCGGGTCGATGACGTCCGTGCCGAACCGCACCCACTTGATCCATTTGTTCGTATGTTCGATAGCCTCGTCCACCACCTCGGCGTCCCTCGAAATCAACTCGACGGCTTCCGACGGCTCGACGGCCACGCACTGCAAGGTGTAGGGCTGGACGTTCCGGTACTCGGCCGGGGGCAGCGTGTAACCGAGGATGATGAGCTGCGAGATTTTGAGTTGCCGCAGGATTGTGTTGTCGCAATCGATGACGCCCTTGTACTGCACGACCTTCAAGAACTTCGATAGCTCGGCATCCGGGTACACATCGGGGTATTTGCTCGTGATGCGGCCGTTTATCGTGAACTCCAGATCACCGCCCGAGATGAACTCCTTACGGGTGTAGTCTCGCCCCTGCACGGTGGTCAGCACGATGTTATTCTTCGAGGAGAGTTGCACCTGCGGTCCCAGGTCGACGAAGGTCACCAGCCCGTACTTGCTGTTGGGCTCCACCTTGCCGCTCTTAGGGTCGTAGTAGCTTCCCTCGCCGCTGATCTTCAGCTCGACGTAATCGGCTACCGTGCGTCCTACGATCGTGTCCGTGTAGTTCTTCTTCTCGGCTACGGCCTGCTGCTCCCGGATGAGTTGGTAGTATTGCCCCGTCTTGTTGACGATGGCGCTCTGCGACTGCGTTTCGAGGTATTTGTCCCGCTCTTTCTGCTCCCAGTATTTGATGTATCGCGGATAGGAGCGCAGCATACCGTAGGCGGTCTGGCAGGCGAACTGTATGGCGGCCCGCTTGAGAATGTCGCCGTTCTTGGCGAGGTAAAACGCCGTGCCGTCCATAAACACGGCCAGCCCCAGACCTATGGCACGACGGGCGGCGTCGCTGATGTAGCCTCCCAGTCCGCCGTGCGAGAGGATACCCCCGCTCAAGAGCGTCGAAGCGCCGATATTGAGTAACCTGCTTCCGAATAAGTTCTTCATCTTTGTTTCCTTTCGTTAGTTTAACCGTTCCACGAGGCATCGAAATCATGCACCACGTCGATCAGCGCACGGGCCATCTGTTCTTTGAAGTTCTGTATCTCCTCCGTCTGTCCCTCGGGGGACTTCATCAGATCGATCGTCTCCACCGACATCAGGTTGGTGATGTTCACGATGACCTGCTTGGGAGTGGCCGAGGAGAGCCGTCCCGTCCCGGAGTAATTGCCGCCTGCGCCGCCGTCATCCCCGGCACTCGTAATACGGTTGGCGTTGAAGGGCGAAGTGTCGTTCGAGTCCGGTTCATTGGAGTAGAGCGAAGGGGCGAACCCCGCTTTGCGGAGGATGTTCTCCGCCGCTTCCGAGGAGCCGCCGAAGACCTGACGCAGCGTTGCCGACAGGTTGACCAGCAGGTGATGCACCCGCTGCCGCCCGGCCAGCAGCTCCTGCCGTTCTTGGTCCGTCGCCCCTGCGCCTAATGCTTTTTGGATCCACTGTCCCTCCTTGTTCTGCGTGAATCCGCCCCGCGTAAGCTCGTCATAGCTGAATCCCGACTTCTCGATCAGCGCACGGGCTCCGGCGGCACTCTCGATGGCATCCAGATACCCCTGTGCCGCCGTAGTGATGTGCCCGACGGTCGTCCGGTTCTGATAGGCGGCATAATCCGGCGTGTAGACCGCCGCAATATCCGGTAGGTCCCCAAGTGCATTGCCGTAGATAACCTTGCCGTCGCGGTCCACATGCCAGAAGGGTTTGTCCAGTCCGAGCTTTTGGGCGGCTTCGGCCGCCGTTACCGCCTGCTGCCCGTATTTGAGCGCGATGTTCCCGATAAAGGCCCTGACCTCTAACGGGTCGGACATCTTGCCCAGCTCCGCATAGGCGGCGTTCAAGCGCGACTGGCTGTCCCGCCGGGCGATGGTACGGATTGCCTCCCGGCTGTCGTCCTGCCGGGCATCCTCCGGGCTGTACACGTCGTCGATGGAAACCATGCCCTCAGAGGCTCCTACGGCGAATGTCCCCATCACACCTGCCCACCAGTTCTTGGTGAACGCCCCGATCTTATGTCCGCTGCTCTCCTCGATCGTCTTGCCGGAGGTCACGTCATCCACGGCTTTCTTGGTGTCGAGGGCCTGTTGGTAGGTCTTGTGCAGGGCGGCGTACAGATCCTCGATGACCGGGTAGCGGTATTTCTCGTTGGCCGTAATCTCCTCCAGCACGGCATCCTTGGCCTTCTTGATTTGCCATGTCTTGTAGGCTACCCATCCCAGCGCACCGACCAATGCCGCGATGCCGGCCGTGGCAGCTACGGCACCTGTCCCGATGGCGCTGAGCGATCCGGCAGCCCCGACCAGTCCGCCACCCGTCGCCACCTGCGAAGCGAAGAGGGACGAGAAACCTGCACGGGCGGCGAATGACCCGGCACCGCCCTGCAACAGGGTTCGCCCCATAGCCCCCTTGCCGCTGACACCCGCAGCCTGCAAGGCCGTGACGAGCGCCCGCTTGTTGGCGAAGGAGAGCGCCTTGATTCCTTGTGCGCTCGTGAGTCCCGTCAATCCCGACACCAACTCCACGACAGAACTTCCGGCAGCCTGCTTACCGATAAACCCCACGGCCACGCCGATGTTGGTCAGGGCACCGGCCAGCTTGAAGAGCCGTGTGGCCACGAAGCCCGTGAACAGAAGAGGCTCGATCCAGTAGAAGTTGCGGGTCATCCACGAGGCCAGATTACCCAATACGGAGAGCAGGTTCAGGACCGTCTGTCCGATGGAGGCCAGTCCGCGTGCGAACTCCCGCGAGTTGAACTTGGCTAGGAACTCTTTCAGTGTGCTGCGGATCACCGGCTCCACCAACTCGTATCCCTGCATGAAGGATTCCGAGAGCTGCGAGGTCATCTGGTACCACCAGCCTTTGGTCGTGTCCTGCTTGACCTGCGCCAGCTCGGAGGAGATGCCCTGCGAGGCCCGGTTCTGCGAGGCGAGCGTCCGCAGCTGCTCGTAGTTGCTCACGAACATCATCGCCGCATTGCCGCCGATCTTTCCGAAGATGGCCTGCATGTCGGCCATCGTCGCACCCTTTTGGTTCAGCTCCTCGAAGATGTCGGCAAGCGGACGCAGCTTTTCCACCTGCTTGCCGTAGATATCCTCCATGCGGGTAAATTTCACGCCCAAGCGGTCTAATGCCGTCTGCGCCTCCTTGGTCGGTTTGGCGAAGCGTGTGGACATGGCACGGAGGGCCGTACCGGCCATCGTGCCTTTGATACCCATGTTGCCGAGCACACCAACGGCGGCCGAGGCTTCCGTAAAATCGACGCCGGAGAGGCGCAGGTATCCGGCCGCCATCTTGAACGACTCGGCCATTTCGATGATGTTGACGTTCGAGCGCGACACGGTGGAGGCGAGAATGTCGGCCACCGAGCCCATGCTGGTGTTCTTGATGTTGTAGCCGGTCTGGATATTGGTTGCAAGGTCGGCGATCTGCGAGATGTCGTTGTCCCCGATAAGCGCAAGGTTGGTGATGGGGCGTATCGATTCGTTGATCGTCTCGATGCCCATACCGGCCATACTCAGGTATTTGACAGCCCCGGCCACCTCGATGGCCGTGAACTTCGTTTCGACTCCGATGCGGCGGACGTAGCGGGCCATGCGGTCGAACCGCGACTCGAAGGTCGCAAGGTCGCTGTCGGCAACCCGCAGAATCGAATGGGCTGACTGCATGATGTTGGAGTATTCGACCGCCTCGGTCAGCTCGCTGCGCAGGAAGCTGTAGGCCATGTAGGCGTTCATCATGCCTGTCATCGGCAGGTTGCGCCACGAGGGGGCCTTGGAATACTGGATGCGGTTGATGGCCGCACGGCGTTTGCTCCCGTACACGGAGTCGTCGAGGGCTGCCTGCCGGCGTACGGAGGTCAGCACCTGTGCGGCATTCCGGCGCCGCTGCTGCTCCTCGGCCTGCCGGCGTCTCTTCTCCACCGCCTCCGTTTCCCGCCGGGTGCGCTCGGCGATTTTGCGCAGCTCCCGGTCGGCACGGGTGCGTTCGGCCTCCCGCCGGCGTGCGGCACGTTCGGCTGCGCGGAGCTCCGACATCCGCTGCCGTGTAGCCACCTGCAAGTCCGCCTTCGCACGGGCCTGCTGCATGTGCTGGCGGTTCAGGGCCTCGTCCGCATAAAGCCGCTTGTTCAACTTCTCCTGCTCCTTTTCCGGAAGCAGGAACGGTGCGGACGGTGCATACGGAGGTCGCACGACAAGCCCGGCCGGTGCGGCAGCGGTTGCGCCCGTATTCAGGTTCAGCGTCATGGCCGTTGCACCCTTGATACCGCCTAAAAGCGAGAGGATCTCCTGCAAGCGGGCCTTGGCCGCATCGGTGCGGATATTGATTTCTCGGCCCTTCTCCAGATGAGACAGGGCCGAGACCACCTTGCCGACGGCTTTGGTGACGTCGCGCTGTGCCGTCAGAGCATTCTTCACGGCCGTAGCGGCGGTTTTCTTTGCCTCTCCCTGCTGCTCCTCCAGTTTTTTCTTATCGACCAGCTTGCGGGTCTGGCTGCGGAGCCCCCGTCCGTCGATCTTCTCGCCGGGGTTGATCGTCAGCTTGATGCCCTGTGTCAGTTCCTGAATCTCGGTGAGCAGCTTTTTGACACTCTCCAGACGACCTTCCGTCTCGCCGGTCTTGATGTTCAGGTCATAGTTGAAATCCCGCTTCTTGCCGTTCCGGCCTCGGAACGTCTTCTCCACGGCCTGCATCATCTCGTTGATGTTCGTAACGACAGGGGCGAAGTTCAACCGCCCCTTGTGCAGTTTCTCGACGGCATTGGCAAAAGCCATAACCTGCTCGGTCCCTTCGGTGGCATTGACCTTTATATCGTAATAGACTTCGTAATTCTGCGTTTGGGCCATAGATAAGCGCGTTTATATCCGATGAAAGAATAGCCCTTTCCGAAGGTCGGGGACTGAAACAGGAGCCCCCGCAGTCATGTGGCTGCGAGGGCTTCGGGGGAAAGGTCAGGCAAGAGGCTGCTGCACGGTAAGCCGGGAGACGAGGAGCTGCTGGTGGAGCCAGAGTGCCTCTTCCGACAGCGAGGCGAACTCCTCGTCCGTGATGGCATCGAGGTCCACACCCGGGAAGTAGTGGCGGATATAGATCAGCCGTTGACGAATCCTCTGGTCGTCGCGTACCGCCCAGGTGTCGATCAGTTTACCAGCAGGCTCTGGCGCGTGGTGATGATTTCCGAGAGCTGCGACATCAGACCGAAGAGGAACAGCGACTCGTTATCCACGAGCTCCTTGTCGCCGTCGAGAAAGCAGTCGCGGGCCAGCGTGCGCATGGCGTTCACCTCGTCCTTCTTCGACGCGGCCATGAACTTCGAGAACTGCGGGAACGTGGGCTCACCCATATAAGCGACATAGAACTCCTTCTCGCCGCACTCCGTATCGCCGAAGACGACCATCGGGTAGACCTTGCGCAGCTTCTTCTCGGCTTTCAGCTTCGCCGCTTTGTCCTTGATTCGGGCTTCCTGCTCCAGTGTGAGATTCTTATCTTCCATTTTGCGTGATATTTGGTTACAAAAAGGAATAGGTCTTTTCACGGCCGGAAGGGTGTAAAGTCAGTGCTAAAATTGCCTATTCACTTGTTTATTCGTATCTTGCGATAGAATTTAGCACGATCGGAACAGTTTATATATAGACAAAAAATACCCTTGGTGTTCATATTCCACATGATAGAACGGAAATAAATATATAGAGCATGAAAATACAATACGCAAGCGACTTGCATTTGGAGTTCAACGAGAATACCCGATTCTTGCGGGAAAATCCCCTAACCGTTACCGGAGATATTCTGGTACTGGCCGGAGACATCGGATACTTAGGTGACAAGTTTAGTGACCGGCATCCATTTTGGAGTTGGGCATCAGATCATTATGAGCAGGTTCTCGTTACGGTCGGCAATCATGAATTCTATCATGGATTCGATATGGAAACACTGTACGACGGATGGAGTTACGAGCTTCGCAAAAATGTACATTACTATTACAACAAGATCATCTCCTATGGGGATACCGATTTGATTTTAACTCCTTTATGGGCCCAGATTCCGTTCGACAAAGCCGCAGAAACCATTAAGCGTGTCAATGACTTCAAGTATATTCTTTGCGGAGGGAAGCCGCTGACTTGGACGCGGTTCAACGAGGAGCATTTCCGTTGTTTCCACTTCCTGAATGAGGCTGTAAAGCGGAGCCGTGCAAAGCATATCGTCGTTATTACACATCATGTCCCGTCCGCCGCATTGATGGCTTCGGAATTTGCCGACAGTCCCCTGAATGGAGCCTTCATGGTTGATTTGACGGATTATATCAAATCCAGTCCTATCCTATATTGGATCTACGGGCACTCCCATCGGAATATCGAAGCAATGATCCGGAAGACGAAGTGCATAACCAATCAACTGGGTTATATTGATGGTAATGAACATTTTTCGTTCGACTTCTCTCGGCATGTCGAGATTTCGGGCTAATAAAATCCGTACAAAAGCACTGCTTTACAAAAAATAAGCAGTATATTTGTACGGATTAACGGAAATGACATGGACGGAATAGAAACATATATTAGGAAAAACGGAGGCTATATCACTGCCCGGCAAGCCAAAGCTCTGGGTAGAACAACTTACTATAAGGTTTTGGAGCTGGTCAAAGAAGGCTCGCTTACCCGTATCCGTCAGGGTGTCTACGCGCTGACGGATGAATTGGCCAATACGATGGTCGATATCCGGAAAATTATTCCGGAGGGGGTTCTGTGTCTCTATTCTGCATGGGCGTATTACAGACTCACTACCCAAATTCCTTCCGAATATTATGTAGCTATTGAAAAGAGCCGTAAGATACGTGTTCCCGATTATCCTCCGATAACGCTTTGTTTCTGGAAAGAAAATATGTACAAACTGGGAATCGTGAATACGCTGATAGACGGATACGATGTTCCTATCTATGACATTGAGAAATCGGTATGCGATGCCATTAAATACCGTAATAAAATCGGTATCGACGTCAGTTCGGAAATCTTGAAGACCTACCTCGGGCGTAAGGACCGGAATATCGATAAACTGATGAAATATGCTAAAATCATGCGTGTGGCATCGACCCTGAAAAAATATTTGGAAATACAATTGTAATATATCATGACAGAAAAGAATTATGGTAAATCCATCCGGGCGAAACTGCTGAACATATCCAAAGAGGAACAGTTGGGTTACCAGCTTATATTGACCCGTTATATACAGGAGCGCTTGCTATACCGCCTGTCACAAAGCCGTTTCAGGGAAAAACTGTTTCTGAAGGGCGGAGCATTGTTGTATGCGCATGAACAGTTTCGGGCCCGGCCGACCTTGGATATAGATTTTCTCGGTGACAAGATCAGCCGGGAGAAGGAGTTCGTGAAAATGGCCTTTGAAGAGGTCTGTTCCGTCGCTTGTCCGGAAGACGGCGTGGCCTTTGACATAGCGAGCCTTTCCGCCGAAGAAATTACAGTGAACAAGGAATACCACGGTATACGTTTGCATGTCATGGCACATTTGGATACCATCCGGCAGGTTATTTCGATGGATATAGGATTCGGAGATGTCATCACACCAAAACCGGAAGAACTGGATTACCCCACATTACTGAAAGATATCCCTACCGTTAATATCATGGCCTATTCATTGGAAACTGTTGTGGCAGAGAAATTCCAAGCGATGATCGATTTGGCCGAAGAGAATAGCCGGATGAAAGATTTCTTCGACGTATACCGCATCCTCGAAAGTGGAAAAATAGACGAAGAGATGCTGCAAAGGGCGATTGCGGCGACTTTTGCAAACAGGGAAACCGCATACAAACCGGATCATATACTTTTTACAAAGGAGTTTGCCGAAGCCCCGGCCCGTATCGCCTTCTGGAAAGGATTTCTGCGCAAGATCAAATTTTCGGACGACTTGCCGTTTGAACCGGTGATCAATCTGATAAAAGACCGGTTGCAGAAATATTGGGAAAAATTGTAATTAAAATAATATGGACAATAAAAAATTATCAGAAAAGAAACAAGAATTGATGAAACCTGATTGGACAGAGAATCTTCATCACGAGTTACAAGAATTGCCTTCTCAAGAAGCAAAGTGGATTGTAGAAAACATGACAACTTCAGAAATCGCTTCAAAAGTAAATAACCGCAGATTTCAGGAGGATTATATCGCTGATTATTTAGAGTATCTCTGGACTATTAGCCCAACGGCATATTGGAAACATATTATTGCATCACTGTCTCCTGAAATAGGTGCCCTATGGAGCGATAATATGGCACATTTTGAGAGAATGTGCCATGTCAAACTTCCCATTAATGTTCTATATACTGTTTTATCTTTTGCTATAAATCATGACGCTAAAAATAGGCAGGATTCAGAAGCTATTGGATGTGTCATAAAGGCTCAAATTGATAAATTCGGCAGAATAGATGATATTAAAACATACATTGTCTCATTACCAGAAGACCAACGAGCCTCAGCTAAAGCAAAAATTTTTGAATATGTAAAACAAGAATGTCATTATATTTTTGGTTAATATGGAAAATCATTTTACCATAAATTATCTTCAGGCTATAAAAGAACATCTTCATATTGATTTCAATACAGATGGTAAGGCAGTATTTTATCCAGAGAAGATTTGTGATACGGACTTTGTCAATTTGAAAAGTGCTTTAGACCACATATGGAAAGAATCTGAAAGTGCTATTTCTATTTTAAGATCAAAAGAAGAAGCCATAGTTCAAATGGGCTTATTTGGATTAGTGGACAATTTAGATTTAGCCGTAAAAGTAGGTTTTTCATTGGGAGATAGAATTGTATTGATTGATTATTTATATGAACGGATACTATCTAAATATTCTCCTACACGGATTAATATAACTCATATAGGTTCCGTTGCAAGTGCTTTAGTAGGTCTCCTGCCATTAGCAGAAAGAGGGAGAATAGTAATGATTCCGAATCCTTTTGCGTGGCATTCGGATGCAAAGAAGATTATATCTGAAGTTGCAGAAAAAACAGATAGTATAACACCGGAACTTTTAAGTCTTTTGAATATGCTATCAATTACAAAACATTGTAATTTACATCCATATACGATAGCAGAATCAACAGAACGATTCCAGTCCCTTATAAATCAAGAGATAGAATATTCTTCAGCTGCCGGTTTAAGTGCTGGTAGATATGCTTATGATGGAATATTAGGTGCTTTATTATCAGAAAAAATAATCAATGAAACAGAATTGAATGTTATATTGGATACTCCTATAAATCAATATTTTGATGTAATATCGCAAGAAAATGATTTTTACAGAGATTATATCCAAATTTTAACAAATGGAGGCGCTTTATCCGCATCTAATAATATCGATGCGATAAAAGTTTTGATAAGTAAAGCCATAAAGGATAGAAATGAACAAATGAAACAACAGGTAAAAAAAGTTATTGAGAGAGGAGGCGGAATAGGTGGAGGAGTTATTGGGATTTTAGGAATGGTTTCTGTTATCTCTGCGCCATTAGCACTCACTGGGGCTCTGCTTGGTTTTGCTCCTTCATTAACAGGCTTGTTAAGTGATAAAGAAGAAGACAGAAATTCTATAATCTCTGTGTTTAGTAAATTATTAGATAGGGCTTAAAGGAAGTATGCCTGGCAAAATCCTTTTTCAAAGCTGGGTGTTTGTTCTTGAATAGAGATTATAAGAGGGGCTAAAAATGTAGCCCCTCTTATGCTTTTTATAATAATTTCTTTATTCTCTCCTCCAATGCGTTTCGGGCTATGGCCCCGACTTGTCGTCCTACCTCTTTTCCGTCCTTGAAGAAGATAATGGTCGGCACATTCCGGATGGAATAGCGAACGGCAAGGTCGTTATTCTCCTCCACATCGCAGGTGGCGATAGTCGCTTGCTGTTCGTATACCTCCGCTAATTCCTCTACCATCGGTGCCAATGCCTTACAGGGACCGCACCATTCGGCCCCGAAATCCACCATCAGAGGCTTGCCGGAGCCGAGTAGCTCGTCAAAATTATTTTCTGTTGCTTGTATCATCGTCTGTTTTTTATAGGTTATCGACTTTCAAAAGATTGCAAAAGTAGAAAATTATCCTCGGAACAGATGCATAAAACCGTTCCTTTTTGAGAAAGAAACGGTTCCATGCAAGAGAGAATAATCAGATCGTATCCCCGTCCCCGATTTGAATGTCGAAGGGGTTCAGGTCGAACTCGTGGACGATGTTGGTATCATCCTGCTGGCTCTCCATGCCGTCCTCGGAGAAGATACAACCCTTTAGTGTTACGGTCGTCGTGGTCCAGTCATCCGAGGCCATCGGGTTGGCGAACGAGATGATCAAATCAAATTCACCTATATCCATCAAGCTGCCGTAAGTGGAACGGAGGGTCTGCTGGGTGGCGTAATCCATCGTGATGCTCGCCGTGTAGGAGATGTTTCCGAAACCGCGTGACACGGGTTTTCCGCCCAAACCGTAATTCGGCTCGATCTTGCGTTTCTTACTCCACTTGATGCCGGACACGCCTTCGAGTACGGTCGAGCCTTCCTCGATTCCCAACGCCGTACTGGTCAAGGTTATCATCGACCAGCTGTATGCTACATTATTTATAATTGCCATGTTTCCTATTATTTAGCCGTTAATGAAAGCCCCTCTTCGACATATATCTTCACGGCCACGCCCACCGGGACGATTACATAGCTGATGCGCAGCGTGTCATCGACCAGCACGTTCTGGTTGGGGTCGATCGTCACGGCATAGCCGCTGATTTCCTGTGCAGTCTGCATCTTGGCGAGAATGTCCCCTATCAGGGTCTTGAAGGCCGTGATTTTCGACGGCGCGAGAAATCCCGTCGCCGGGTTCACCATCAGAGGACTGTGCAGGTACGGAAGCAGGGCCTCACGCACGGCACGACGGCTCTTGTTGATGGTGCGGTTGCGGGCAATGGTGCGGTAATCTCCGTTGGAGCACGTCTGGTCTTTAGAGATGTAAATGCCGTTCTCCCGGCCCGAATACTTGATCGGAAAGATGTATCCCTTGTCGTCCAACTCGTCGAGCAGTACCGGCGAGAGAGATTCATAGAGGTTTGTGGACACGAACTCGCTTTCGGCATCGAGTGTCAGATCCCCGAAACCCAATTCGATCTGCTGGAAGTCGTCGTCGAAGAGGTTGAACTGCCGCACCCATGCAATGGATTCATGTACGTTGGCTTTGGCCAGAGCCCCCATGACGGCACCGAGGAATCCCACCGGCGTGTTGTTGGGGTTACGGTACTGAATCTCGGCGTTCCTCTCATTGCGTGCCTGCCCGAAGATGACACTCGTGCGGGATGCCTCGCAGATGGCCGAAGGGATGCGGTTCAGGTCGATGACCTTCGACTCCTCCGTATCGCCGCCCGTATTGGCTGGGTTGGCACACAGGACAACCGACAGCGGCTGGTTCAGTTCGGCCAGTGCCACCGCCTTGTCGTTGATGCCTTTTACGAGGTTCAGGTTGTATTTATCCGCCTCGCCGTTGAGTTTCCAGAGCGGCTGTTCGGTCCACACGCCGATCTGGGAGATCATCCCGTCGGCGGCGCGTTGCATTACGTCGAGAGCGTCCCAGTTCTGCGAGCAGTCCGCGAACATGACGTACAGCCGGCCGGGACCGTCGATATTCCCGCTCATGCGGAAAAATTCCCGGATGTGATAAGCCGGGATACCGTACATGAAGTTCTCGTTGGCCTCCTCGTCCAGGTCGCATTCGACACGCTCCTTGATGCCGAAATCCTGTATGGAGGACTTGCGACTGGTGATGTAGAGCACATCGTTGAGTTTCACGTTCGCCTCGTTGCTCTTCCCGTATCCTGCCGTGAAGAGTTCGGGTTGCCCGGATACGTCGAACAGCAGCCCCGTGATCTTCTCGTTGCTTCCCGATGCGGCATACGGCAGATTGCCGTCCACATCCTTTATGATTACATTTCCTAATGCCATATTGCCAGTGTGTTACGATTTGTGATAGGGGTTTGGATAAAGCACGGCATCCTTGCGGACTGCCGGGAATGTCTTGGGCGTGAACATGCCGCCGTCCTTGTCGATATAGAGCTCCTTGTATTGGGGAAATTTCTGTAAGATCGAGCGTGCAAAAGCCGGAATCTCGACAGATGCGCCCTGCGTGGGCTCTTCTTGCTTGTTTTTTCCGCCCTGTGTATTCTTTCCTTCCGCCGTAGCAGATGTGTCCACATCCGGTTCCATCGCTCCGGGAACAGGCTCGGAGGATGTATTTTGAGTCTTAGCCATAATGATCGGTATTGAAAAGGGGGATGGAGCATGGTGTCCATCCCCCGTGCGGTTTCTATTTTCGGTAAAGGGTTACGCTGTTTTGGTGTAGGCCGTATGCACGACGATCTCGGCAGGCTTGACGATGTTTACGTCCATCTTGAGCCTCATCTGAAAAAAGAAGAGCTCCGAGTTGGATTGCAGGCGGTCGACCTTGAGCACCTCGGTGTCATTGGCGTAGTCCACGCCCATCCAAAGGTTCGAGTCGATGCCCGAAGTGAAGTGTCCCAGAACGATGGTGTGTTCGGGGATTCCGACGATAGGGATTACCCTGTGTCCTTTGAAGCGGTAGCGGTTCACCTCGCTGTTCTCGGAATACTTCACCATCTTGTCGGTGATGTACTGGTCGTAGGCATCCCACGCTTCCCAGCCCATGACGAAGCTCAACCCCGACTTCTTGCGGATCGCTTTCGGGCACTTCTTCCACATAGCGTATAATGCCGCTTCCACAGCGGCGCCGTCCTTGAGCTCGGAGGTTCCCGAAACGATACACTGTCCGCCCGCTACCGTTTCCGTATCGGTGGCATTTACGTTGTCGATGATACGCTTGACCACGCCATCGAAATACTTCTCCTTACCTGCGCCGATCTGTACGGCACCGGCCGGAGCCGTGATACCCGCAGTGGCGGCACCGCCCTTGGCCGAGGTCCAGATGGCATTGCCCACGAACTCGTTCTTCTTGTCCATCAGAAGGCGCAGCATCGTGGCCTGCAACTTGGGGTCGAGCTCGCGGAAAACAAGGTTTCCGGTCGGCTGTGCAAATTTCCAGTACGACTCGAAATCGCGCGGGTTGAACTCCAAATAGACCATGAAGTCGGACGGTTCGAGATAGCGCTCCGTGAACTGGTACTCGTTTTCTCCGTTCGCTCCTTTGGCCCCGTGCGAGCTCTGGGGCGTGGGGACATTGTCCTGAATGATATCCCCCAGCCGAATCGCCGGAAGCGTGTACTTGTGCTGGATGCCGGTTTTGATATGAATCAGTCCCTCGCGAAAGGTATCGTTGCCCTGCGCCGTGTAGGTCAGTAGGTCTTCGAGCACTTCGCCGGCATACCCGTTCTGTAAGAAAGTTACTGTATCTGCCATTGTGTGATAGTGGTTTTCTGTGTTAGAATCTGGCCGCGAACAGGGAGTATCGACTCAAAGCGGCCTTCGGCCACCTTCGGCAAATCAGTTGATGGAATCTGGAAAGCGAAGCCTTGCAACAGACAGAATAGTCCGGCTTCGAATCAGGATAAGGTGCGGGATCGATACGCCTCCCGCAAGGTGCAGTTATTGCAGTTTCTTGAACTGAAAGTCCTTACCGACGACGGCCTCGACCTGCTCGGCCATCTTTTGCTCGGCACTCTTCAGGGCATTCGCAGCAGCCTTCGCATTGTCTGGATCGGTGGCGATCTGCTCGCTGATCTTCTCGCGTGCGGGAATCGAATCGATGGTGTTTTGCACCAGTTCGAAGTTCGTTTCAGCCATCTGTTTCCAGCCCGGCAACGACTCCGCCTCGATTTTACCTTCATCGACGGCCTTCTGCAAGAAGCTCTGAATGGCATCGGCTTTCTCTTTCGCCTCTTTCTGCTCGTACACTTGAAGACGTGCCGTCACGCTGTCGAGGTCCTTCTGTAAATTGCCGATAGCGGCTTCCTTACCCGCGATGACCGTTTTGGCATCGCTCAGGGCCTTGTCCGCCTCGGCAAGACGGGCCTCCACACCGGTCAGTTCCGAGATGCGGGAAAGCACCTCTTTCACCTCGTTTTTCTCCTGCATGCCGAGGGATGCGAGTACCGCACTATATTCCGGGGATAGGGTTTTCTCTTCGTTCATGGATGTTTTATTAGGTTTCATATTAAGAATAGTGTTTTTGCCGTCCGACGGGTGATTTTCCGCCTCCCCGGTCAGTTCCAGCGGAACAATACCGCTCATGACAGTCTGTATGCGGGTGATGTCGGTGATACCCGACAGGTCGGCGCGAACCTTGTCCCTGAGCTGCTTGCTGGTTCTGAGCACATAGCTCTCCGGAATGATACCGGCCTTCACCGCTGCCGCCGCATCGAAGTAGGTTCCGTCCTGTCCGGCCTCCCCGTCCATGATGGCGCGGATTTTCTCGCGGCTCAGGCCGAATCGTTTGCGGTAGATAGTCTCGATTTGCGCCGTAAAGGCTTTGACCATATCGGAAGCCTCGCCTTCCTCTTCGGGCAGGAACGGATTGTGGATCATCAGGATGCCGTAATCCCGCATCAGGGATTTGTCTCCGGCGGCCCAAATGACGGAACCCATCGAGGCGGCCATCCCTTCGATGACGCACTCGGTTGGAATCGAGGAGTTCTGGATGGCAGCATAGACCGTCATACCGTGCAATACCGAGCCTCCCTCCGAGTTGATAAGCACCCGGATCAGAGAAGGGCGCACGATGTGTTCCAAGAAATCGAACGCATCGCTGAAGCGGGAGGCGCTCTCCTCGGTAATTCGCCCGAAGAAACGGATAGAAGCCGGCTTCCCGACTCCCGACTGGCATACTATGTTTTCGAAAGTTTCCGTGTTCATGGTTCTTTTGAGTAAGAATAGTCCTATTGAGGCTACATGGTTTATGCCTCCGGCTCTTCCGCGTCCGGGACGTCCGGGTTCGGGAGCTCCACCGAGGGTTCGAACTGTGAGACCTCTTCATAGGCGGGGTTCGTATGATGCCCATGCCCCTCGGTATCATGCTCCGGCGCATCGCAGTGCTGCGTAAAGGGCGGCATGACCAGATAGCGTTTGACCCAATCGCGGTACTTCCATGCCGAAGACTCCCGAAACCATACTTCGTAGTCGATCCAGTAGGCTTGCAGCATGTTCGTGGTCTGCGGCATGTCGAAATAGAGCAGGTTGCACCGCTCGTTCAGGGCCGGCTCGTGGTTCTTGGCATCTTGGATCGCCACGTTCAGCCGCTGGAAGACGATGAACGGGTCGCATTCGCGCTCCGGGTCGGAATGGTTGAGCGTGTTAAGGATAAACCGGATGCGCATGGTGGCGCGGCCCTCGCCGATGCGCTGCTGCTGTACGAGGTAGCGTACATTGACGAAATGGATGAAGACAGCCGGAAAGGCGATCTCCATCTCCATGTTCTCGCTGCGCACGATGCGCGAGAACTGCCCCGTGTCTATCATGATTGTCTTGAAGAGCGGAGGACTCAGCGGGTCGTCCACATCCATCCTCCCGCAGTGTGAGGATGGCCCGCCGCACGGCCCCGTACATATTCACGAAAGGATTCTCCGCGACCGCTTCCGGAACGGAAACGGTCGGCTGCCCTACCTCTGATGAGGGGTTATCTGCTGCCGGTATATTCTGTTTCTTGTCTTTTATCATGGATTCGGAAATGGAAATCCCCGGAACAGAATGGGGATAAAGAGTTGGTTGATGGTATTGTTCAGCTTGGGGCTGATCCCGATAAACTGCCGGTGTTCGGGCCTGCGGCGACTATACTGGTTGACCGTATAGAGGCCGAGTGCCGGGTCGGTATTATGCACTGCGGCATAGCTTGTGGAAGCACCGCGCTTCCCTTTCTGGTAGTAGTTGCCGGCCTTGGTCCAGATCGAGTAACGGGCTCCGCGACGGAAAATTTTCCGTCGTTCTCCATACCCTCGTTGGGTAATGTTGGTGCGGTCCATGCGCTCGGCCTCCCCGAAAATACCGCGCGACAGGGTGCCGCTGTCCATCATCACGGGATGGGTGAAGCGTCGCCCCCAGCGGGACTTACGCTCCGGCCATTTACGGCCGCCGCCATAGAAGCCGCCTTCAGCGAAGCTGCTGCGAAAACGGCTCTTGGAATACTCCCCGGCAAGCGTCACGAAGTCATGCGTGTTAAACTCCATCTTGCCCGGCAGAAACCGTCCGTTTCCTTTCGGTGCCCATTGCTCGCAGAACTGTTCGAGGGTGATCTTCATGACTATGCCTCCGATGAATTGGTTTCCGGCCGCTTTACACCCCGTGCATGGCCGTAGCGTTTGTAATACTCTTCGTCGGACATGATGCCCCGGTCGGACGAAGTGCCTCCACCGGCAATGCTGCCACCGCCTCCCATGCCGGGAATCACGTTGAGCTGTTTGCCCACGACGATGCCGAACTCCTTTTCGATTTCATCGGCCGAGACCTCGTATTTGTCCGTGATGAGCTGGTAGAGTTTGATACGATCCTCGTTGTTCATATCGATGCGGTTGGAGTATTTGAACTCCAGTCCCGCCGGGATATATCCCATCGCGACCAGCCGGGGAACGACCTGCTCGTTCATGACGTTTTCGATGTACCGCCGGTAAACCTCGATCCGGTCGCGGAAGATGTCCTGATGCGCTTTCGTAGAGCCGACATAGGACTGCATGCCGCCGGCCATCGACTCCGAACCCAGAATCAGGTTCGAGACCTCCTTGTTGGCAAAATCGATGAGTCCCGTATATATCTTCTCGCTGTTCGACATGGTGAATGCCTTGATGTCCACCTCGTCTTCCAGGCCGGTGACGATGACACGGTTCTGTGCCGCAGAGGCGATTTCACCCGCCAGTCGCCTGCGGTCGGCATTGTTTTCCGAAACAGTCTTGCCGTGGATAATCGGGATGGCGTAACTATGGCTGAAATTCACATAGTTGGCGACCGTAAATTTTTTGGCGAGGATAAGGGGCGTCGTGGCCGAGAAAAGCCCCAAATCTCCGGTCTTGATCAGGATGTAATGCTTGCGGTATGCCGCTGTGTTCAGGTTCCAATGCGGCAGCCACAAGCCCTGCCGCCGGACGACGATACCCTGATCGGGCAGGACATTGCGGCGTTCGATGCTGTTTACCTCTCTCAGCTTTCCCGTATCCGGATCGATTTCGGGCATGATTTCCAGCAGCGTATAGCCATAGAGTTTGGCCTCGATGATGCCACGGATTACTTTATCGAACTGGGAACCCTGTATCTTCTGGCTCTCCTTGACATCTTTGACGTATTTCCCCTTGTCGTTCAGGCGGGCCAGCATGTAGCGGTCGCCGAGTATCTGGCTTTCGAGCGTCTCGATGACGGCACGGATGTGCGCATCCTGTTGCAAACAAGCGTCGTACAGGTCGATCAGACGGGCCCGGTCATCGAGCACTATCCCCGACAGCATGTTCGAGCGCACCGAGCGATAACGGTTATGACGCTCGATCTCACGCACGTATTCCTGAATCGTTTTTTTCGACGTGTGGAAGATACTTTCGAGTAGTTGATGGTTAAAAGCTCCTTCTTCCTGCATTTTTTTCGGGTTTCAAAAAGAATAGTTTGATCCTGAAAAAATGGGTTACTGGACATGGTCGGAGCATACGATTCGGAATACCCTGAAATAGTCGGTTTATCATACATAATAGAGATATGATTATATATAGTTTTTTAACCGGTTTTTCGTTTGTATGTCGCATTATAAACAGCTATAAATGAATTGATAACAAAAAAATATATCATCAAATTTATAGTTATTTTCAAGATGAAAAGTTATATATTTGCCTGCAAATTTCAATAGTTTGTAAAAGATGAGAACAATAGAGAAACATCAAGACTTCGAGTCCCGCTTCGGTGAATTTCCCGAGTTGCTATTCGCCCGATACGACGATACTCGAATTTATTTCGACATGACCCGTTTTCTCCGGTCTCTGAAACTGGACCCGGAGAGGAAGATTTCTGAATTTACCGAAGGATTCGCTTTATGGATAGGGAACTTGGGCAAAGTGTACGGCATTCCGCCGGATGAACTTTTCGCCGTCGATTCCGCAACGGGCCATCGTTTGGCGGAAGAATCCCTCGCGTTACCGTTTTTAACCTGCGTCGATCCCGTGTTCGGGGTCTATCTACTGGAGAGCATGTCGCAAATGCTGTCGGTAGGTATCGTGTGTTCCGACACCTACATCCTTATGCAGGCTCATGACCGCTTTACGGTCGAAGAGCTTATATCCACCGAAAATTCAAACGCATGAAGAAAACGAAAGGTCCATTTTTACCGTCGAAGCAAGTGCTGGTCTTCAACGGGGCGTATGTGCTGATCGCCATCGTGCGCTCGCTGCACAGCGCGGCGGATTTCTCTTCGATCAACCTGCAAAGCATCTCTTTCTCCTGCACGGGAAAATATGTCGCCACCGGAGGCTTCTATTTCCGCCATGCGCACCCCGATATACAGATAGAGATGTCGGACATAGATACGCTGACTTTGCAGGAGTACGACCGGATGTGCGGCGTCGAAAGACGCTATTTCACGACCCGAGAAATGGCGCACAAACGGCAGGCGTATGAACAGAGGCGCAAGGAGTTCCGAAAATTCTGTAAACAACTTGATAAAGATTCAGAGAATGATGAAAAATAATACGATATTATGCGGGGAGTATCCGGTAAGGATGCTCTTCAATGACGACAGGACTCTGGCATGGATCAATCTCCATGACCTCTGTAAAGTTTTAGGGCGGGAAGAACTTCTTACAAACCGGGAAGCCATCCGTCAGTTGCCCTCCAGTATCCAGATTCCATTTCGCAAGAAGGGACGGGAGATGTGGGCGATCAGTCCTTACGACGTGTACAAGCTCATCCGCCCCATGCGGCGGGAAAATTCGATAGCGGCCGGCAATGCCGCCAAAGTGGAAACATGGCTGAACGAACTGTTGGAAGAATCGGCCATACAGGCTGCACGCGCTGCCGAACCGGTCAGACAGGAAGACGTGGTTTTCAACTATCAGGACCATCCCATCTCGTTCCGGGCAGCCAACAACAAGATGATGGTCAACGCCACGCAGATGGCCCGCAGTTTCGGTATCCTCCCGGCTGAAATTTTGCGCAAAGCGGATTTCGTGCGTTATCGGCAGCATCTGGTGGACAAAGGCATCTCGGAGAGCCTCGACAGCCAGATATTTACCACACGCGGCCGAAACAACGGTGCGACATGGATCGAGGAGGAACTGGCGATGGAATTTGCCCGCCAACTCTCGCCGGACTTCTCGGCGTGGTGCAACACCAAGGTCAACGAACTGATGACGCGGGGATATGCGACGTTGGAAAACCACCCGGCCGGGCCATCGGCCGATACGACGGAGAACCTGCCTGTCCCGCAGAACCTCGATGATGCACAGAAACTGATCGTCGCCCAACGACACGAGATTCATTTGCAGAAAGAACGCATCGAGGCCGACGCCTACAAGGTGGAGTTCTACGATAATCTGATCGAGGGGCGCGATTTCTACTCGACAACGTGGCTCGCGCAGGAGCTCAACACCACACCGAGGCAACTGCACCAGTTCCTTGCCGAGAAAGGTATTTGCAAGTTCGAGAAGAACCAGTGGGTAGCTTTTCTGCCGTACCGCCAGTGGCAGATCGACACGCCGTACTACTGGACGAACCACCGCACCGGGAAGTGCCATGCAGCGGGAACACGCAAGCGGTGGAGCAAAGTCGGCCGCGATCTGATTCTTGAATTGTGGAGTAAAGAACCTCCGAAACAACCGGAATTACCGGCCGGGAGGCGGCGGGTGGAAGATCCGTACAAGCATTTGAGAGAGGGCGTCGATTACTTCGCCCCGACACAGCTCGCCCGCGAGATTGGGATTTCAGCCGGACGGATGAGCCGATTTTTGGAAAGATGCGGCGTATGTCGTTTCGTGAAGAAGCAATGGGCCGTACTGCCGGAGTTTCAGCAGTGGCAAATCGACGTGCCGTACTACTGGACAAACCCCAAGACCGGAAAGCGTTGGGCTTTCGGAACACGGAAGCGTTGGACCTTGCTCGGACGGGAGAAGATCATCGAATTGTGGAACAGCCGGGATTCCCGGCCAAAAACGGAGGGACAGGATGAGCAGGGAGTTGATTGAACGGATTTCACGGGTTACGGGACGCTATCCGGTATCCTGCGATTGCCCCCGATGCCGTCGCCAATGCCTGACGCCTTGTCTGGGTACCCCCGAAGATATCCGCAGGCTTGTCGAAGCCGGGTATGAGAAGGATTTGCGATTCACGTTTTGGGCGGTCGGGATGCTGGTCGGAAGAGTTGCTTTCCCGATTCTTATGGTGCAGCCCCAACAGACGGTGCATGGATGTGTTTTCTGGAGGGATGGATTGTGCAGCCTGCATGACAAAGGGCTCAAGCCGACCGAGGGACGCCTGTCATACCACACGATTACGGAAGAGAATATCGACTTCGAGAAGTCGCTGAGCTGGAACGTGGCCCGCGAATGGATCAATGCGGAGAATATCTCACTGATTGCCAAATTACTGAAACACTTTGCCAAATAACAATCTATGAAACGGAGAGGGAAAAGTCACAGTTCGTTCCGGCATCCGGAACTGGTATTGGTATTCAGCCACACGAGGACACTCGTCGCCATTTTCAAATCGATGCAGTGCTGCGCAGAAATGGTCGGGACTTCCGTCAAGACGGTAAGTCGGGCCTGCAAGGGTGTGTATGCCACGGCTGCCGGATTTTATTTCCGTCGGTTGCATCCCGATGTGGAGATCGATACGGCCGACCTCGACACGCTTCGTCTGGAGGAGTATGACGGGCTATGCGATGAACAAAGGCGTTATTTGCCCAAAGAGCAGGTAAAGGCTCTTCGGGAGAAGTTCGAGCTCGCATATGGGCACAAAAAAAGCCCCGACAAGGAGTGACCGAGGCTTCCTTTACACTATAAAACCGGAAAAGTACGATACAGTAATATATATTATATATACTATACTACTATCTTACTTTTCTCTTTTCATAAAAGAAAAAACTCACCCGTAAGGGTGAGCATTAAGGGTATAAATAAACACTGTAGCGAAGCGGAAGTGTTTTATTTATACCCTCCACCTTGCTTCTTCTTTAGAAGAAGATAGAGAAAGCCGATACAGAATAAACCGCCAGATATATTCTCCTCTGTAACTAAAATACATATTGGAGTTCAGACAATTGATTCGATATAATCACCAATGTCTTCTATTTCATCTTGTAATTCATCAGGAGTATCAACGTAACGAGTCCTATGTGTCTCAATAATATCGTAAGATACTGGTACGTCAAAACGTCCTGTTTGATTAAACTCATCAGCTAAAAGTTCCCAGTATATCGTTATTTTGTCACTTGGATAAGATGGCTTCACAAATATTGGTTTAGTTGCGATATTATTACCGCCTACCAGCATATTTTGACCTTTCAATAATACAGTTTTTTCTTTTTCATCAATATAAGTGGATGATGGACTCGGATATTCTAAATTAAATATTCCATTCATCTTCTTATTATTACTCTTAATTCCACTCACTTCATCTCCAAAATAAAATGTTATTTCAAAACATTTTAACGAAGGTATCCCTATATTTTTCAAATAAAACCGAATAGGATAGAAACTTTTATTTATCTCACCTTTAATTACATGTATCTCAGATATTCGCGCAACATTGTTTGTATGTGCCATGTTAGCAAATACAGCTTGTATTGATGATAGACCCACCAAAGGATTTGCCGTCTGCGAAGGGATAGAGTGCGTCTTTATGCTAAATGAGGTTATAACCTTTTCAAAAGAAGGGGATAGAGCAGTTATATTATCCTTGAAAAAATATCCAACCGTAACCTTATATTCATGCTTATGTAACAATTCAATTTTATCTTTTAACGAATCATTTAGCAACCAAATTACAAAAGGGATATTTATAATGGCTAAAATTACAACTATAATCCAGCTATATTCACCTTGCGTTATTTCAAGTCCCCATGAATGTTTCTCTGATGTAAAATTATATGTTATTTTGAGAGCACCAAATCCAACTAAAACTAATGTGTTCAGTGTTATAAATGCTCTAAACGGCCTTGTTTTCCAATAGATAGAAAACAAAGACTTTATGAAATTAAGAATTTTATCAACCATTTATATATAATATTCAATTTATCGTTTCGACCGGTATTGCGCCAGTTGTTCGTTTCGTTTTTGTTGAAGCGATGAAACAATTCTCATAGCTTCCTCTTCAGTTGAAAAACGGTTTCCGCATTTGGCTCGTTTTATATCCCGGCTTCTGCCTTTATCCGTTGTTTTGCATGTCTTCCAAAACTCCTTCAAGTAATAATACTCGTCCCCTTCAGTACGGGTAACAGGTAATTGCGCCAGCTCCAAGAGATGTCGACGGACAGCATCCATATCTTCTTTGCTTCGGGAATAGTTTCCCGAAGTGAAGTATTTGTCATTTCGGCTCTTTCCCAACTCGGCAGTCTTGCATACTTCCCAGAACTCGTTCAGGTAGTAATAATGCTTTCCGACAGGTGATCTGTATCCGATAGGATCGATGCGCTTGTAAAAACCATTCCAGACAACACCGGCCTGTTTCAGCGCTAAGGCCAGATCCTCCCGCTGGTTGACATTGATACTCTCCAGTTGGTAATCCTCCACGGGACCGATTACTTCCCGCAGGGAGTAACGCACCGGCTCTCCCTCCATCTTCACGCAATACATGACAATCCGACCCTCCGGATCTATCTCCCGGAATACGCCATAGCCGATTTTCCGACCCAGCACGCTGATTTGGTACTGGATATTCTCCTTGGGAATCTCGCGGGGCTTGATTCTGTTCCGCCATTGGTTCCAGATAAGCCCCTCTCTGTAAAGGGCACGCTGCATCTGCCGGATTGTCGCCTCCGAGGCCGGTTCCAGCGATGTGTAATGAAAGCTACGGTGAACAGTATCCAATATCCCGTCCTTGAACGAGAGAAAGAGGCAGATAGCCCGGTTTATTCCTACTCCGTCCACGATTCCGGTAATGCCTTCCTCGCGGAGGGTGACGATATCCCCCCGCTGGGGAGTCTCCATTTCGAACCACTGTTTGAAAAGCTCATAGGTTATCGGCTCCCGCTTATCGGGAGTTCCGTCGATGGAAATGACAAAACGTCTCTTGGCACAGAATTGCGCGATAGCCAACTCGTGCGTCTCGTTCTCCGGTCTGTAACACCGGAAGAAATCATTGATTGTCGACCTGCTCTTACTCATCCGGTAATCGAATCTACAATTTATTTACTGACTTATTGTTCGCAAAGATATAGATTGTTGGAAAAATGTAGGTGTAAATTCACTATTTTCTTTTGAGTTCAATTAAATAAAAGTTTCGACAAAAAATTCATTAACAATCTATTTTACAAAACTCTATACAAGACTATATATACATTTCCGAGCCATAAGGCCCCATATTCGGCCCCTTCGGGATGCGATAGCCGCTGCCGATAAGCGAATCATTGACAACAAGAACACTGGAGGGGAAAGTAACGCGGATAGTACATGAAATACCTTGAAACCGAGCCGAGGTAAATCTATGTGGTATGCCCCCTTATTTTGGTGCCATCCACAAGTCCGTATTTCCAACAAGAAATATCCAGAAAAGGGGCTGAACTTTGAACAAAAAAGTCAGAGTCAAAAACGGGACTTGAAAATCGGGCCGTAGGGCGCGTATCGAATCCGCACAAGGTCGGATACCCACCCCGTTCTTTTTGAAAATTATTAGTGTATTGTTTTTCAGTATATTAAAGCATTCACTTTGTAGAAAAGTGAAGATAAAATACTATAAATAGACCTTTGTTTCTTTCATATTGAAAGCAAAATATTTTTCATATCCTTGTTTTATCCTGTTTTTAACTTACAAATAATTGATTATCAATATATATAGTTTTTCTTTCACTTCATTTTTGAACGTCAAACCCTATATTTTTTTGAAAATATTTTTTCTTCTCTTATAACATATTGATTTTCAGATAAATAAAAACACTCCTCGCGCGCGGGCATTCAAACTCATTTTAGAGCTTGTTTTCATCAAACCGAAAAAAAATTATTTGGTGGATTGAAAAATTTGTTTTAGAGTTGAATTGAGCCCGAAAGGGAAACAGCCCCGACAATCATACGGGGAAAACAGAAACAAAAAATATACAGACTTTCAAAAACGGCACACACGCCGAAAGTCTGTAAATAGTAAAAACCTAAAAAGTCAGTAAATAAGAAACAGACAGCAACAACCGCCAAGAGCGAGAAACAAAAAGCCTTTTTTGTGGGAAACCTATTTTTGAGGCTTGGAAAATCAAAAATTCGCTTGTTCGCTTTGGAGCGATTAAAGAGGGTGTTAAACAACCACACCACGCAAGACGGCAAACCAATGCCGCAAGTCGAAACGGTCGAAATACGTGTATTTTGTCCGCATACGCAAAACCCGTGATTTTGGGAGGGTGAGAGTCGTATGGAAAAGGGATGCGTAAAAATAATGCCATAATTGCGCCCAGTGCGCTCGGAGATAAAATACGCTATGCGGTAAAAACAATCCGCACGGAGCTTGAGAAAAGAGCATTGCCAAGACTATGCCCACAATCACCAGCCGCCCACCGCCCGAATGTTAGCTGCCCCGTTGGGAAAGACGGGGGACGTGCCAAAGAAACACCCGTCGGAAATTGGAGTAATTCGGGCTTGCCATGACAGCGTAGAAACTGCCTTTTGCGTGTGAACGATGCAAATATAAGGTTTTTCCACGAAATAGCGAGTATAGGGCACGTTTTAGTGAGGTGCAGATTGAAAGAAAAATCTGCACGCCATCGGGTGAAAGGTGGCGTGCAGTTTTTGGGCACGCACAGGTCGTGCCGTTTTGCCATCCGCAGAACGTGCGGTTCGATTCCGCAGTGCCCTCAATATGCACTATTGCATAGTCATTCTCTAAATTTTATCATTATGGCAATCAGTAAATTAAATGCAGAACAGTTTGCAAACATGGCAGTAAATGCCGCAGGAGTGATTTTCGAGTATGCCGGCAAGGACGGCAAGAACACAGGTATGCACTTTTTCGGTGACGATTACGAAGCGACCGCAAGAACGCAGGACGAAATGTTCCGTGTGTTACGCAACGTGGTAACGACATTCTGGGAAGTGAAGACCAAAGAGTCCTTGCTCCGCGAATCGAACGACGGTATCCGCTCGAAACTCCGTGCCGGAACCCCGCTCCGGCTTATCATCCGCACCTCGGCAGGCAGTACGGTCAAAATCTTCGACCTCGATGCCAGCGTGTGGGCACGTATCGGCCTTATGCCGACCAAAAAGGACTTGGAACGCTCGGCCCGCGACCGCAAAAAGTACATCCACCATGCCACCAAAGCACTCATGGAGGCACTGAATTTCCGTGTAGAGCTGCCCAAAGACACCGCCCAGCCCGAAGAGATGCAGACCGAACAACCTGCCGAACAAGTAACCGAACAAGTTGCCACCGAAAGTGCGGCAACCGTAACCGCTCCCGAAACGGTGGTGGAACAACCTGCCCGCCGACGTGGCCGGAAACCGAAAAACGGAACTGAAGCCGTAGCGATTGCGGCATAATGACATAACAGCCCAAGAAAACAACCATGCAAGGCGGCGTGCAGAAAATGTACGCTGCCTTTTTTAGTGCCTGCTATGTACAAACTCATCGCTTTCAACGAGGTGGCGGAAAACTTTTCTGCCCATTTTGCGCTCGGCATCTCCCCGTATTTCGACCGCTGCAAAAGCCACGAAACGGGGATGCTGCACTTTATCACGCACAAGTTCGTGCGGTATCTCCACCTGAATTATGGCTATGAACGCACCGAACCGTTGGAGAATTTCGTGTGCCGCAGATATGGCCCCGATGCGTGGAAACTTCTGAAGAAACTAATGAAATAACGAAATACATGATAGAGATATTCAGCGAAGACCGCACCCGCTATTACGGGCGTTTTGCCCATTTCAAGGCGGCCAAAGAGACGCTCGACCTCTTGCGGGAGAAGGGCGGGATTGCCGGAGTTACACCCTCCGTGTTGGTCATGTGCTATAAGGGCACGGAACTACAACGCACCTACACGGCGACTTACAACGGACGTTGGCGAGTGCCCAAAGAGGCGAAAACACCTGATGCCGGAGAAACGTTGCAGGTGCGGAAAGTCCCACAAAAACAATCCAAGAAATCCAAGCGCATCCGTGCGAAAGAGGTGCAGAAAAGGGCGCGGAAATGCTTTCAGGCAGGACTGCCCGAGTGGCACACCAAACCGCTGCCCATCTTCATGTAATCGTATCAATCAACACACTAAAATCGAACGACAATGGTAGAAATATACAACAATGCCGGAACCGAGAGTTACGGCTGTTTCGATAAGCTGAAAAGTGCCGGAGGAGTGCTCGCGACTCTGGCCGCCCGTGGCGTAAAAAGCGTTACGGTAAGTAAATTTCGCGGGCAGAATCTCGTGCGGGTATACCGTATACTCACAAACGATGGATGCAGGGTTATCAAAATGCCGGCATCCACGCCACTGCCGGCGGCGTAATATGGCAGAAAATATCACGGAACAGGCACGGGCGGAAACCGTGCCTGTTTTGTATCCCGCTTTTTGACTTCACTTGAAATCCCGACAGGATAAGTTACGGAAAGTCCATTCTTGAAATACGCTATCATGTAACAATAGTGCCCGGACAACGATTTGCAAAGAGCGGATTACAGTCATCAACAGCCATTCATCAATTCTGGGATGAGTGCTATTCTTTCACCCTTTGAAAAACGAAGTGTTATGCTATATTATAAATTCCGCAATTTCGAGGAGTTCAAAGAACTATTCGGAATACAACATCACGGCAATGGGGAGAAAAGCCGTAAGAACAAAATCCTGCTCTCCTACATCAAAGACCGTAACCTGCTTCACAAGGCGGCCACCACGGGCGATTACCATCTGCTACACATATCGAGCATGGCAGAGCTGAAGCAGACCATGCTCGCCGAAATCCTACGTTCAGGCGACAATGACGGTAACTTGCCTTATAGGGTCTGCATCTTCGATAACATTTACTGGAGCGCAACATATCGTACCGACGACTACAAAGGCGTGTGCGAGGATGGGGATTACAACGCCATCCGCTATGTCAATACCGAAAACGGGCGGGTCTTCAAGATGAAAATCGGCAAGTTCTACCGCAAGCTCATTCTCGAAACGGAGTTCGGCAAAACCCTGCCCGACAAGGTCATAACCTATCTATGCGAGGAAATCACACAGGACTGGCAGACGTACACGATGAACTGCCTGCCACAGCATAGGCTCCATGTCGGCACCGAGTTTGGGAAAATCTACGATTCGGACGAATGCGTGGGTGATTTTCATAGCTGCATGACCGACAAGGGCTATCACACCTTTTACGAAAATGCGGTGGATGCCAAAGCCGCCTACCTCGAAAACGAAGACGAGCAAATCATCGCCCGCTGCGTCATCTACATGGCGGCAAAAGACCAGCACGGCAAGATCTGGCGGCTGGCAGAACGGCAATATGCCTCGAACGGCGACAATATTCTTAAACGGGCATTGGTGGACGCCCTTGTCAAAGGCGGACATATCGACGGCTATAAGACCGTTGGTGCAGGGTGTAGCGACTCGCAGGCTTTCGTTGCCAACGACGGAACCTCGCTCAGCGGCCATGATTTCTCCATAAGCTGCGACTTGGACTTCGGGGACACGCTTTCCTATCAAGACAGTTTCAAACATTACGATGAATATACCCGCATCGCCACCAACTTCGGCAAGGGAGATTACGAATTAGATACCACGGATGGAATTTTCGGTGATGACGACGACAGCGAGTACGACAGCTATCACGACCGCCATTGTAATGAGGTAAGAACCGTCTACCGTCACGGTCATGAGTATACCTGCGATTGCGAGGATATGGGTGATTTCCGGTGGGTGGAAAGAGATCAGGAATACCACCACGAGGATGATGTGTTTTGTTGCGAACGGTGTAACGAATATGTCCTGACGGATGACAGTCACTTTTCGGAAATGACCGAAGAATATTATTGCTGTGAAAGCTGCATGGAAAACGCCGAGCAGGAGTACAAAGAAACTAATTGGACTTACTCCGATTACGACGAGCAATACTACGAAGATGCCGACGATGTGGTCGAATACCGATATTGGAATCCGGGAACGAATACCTATGAGCGACGCACCATCAGCACGGCATCTCTGGAAGAACAGGTCGAAAGTGGTGATTTCCACTCTTTCGAGGGCGTTGCATACGACGAGATAGACGACAACACCGGGCTGCCTTACGGGATGTATCTGGCATCTAAATCAATGGCCGAAGCGGCTTAATCAATTATTTACAATCCAATAAAATATGAAATTACTCAAACGACTTTACGAAACATATTCCCCCAGCGGGAAAGAGAACAGAATACGGACTTTCATTAAAAAGCATATAGCGGCCAACATTCCCGATGCCGTCGTAACAAAAGATGCTGTCGGTAACCTGTACATAACCAGAGGCATTGCCGAAGATTATCCCTGCATCGTGGCACATCTCGATCAAGTACAGAAAGTACGCAGCAAAGATTTCCGCGCCGTGGAGACACGGGATCTTATTTTCGGATATTCGCCTGCAAACCGACGACAAGAAGGTTTGGGCGCAGATGATAAGAATGGGATATGGATCGCCCTGCGATGCTTGGAAAAATATGAAGCGATCAAAGTCGCCTTTTTTGTCGGCGAAGAGGTCGGATGCGTGGGAAGCAATGCCGCCGACATGGCATTTTTCGAGGATTGCCGCTTCGTAATAGAACCCGACCGCCGGGGATACCGCGACCTCATCACGCAAATATCATGGGAGAATATATGCAGCGAGGAGTTTCTGCTGGATATGAATATCGAAAAATTCGGTTATATCCCGACGGAGGGTCTGATGACCGACGTGGAAGCCCTGCGCAGTAATGGTATTAGCGTCAGCTGTATCAACCTCAGCTGCGGATACTACGAACCTCATACGGACTATGAATTTACCGTGAAAGAAGATCTGATGAACTGCCTCTGCTTCGTGCAGCATATTATCGAAAATTGTACGAAAATCTACACCCATCTATTCGATGAAAACGATACGGGATATCATTACGGTTATGGTTTCGGAGATTACAACGCCACAGAAGACATGATGTTCGATATCATGATGGGACACCCCGACTACACGCCCGAAGATGTGTGGGACACATTCTGCATGAATTTTCCGGAATTGTCCAAAGGAGAATTTCTGGAAATGTACGAGGAGCGGATGCTTGCCTATGGCATGGACATACCGACAGAATCGGCATTAATCTCCCCCAAAAAGAAGACACAACCCCAGACAAGAAAGAAAAACCGATTTGCCAATCCATTGTCCGGGTTCAAGTCAAAAACGAAGAAAAAAATACCGGCCTAAAACCGGATGACGCGGGATACAACAATGCCGTTTGATATTCAGTACCTTTCATTGAAGGGACTTGTACTCATTCGTAAAAAATATAGTTATCAGCCACCAACGGGTCACCCTTGGTGGCTATTCCTTTTAAGTACCAATATAAAAATGAAACAAAATGAACGATAAGATTGAATTTGCAATTATCCGCTCCGATGGCAATGAACGTTTGTGCTACAAAAGCGGAACCGCATTCGTGGATGTCAATATGCCGATGCAGGCATTTACCGAAGGCGAAGATGTGTTCGAAGTGACCCCGCCTGACTTCTCGCATCGTACACGAACTTATGAATACCGGGGGCGTCAAGTCCGTGTTGAGCCGTGTTTCTACGAAAACGGCTGGTTGGCAATCTGCGTTGTAAACCCGGCAGATGAGGAGGATAACGAAATCCTTACAGTGAATCTGGAACAGATGGATGCGATAGGACTGCCCGCCCGAACATTCGTGGACTGCAACAACCAGCCTGAAGCGTTGGAATTTCTCACGAAAAACAAATTTGCCACAGCCAGCGGTTACAAACGGACAAGTGGCTTTGTCGCTTATCCGATGGTCAATGTCGATCTCGTTCGGCTTTACCAGCATAAGCCGGAAGCGTTCCAGAATGCGAATATCCTTTAACGATATCAGGTGGAAATCAGAAACGGAAACTTATGGCAGACAAAATATTACAAATGTTCTTCGACATCGAGAGATGGACGAAAGCCATTGAAAAGGGTGTCGGCAAAGACATCCGTAAAGACCAACTCATCCGACTGGCCGATGAAAATACCCGCCTAAGAATGGCTGATGCCATGATGCAGGGTAAGTATGAAATATCGCCGCCGCACACCGCCCAAATCCCCAAGGACAACGGCGAGTTCCGCACGGTCTACGTCAACGAGCCCATCGACCGTGTGGTGCTGAGCATCGCCAACGACCTTCTCTTCGACCTGATGCCTGAAATGCTGCATCCCTCATGCAAGTCCTACCAGACCGGCATAGGCTGCGGACAAGTCGTAATCGGAGTCAGCCACAAGATGGCCGGCACCGCAAATGACGGGCCTTTAGGCTGGAAGTCCGACCTTAGCAAATACTTCGACAGCGTCCCGATTCGGTATATCGACGAAGCGTTCGACAAGGTGGAGGCCAAGCATGGACATTCCGCTCTCGTCGACGTGCTACGGAAATATTACCACAACGATTTGTATTTCAACGAAGAGAACAACCTCTGCCGTCACTACCAGTCCCTCAAACAAGGATGCGCCGTAGCGAGCTGGTTGGCCAACGTGCTGCTCTATGACCTGGACACAGAGCTCTCCCGTATGAACGGTTTCTATGTCCGTTACTCCGACGACATGCTCTTTATCGGAGAGGATTACCAGCAAGCGATGAGTATCCTTTGCCAGCGGCTCGGCGACATGTCAATGACTCTCAACCCGAAGAAAGTCGAATACCTCACCGCCGAGCAGTGGTTCAAATTTCTGGGGTTCAGCGTCAAGGGCAGTATGATTTCGCTCTCCGCCAGCCGTATCAAAACCTTCCAGCGGGAAATCGAGGCGCGTACCGTACATGTACCCGGAATATCGCCGGCCAAGGCTGTAAATGCCGTGAACCGCTACCTCTACAAGGGCGACGGTGAGTTCAGTTGGGCCACACAGATCCTGCCGGTATGCAACGTCCGCAAAGACCTCGACGAGCTGAACAAATTCGTAATGGACTGCCTGCGGGCTGTACAGACAGGCAAACGCAAGGTCGGCGGTCTGGGGTATGTCAAGACCAAGAGCGACGGTTGCATCGTCCGGGGTCGAGGACGTAACGTGAAAGCCAACCGCACGAAAACAGGCACTATTGCCGGCTACCTGACGATCGGCTGTATGCAGAACGCCCTGCGGACGAGCCGGGCCGCATACAACACATTGGTAGCGTCACTGTAATTATGCCGAGCACACGGCAAACGGATGAAGAGCAGAACTTTAATGTTACAGGTATTGCTACCAGAATCCATCTCTCGTTTCACCGGTTTATCGACCGGTGAAACGAGAGATGGATTCTGGAGCAGACCTGTAAATATCAAGAACATAAAGCCATGTGTCGCCTGCCTGACATTCGTACCGAAGCTGAAGCACATCAGCGAAGTTCAAGGAGCACCATTCAATACCCCGCATCTGTAACCAGCTCTACAGAGTCTTGAAGGAAGTCTTACCTACTTCCTTCAGGCTCTTTAAGAGCTGGAAGTGCGGGGTGTATCGACCCGATAAAGCCTATGTGTCGCTGTTATGAGAACTTCATGTATGTATATACTTAGCACAGAGAGTGGTTCAAGAGATATTATTCGATATGTCGTGCCCAATCAGCCCAAAGGCGCCGTCGTATCCCTACTGTTATACGACGGCGCCTCTTCGGCTTCCGTTCACGCCATATACCAGATGTATAAAGATATGTGCCCGTATTTTGAGAACCACAAACCACCTTAGCACAAAGAGAACAGGTCAAGATCCGGATTTTAGTGGTGCAGCGTCAATGGCGAGCAGCATCATCGCCAGCGATCGTCGCTAATCGCCACGATCGTCGGCAGATGGCGCAGCCTTACGCTGCGACACATCGAAATCATAAAGTAATGTGCCGGCCGGATTGACACCTTACGGGGCAGCGCAACCCTATATTGCACGAGGAGCCTGATTCAACCAACAGTATTCTATCAGGATCCTGGACCAGCTTATCGGCTGGTCCAGGATCCTGAACATACTGTCTTCATCGAACCTGTAAAGCCATGCGTCGGAGGCTTGAGTGCAAGTAACTTATAATCATTAAAGTATGGATAACATCTACCAAGAAACCATCCGGGCCGTTGCGGATGGTGCGAAATTCAAGATCGACTTCCGCTCCCGGAGTCTGAAACTGGACGGCAAGTACATCGTGCGCAACGGAGTGTACGAGGGCGAGCTGGGTGTAGACACCTGTGGTGTGGAGGAATTTTTCTCCAACATGGAAGAACTGTACCGTCGCTACAAGCACTCGATTCCTTCGGAGCGCAGCGAGAGCAAGTCCCGACTATACTTCAAAGCACTGCCCGAGCAGGACCTCGACGATGAAGACATGCTCTACGGCGAGCGTCGGGACAAAGCGCAAGTCGAGCTGGAACTGTACCTTCTCTGCCAGGTCATCAACGGTCTGGCGTGGAATCCCGAAACGATGGGTACATGGTTCTGGCAGAGTAACGCAGACAGCGATCTGGTGATACTTCGACAGTGGGTAGAGCCTGAAAACAACAATTAGTAAAATAAAAAAAGATGAAAAAGAAAGAGACCAAAGTATTGTGCCCCACATGCGGCACAGAGTTCGCAACCGCCGAGAAAGAGTTTACCGCCGTTGCAACCGTAATCGGTAAAGATTCAGGTTTGGGCATCGTTTACCCGGTAGTAGCGGGACAGAAAACGCAGGCCAAAACACCTAAGCTGCCCGTGAAAGCCAAGGATCGTATCGAGGCCCTGCGTGCGGCCGGAGTAGATGTCAGCGCCTTGTTCGCCATGCAGTCTGAGGATGGCGATGAGTATGTCGCTGCCAACAGAAAAGGACATGTGACGATTCTGGAGGATGACGACCCGATTTTCAGCTACATTCTCAACCAAGGTACCGTGCCCAACCCCCGCCTGTTCCGCCGTTGGATCATGGCCCAGATGTTCCACATGCTGACCTACCGGTCGCACCGCAATCCCTACGAGGAAGGAGTCACTGCCGCCATTCACAACATGGGCTACGAATATCAGTGGCGGATGCTGCTCAACGAACTGTCCACTCAGGTGAAGCTGGCAGACCGCGATACCGAGAACTACACCTACCGCAATCGCTGGTTCAATAAAGATGTGGTGGTGGCGATGGCCCAGGATTATATCAAGAAGCTGAAGAAACGCGTGGAAAGCACACCGGACAGAAAGTGCAAAAACATTCCCTACAAACGCATTGCCGGCCGCGATATCTTCATATCGGATCTGCACTACAAGTTATACAGTCCACTGACGCTTGCGATGTCGCACATTCGCATGGCGACAAATCCTACGCAGCTCTATCAGGCTGCCGCAAGGTTCAGCAAGCTGCGTATCAAACTATCGCACGACACGCCCCAGTGCAAGGAGTGGATCGACGCCTACAAGGGTGCCGGGGCATTCTTCACCATGCAGAACCTCGTGCGTTTCCATAACTGTGTGGCGTATGACGACAACAACAAACGCCTGACCAAACACCAGTCGCTCGTCTTCATCGACCTCAAGGCCGATGCCTACAAGAACGGCGAGGGATGGCGCCTGCTCGCAGCCATGAAAAAGATGTTGGACGACAATGGCATTAATGTTCGGAAGAAAATGGCCGAGTGGCGTAAGAAAAAGTAAGGCCGTTCCCACGCTTGGCAGGTATGATGTGAGGGACCAAGAATTTTCAACCGCTGCCTCCGTAGCACGATGCTCATCTCTGTGAACACAAGATGAGCATCCTTTACAGGAGGCATCGCATCAGACATATAAAGAGATGCCCCGCTTGGTAATCACTCTGTTTCCACTGTACCGAAAGAAAAAACAGTTGCCATAAAGAAAACAAATCGCCCGGCAGGCATGATGTGACGGGCCGGTATTATTCAGGTCGTCTTCTTCTACGACTCTGAGGCTGCTGCCCATCGGCGCTGCCTCAGAGTCCTTCCAGAAGACAACACATCGCAAAGATAAAGCCATGCCCCGCTCCGGCAATCACATCATTTTTTTCACCACAAATGTGACCTCAAACATATTACGGCAGTCTATTCTTCTAAAGAAAAAAGACTTCGGATATGTATCGTGTACCAACCCATAACAGAAACAACATGAGTAAGGAACAACTCAAACGCAGGGCCAACCTGCTCTACAAACTGCGTAAGAAAGGCATCCGCTGCCTGACACGCCAGTCCACAATCTTCTACCCGTATGGAGAAAATCCGGAATCCATAACCGAGATTCGCAATCTGCGGCAAGAGTTTCATTTTGCCGTGCAATTCGAAATCATGTAATCCGATATGGAAAGACTTCTTCATCCCGGCATAACGTTTACCGACCCCGACCAACTGCAATTCTGTCTGAAAATTTCGGATACGACATTTTGGTATTGCCAACCCAACGTGTACCACAATGACCTGCTACCGGACGCCGACACTCCTGCCAGCCGGATTCTCCACCGATATTCCGGCAATCCGAAAGCGCTGATCGAAGATACACAGACCGATCCCGAAGTCAGAGCTTTCGTGAGCAACCGTCTGTATTGGTTGGAGGACGAAATCGACGTCACCGGCTTCAGCCGGAAAGAACAGGAAGAATTGCTCAGCGACTATGGTTATTCGTGGGAGGACTTCTCCTCCGATGCAGACCGTAACCAGATTATCTGTGAGAATCATTTCGAGCAATACCCGCTCGATTACCGAAACGATATTTGAATATCTGCAATAGGAGTCATATTGCTACTCCGATGAGCTATGTATTACTATATTGATTTTCAAATCAACGCCACTATTTAATAAAGAATTATATAAGAACATACGATTATAAATCCCAAAAAGAAATGAACGAATTACCTATTGACGACGACCGGCTGTTGCAAGAGATGACAGCTTGTCTGGGGACGCTCTACTTCCCCGAGAAGAAGGATGACGATACGATCCACGAGTTGGCCACGAACGAGTTCCACAGGATTAAAAGGATTATCTGCCGTCAATACAACTTCGATGAGGACGGATACATCTCGGAAAACCGCGGCGGTTCCCCTTTCGATTTTGTCTGCGACGATGTCGAGAGCGAGGTATACAAGCGCATCCGCTACGATGGCCGCCTGTTACAACTGACCCGTATCCGCGAAGAGGCTATGCGGCTGATTCGCCAAGCCGTGGAAAACAAAGACAATATCCTCGGCACATTTTATCGGAACAAGGGTGAACATTACCGACATGACAGTTCGGTGGAAGAGTACGAGACATCACCGATCGTGATTACCCATAATGCAGAATTTTGCTCTTATGGCGGTTATGAGGCCGCCACCCTGTACGAGCTGTTCATCGATGAGGACAATCGTCTGCTCTGTACGCTCAACGGCGAAAGCGGAGAAGATTTCGACGAACCGATCGAGCACCTTCAAACCGAGGGACTGATCGATATTACCCACTGGCTGGAAGAGCAGGGTTTCATCACGCAGGAAGACCGGGACAAGGATATCGTGGTGTGCGACGAATGTGGGTCGCTCGATGTTCAGCAGCAGGCATGGTCCGATCCCAACACCCTCATATATGTCGGGGAAACGGCGATGGACCGGGACGACAACTGGTGCAACGAATGTGAAGAGCACAACAATTTCCGCTCGCTCCCAGAATTTAAGGGGCGGATGCAGCAATGGTGGCAGGAGACGGACTTCGAGACGATGGAACGGCTGACCGGCTACCGGCAGGCTGATTATCCCGCCGACGAGGCCTATCAGGCTTTCATAGATGCCTGCAACACATGGTGGAATAAGAGATGTTACGACGAACAACGCCGTATCTGGAAAGAAAACAACTGATACTATATGCACACCGCAGAAGAATATCTCCGCAATCCGGAGAACCCCAACTCCCTGTATGTACGTTACAGAGGAAAACGTTCCCGCCTGTTTATCAACGAGAAATATGGCCCTATCGGAATCGTAGCTCCCGGCAAACGAAAGCGAGGATATATTTTCAGTGACTGGGACGGAATCGACAAGATTTTCGACACCCCGACAACGCCCGAAGACGAGGCGGAAACCATCCGCCGACAGATTCTCAAATATCAGCGGGAAGCCAAGAAAGCCGGCTTTACCAACCCCTTTATCCGTCATATAGAGAACGCAGATTTCAGCAAAGGACTTTACGAGAACGGCATCACGACCGGCACCCGTATCGATGGACAAATCATCTCGCTCCAAGCCGTGCGTAAATGGTGCGGGGATGGGATATACGAAATGTTTTGCGAGGCTGTCAGGGAGCGTAAGCCTTATCACTCCTCCCGTTTCAATTTTCGGGGATATGACGGTTCGCTTTGGGTGGAGGTTTATACCAAAGACGACGGATACCATCGTGCCGGCGACCTAAATGCCGGATTCTCCAAGGAGTTCCGTAATTGCGGAAATGGGTATTACTACCTGCTTATCAACGAGCAGACATTCATCGGATGCGACATCGATTAACCGCAATTATCATCAATTATGGAATCCAAGACTATCCGGGAACTTAAAAAAGGCGAGTTCTTTCGTCTTACAGCCGGAGAAAACGCTCCGGTCTGGGTACGCGGCGAGTATGTCCGGGAAGTAAGAAAGTATAGCGTCTACAAGTATGACGATACGAATCACGAACGGTTCTTTCCCGGAAACAAGGCCGTGTTTACCGGCTTTACATTCTGAAACAACTATATCCATCATTAAAATTCGATAACATGAAACTATCAGAAACCCCTACAAATCATATTTTGGTAGATGCAAGCACCAACAGCGAATGGGATTGTTGCAGCTTTGCGCTCATTACCTTGTCCGAAACGTGGAAACAAGAGCAGGCGGCAAGACTCGATTCCGTCAGACCATACACGGAAGATCACACCTTTGATTCCTTGAGATTCTACGATGACTCCGCAGAGTTCTATCAGTCCGGTGAGGAGGGCGAGGATTGGGCGGTTTTGCTGGGAGAGAAAGTATGGGCGTTCGTGGAGCTGGACGATGATGAAGCCGATACATTAACTCCACCAGAAAATAGACTGGTTTGCTACAAGTTCGTGTTGTTTAGGGACGGAATGTTCCGCTACGAAGCATCGGGCAAACATACCGGCGAAAGGTTCTGGACGAGCGAGTTGCCGCTGGCACAACTGCTCGAACAAATAACCCGGCTCCCTGCCTGAAATAGGATAATCAATATCAGTAAAATTCATATCGAATCAATAACATTATGAGCAGATGCTTACACACGGGTACGGTATACCAAATCGCATACGGTTACCCCGGCATGTTCGGAGGCGACGGACAAGATGCCTTATACGATATATTCTCGATGTTCAATATCGACACCTCGGCTTCGGACGAATATGATGACGATTATGAGGTGGAACGATCCGAACTGCAACGACTGAAGACAATCCTCTCAGATGAAGACGAAACCTATCAAGAACATGCCGAGGCATTAGCCCGGACTCTGGAGAAAGCACAGATGGATAAAGAGCAGTTCGTGAATGTCCTCGACCGCCTGATCAACGATAGCGACCAACGCAACGAGTGTGTCCTAATATCATGGTTCTAAGCATGGAACAGACAGAAGAAAACACCATTTCCAACTATTCCGCACTGTAACCCCAAAAACTGACGACATGAAGACACAACGACTGACAACGCATTTTTTCGGCCATAAGGTCGAAGTGACGCTGAACGTACCAGACGAATGCGACAAACGCTACAATTCCGTTCCGTTCTCCATTTCGGACGACTTCTCGGAACGGATCGAATGCGGCACCCGAAGCGGCACGTTCGAGAATCTGCCGGACGACGAGCTGAACACTACTGATGAAGGTTTTGTACTCTCCGGAAGCTGGCGCATCGTGGAAATCGACTACGAGAAGATCTGCCGAGTGCTGACGTGGGACTACAATTTCGCGCCCAACGAGGCCCTTACCGAAGAACTGTTTATCCGTCACTTCGGCAGCAATATGGGGCGCCACTATTACGAGAAGTGGGCGCACGTCTATGACCACGACTTGCGGCGGATGCTGGCCTACTTCGGAAACGATCTCCGCGAAGGCCAGCGCTTCTGTGATATGATTGCCGAACAGGTACGCAGATACGAACAACGTCAAAAACGAGAGAACCGATGATGCAGCTTCCCAACGGCCTTTTCTACGAGCTGGAAGACCTTCCTGCCGAGATACAGGAACGGGCCATGCACTCCTTTCTTGAGGGCAACATGAAAATTATTCGTGCCGGCATGCAGCAGCGGCGGTGCGACGTAGAGGAAATGGGACTGATGTGGATGATCCACATTCGCGATATGGCCACCTATAAAAAACGACAGAAGCAGAGAAAATTTACCTATCCGATGACGTGGCAGCACATTTTCCACAGCCTGATCCTACAGCGCAAGTGGGAACGGGATAGCGAACTCTGCCGAAAAGTCATCACCGGGAACCTCTGCCTCTTCACCGCAGAGGGCCAGTATATCCCGATTTTTAATTATTAAACAAGGCTAACAATGAAAGAAAAACTTGATTTCGGTTTTCTGGGTAACGGTGTCACCGTTTGTGATACCTCCAGAACCATCGACGGAGATTATCCGGTAGTCGCGCATATCGACTACGACCGCACTGTAACATACTATGAAGAATTGTCCCCCGACGCCCGGCACCGTATCGAGCATTTTGCCGGGTACGAGAACATCCATCCCGTCAGCCAGCCCGAAATGCTGGCGTTGAAACCTCTCGAAAACCCTGCGCCCATGCAGGAAGAGGCCGACAAACCTCTGGCTATTACCGATGACGAAGAAGAAGTCATCGAGGTTTGGACGACACTCCACGCCAACCCGAAAATGTTCCACCGCAGGGTTCGGAGCCTGATGCTATCCGGGTTATCGCAGGCGGAAGCCGAACACTCGGCATCCAACGAACCTCTGAAGTTGGAACTCTTTTACGATGTGGGACTCGGTGCCTTTGCCATCGATGCGGAGGCTGTCGGTAACACACCCTTATACCATCCTTACACGGGGCAGGAAATCCCAGACGAAACGAGATAACAGACTATATTATTCACCACACGGCAGAGAGCGTAAGCTACCCGCCTTTTTAATTCTACTACACGTATGAAGTACAAGAAAGAGACCCTCGTAAAGAGACTGGAACGGCTTGAGGAGAGCCGCCGCAAAGAAAACGAACGGCTTACGCGCGTGAGCAACAACATCGGCTGGGGTACCGGAATGCGCTGCACCAGATGCACACCCTCATTCGCCAAACTCGACGGCATCGACGAGAAAATCCGTAATGTGAAACGCCTGCTGGCCGAATATAAAGACTGAGGCTATGGGGAAAGGATACGAAGCCCCGTATGAAGTACGGGAACTGGAGAAGTTGATCAACGATTTCACCTATACCAACGGTTTGCAGGTTATAACCGTTTTTCAGGACTTTCTCCGCTACATCATTCACGGTTTTTCCATTCCCGGTACGCCTCCGCTCACCGATTGGCCCTACACGAAGGAACAGAATAAAATCTTCGCCGAAATGCTCTCCGCATGGATCCGCATCATGGACACCCAGATCAAACGTCACGGCTGGTACGACGCTTTAGGCGATTTGTTCATGGCACTGACATCCCAGCGTGGCCAGCAGCAGAAAGGGCAGTTCTTTACGCCCGCACACATCACGGAACTGATGTCGAAAATCGCCATGGGACACAACGAGTCGACGCCCCAAAATCCTACAGTACATGACCCGACGGCAGGCAGCGGCCGACTCCTGTTGGCCGCCAAAGCCGACTGGCCGAGGAGTTACCTCGTCGGATGGGACATCGACTACACCTGCTGCCTGATGTGCGTATGCAATTTTCTTATCAACAGTTGTGTGGGTGAAGTCGTCTGCATAGATACGCTTAGGATGGACAATTTCCGAGGTGCATGGCTCGTCAATGAAGCCTATTACCGCACGGGGCTACCCAGTATAAGGTGGCTCAACGAGCAGGAATACCGGCTCTTCAAACAGGCCGATATACCGCCTTATGTCCATTTTCTCGATCAGGAAAGATACGATAACTATTTCAAGATGCGCAACACATGGGAAACGCTTATGTCCCTCTTCCACGAAGAGCCGAAACCCGACAAAAGCGCATAGATACTACTGATTGCTAACACCGAAGCAGGGACTGGGCTCCCTGCTTCTTAATTTTATCCGATTATGTCACGCAAAGGTCAAATCACAACATCCGAACCGTTGGAGTTCAAGGACTTCATCCGGCTGCTTTCCGCCTTGCACGAGGACGGAAACTACCTCTGGGAACTTTACTGCTGCATCTCTTTCTGTACCGCCTGCCGCATATCCGATGTCCTTTCGATGACATGGCGGGATGTCTTGGAAAGAGATGCCCTTTACAAAATCGAACAGAAAACCGGCAAGACCCGTCAGATTCCGTTCAACGAAAATGTACAGCGGCGCATCACGTCGCTCTATAAACTGCTCGGCTCCCCCGACAAGCGGCAGCCGGTAATATGCAACCCCAAAACCCTGAAACCTTATACCAAACAATATATCAACGACACGCTGAAATACCTCCGTGTCAAATACCGGCTTCCGATCCGTCGCTTCTCCAGCCATACCTTCCGCAAGACTTTCGGACGGTACGTCTATGAATCGATGGGACGCACGACAGAAGCCCTTATCCTTTTGTCGATGATTTTCAAGCACTCGTCGCCGCAAGTTACCATGGTCTACTTGGGTATCCGGCAGGACGAAATCTCCGGCGTATTCGAAGGCATCCAACTGAACTATTGATAAATCATTCGCCATAATGATAACCGGAGCTGTCCTGACGTGAGTCCCGGCAGCTCCACCTTTTTCGTTAAAACCCCGGATGGCCACGCCCATCCCTACAATATAACGGCTAATCTTAAAGAAACAGAAATATGAACAACCCAAGCAACCTGATGGCCGCTATTGCAGCCATTCTGCAAAACAATGGCCTCACCGAGCTCCGTATCGAGGATTACGGACAGTTCAACGACCCGACCTACATCATCTGGTTCGATAACGACGGAGTCCCATACGACGACCCGGTCGTCAAGGTCATGGTCGAGGATTCCGGCCTTTCCGTCGAAGTCGAGGCACGGGAGTTTGCCGAGAACGTCACCCTTCAGGATTACGACATCGACCGTCTGGAATGGTGGAGAGGCATTCATGCCAACATACTGGAAGTGCTCCAACGGGACGGCAAACGTCGGTGTCCCGCCTGCGGCAAACCGCTCAAGGGAAAACAAAAATTCTGCTCGGAAATCTGCCGGGCATTCGCCGCACCGCCACCGACAACCCAAGAGATTGCCGATAAAGCCAACAAGCATATTCAAGACCTCATCAACCGCATCGCGAATGGCGACCGGAAACTCAAGCGACAACTTACCGAAAAATACATTATTAAGTTATAACAATCATGGATTTACACAAGTATTACAGAGAAAACAAAGACGAGATCAACTCGTCAATTATGGAGATCGCCAGCGATCTGGCCATTGCCCGCCTGGTGAACGAACACGACCAGCCTTTCGAGGCGTTCGTGGAGCCTGACGACCCGGACGATTCGGAGGGCGGTACGCACTACAAGGAGGAGTATCAGGACAAGTACGACAAACTCTACGACGAGGAATATGAACGCTTGGCCGCCCTGATGCACTTCGACCTCGGCAGCGAGGACGGCGTGGCACATGAGGCAATCGATTCGAAGGTCACCGAAACGAAGTCGGCCTATGTGACGGTGCGGTTCGACATCGAGCCCGTTACCGATGCCGCAATTACGGAAGAGGATATCGACGACCTGATCGGCAACACCCACTTCCCGCCACAGCTTGTCGGAGACCATTACACCGCATTTACCATCTGCGGACGCCATGAACAAGGCTCGTAGCGGCCATAGAACAATGAATTAAAAATTTTACTTATGATACAAGCAACAATTATTCTTGGCGAAGGCGCTGTAAATCTTTACGAAGAAACAGGAACACTTCCGTCCGACCAGTGGCTCATGGACAACGGAGGCATCGTCGATAAAATCGAGTTCAAGACCAAGGGCGAATACGACGCCTATACGCAGGCTCTGTCCGATGCGTCCGGCTGGAACGAGTACCATGTCATCCGGCACGAGGAGACACCGCCTGAACAGCCGGAAGCGTCCCTCTGGATGCGAGTGGGCGTCACTGTCAAGGGAAGCAAGGCCGATATCGAAAAAATCCTTCAGGGCGACAGCGATATCCTTAGCTGGCTATTCGAAACCCTCAGCTTCGACATCGACGGGGAAACCTATATCCCCGATACGGTTGTCGGAGAGTACAACAACGAGAACGGCACCGACTTCGATGAGGGAGATGTCAATTTTCATTCAATATCAATTCCGATGAACCGATAACCCTGCATTTATGACCGTACAAGAACAAATCGAACGATTGGTAGAGAAACTTATCGACGATCTCTGCCGCATCGACGAACGTCCGGACGGGTGGTTGCCCCATACCGTATATGTAGAAGAGATCGGGGAAGATGCGACCCTCGGAGAGATACCCGTCTACACTCGCTATACCCTCGAAGACTACAACCAAGATGGAAGTTGCACGCTCCGCAACATGGAGGGTGAATATCGCAGCGGACACCTGCGGGAAATAAATATCGACTGGCTCGTCACACTATGGAACCGCTACATGGAACTTTGTATCGAACAGGGGCTCTGGCGTGAGAGGGCCATCCGGCATCTGGAACAGGAAACCGAAGCCTCCTTACCCGATATTCTCGATTTTGTCGAGGAGCATTGGCAGAATTGCGCTTCGGACGAGGAGAATATCCAGACGTTCCTGCGATGGGTAGAACCCGAAGAAAAAACGACGGAGCGGGATGTTCAATCCGTCGTCTGAAATCATCGACATGTGGAATCAACAATCTAAAGCAAGAATATGGAACGAAAAGAATACCTGCAACGCCCCCTTATCAATGGCGTTGTTTATGAAATACAAGAAGACCGGATACGGATAAGCAGCCCGGACTCTTTGTTTATCAATATAACCAAGGACAAAGAAATACCACTTCCGGAAGTGAAACGGCTTTTTCGGGAATTGAAGAAAATCGCAAAGACGGATTCCCGAATCAAGCTGAAAGGAGTAACCAAATTCCTGCCGACCATACGGGCCCTGCATGTATCTTATATGGAAGGCCGAGAACTGGTCGAAAAGAACTTTTCGGATATCGGCGAATTATGTCGCCTTATCCAAAAAGAAGGACTGCATATCGGCTGTGTCCATGATGAACTGCTGCAAGCCGCTTTTGACAAGTCGCATGAAATCGAACGCCTGCATTACCGCAACAGTGAATACTTTCGGTTCATACAATGTTATGCAACACTGCGAAATGCCGTGCAAAAAGAGCCTTGGAAAACGGCTGGCATGATAAGTTACACAGTACACTTGCTATCATAAACCCTCAACAGATTCCGAGAACCACTAACCACCAATACTCCGCATGACAGAATTTGGCATCCACGATTACGACAGGTACATCGTGAGTTTCAGTGGCGGTAAGGATTCTACCGCCACTTTTTTATATCTGCTCGATCAGGGTATCCCCAAAGATAAAATCGAACTGTGGCATCAGGAGATCGACGGCCGGGAGCGCAACTTCTTCGACTGGGAAGTAACACCGGATTATTGCCGGCGTTTTGCACAAGCATTCGGCGTGCAGATATATTTCCAGTGGAAAGAGGGAGGCTTCTATCGTGAAATGATGCGCCGCAACAGCCTGACCGCCCCGAACTGCTACGAATTTCCGGACGGGAGCATCGGTCGTTCGGGCGGTGTTCGCGGTACGCCGAATACACGGCTTCGATTTCCGCAGTCCGCTGCCGATCTGCGTACTCGCTGGTGTTCCAGCTACCTGAAGATAGACGTCTGTTCCGCCGGAATTGTCAACCAGCCCCGCTTTCGCAACAGCAGGACACTGGTACTCTCCGGCGAACGAGGTGAAGAGAGCTCCCGCCGGGCCAAATACGCCATCTGGGAAGCAGACAAGTCCGACTGCCGGACGGGGAAACTCCATCGCCATGTAGACCGCCACCGTCCCATCCGCGACTGGAAAGAGGCACAAGTATGGGCAATCATCCGCCGCTATCGGGTTCGGGTACACCCGTGTTATTACATGGGTTGGGGACGCTGCTCCTGCCGCTTCTGCATTTTCGGAAACAAAAACCAGTTCGCCAGCGCGGCTGTCATCAGTCCGGAACGCCTGCATGAAATCGCCACGTTAGAGAAACAGTTCGGGTGTACCATCAAGCGCAAATGCGATATTATGACTCTGGTCGATTCGGGAACGCCATACCGCCATATCACCGAAGCCCTGAAGACGATCGCTACCAGCTACAACTATGAGTTGCCCGTCATTCTTCCCGATAACGAAGAGTGGATACTTCCCTCCGGGGCGTTCGGCGAACAGTGCGGCCCTATGTAGCGGAGCGCAGGTAAATCCATTTTTTTATGATTAAAAAACAGCACTATGAACAAAGACCGAAGACGACAGCTGGAGGACGTGAAAGACTCCTTGGACGAAGCCATTGCATTATTGAATGACATCAAAGACGAAGAGCAGGATGCCTACGACAATCTGCCCGAAAGTTTGCAGGCTTCCGCAAATGCCTCCAAAATGACCGACGCCATCGACACCATCGACGATGCCATCTCGTCCGTCGAAGGGGCACAACGGCACATCGAAGAAGCCGCCGCTTGAAAATCATACTCCCTTTACAACCGGTTTGGGTTCCCCAACCATTATTCTTTAAGAGATTCATCACTATAAAAACGAGATTATGACAATAGAAGAACTATTACACGATTACTTCCGTCGGGAGGCCGAGGTGTCCGAGTTGCTCTCCCAAGTAGAGCGGGCCGAAGCCGAGAAAACACCGATTCCCATGCCCCGCATCTCGGTTCCGAACTACGCAGAAGAGGTGATCCGGCCCATTCTGAAAATGCTTGCCGGGGCACTTCCCGAATACGGCATACAAGTGCCGCCGCGCGGACAATGCATGCTCGTCTGCGATTCGTTTCCCGTTCGCACGGAGAAGATCGGCCTCGGGGTGCTCTCGTATCCGACCAAAGCCGACCACCGGCTCTATTTCTCAGCCACATTTTATCGAAAGGCCGGGCCGAAACAGGAGATCAAGACACTCGAACAACTGGTATCATTAGTCAAAGCCGAGCTGAACAAGCGCGGACTGCTTATCCTTCCGCAACATCTCTAACACGATATCATGATGACCGAAGAACAATTAAAGCAACAAACCGAGCGGAATATCCGATATCGGATATTCTTCCGACTCCTGCCGTGGATACTCCTTGTATCGGTCGCCACCATCGGGCTACTCAAGGATTGCATCCGTACACGAAATCCTGTAGATGACGGCATCAACCGCTCGCAGGAGATCGTCCGTCATCTGGAAGTCTGCGATACCACCCGGAACGGATTCCGGGTCGTGTATGTAACAAGCGATGCTGTAACGGCCGAACGGCTGATAGAAATTCAAAACCGGGCACCGCTGAACAGAGCTTTTGAGCGTTTGCAGGACAGTGCCGTATCCTATTTTGGGGGAAGCCTGCTCCAGACCGATATTTATGACTTTGCAGCATACGCACGCAAGTTCGACGTGGACGAAGATGTCCGTATGCAAAACATATTCGTCTTCGGGGCACAAAAGCAAAATCTCTATATCGGCAAGAACCCCCGGATAGAAAATCCCGCCTTATGGATCAACCCGGCCACCGAACAAGGTGTGCAATACATCAACGCCGATGATATTTATTTCCGTATGGGAGACGGGCAAAGAGTCTATCGTTACTGGAAGTGTCACGGCAACCACTCAATCTCCACGGTAGATGAGCGTTTCAGCCATTTTTCGGAGTCCGAAAGACTGTGGTGACAACGGCCTGTTTTCTCTATAAATGCTCCGTTTCTGGGCCTAAAAATAGATGCGGATTTATTTGTCTATCCTAAAATGAAAATATAAATTTGTATTCTATTTATTGCAAACATTGACTGATTTACATATTGTTAATTGAGCGCAAACAGATTGAAAAATGAAAACGAAGTATGACGTTAGAGAGAACGCAATTGAAGTTTGCGACCTCAGCAAGAACAGGCGAAATCATCGGATTCGTTTCACGCCATTCGAAAACCAAGCAACTGCGAGGGGTGCGTGAAGATTCGCCTTACAAAAAAAAGATTTGTGTCTTGTCCGAAGACCTCAAAGGGAAAGTAATGCCGAATGTCCTGTATTCGGTAGAGTTAAAACCGATGCACTCCGGATGCGGTTTCGTCGTGATAGCGGCAAAACCTCTTTTGTTCCAAGCCACGATTGATACGGTAGTGGTTCCGCGAGAGATATACCGGATAACCATCAATTTCGGCAACAAAACCGTTTATTTCGATCCGCTGCGAGGGAGAACCTCCTCCAGCCGGACCATTGCAGGAGTCATCGCTTTATTGCAGCGCCGTATCGACATTGAAAATTTGGAAGGCATAGTCAGCGGTTTCAAAGCGGCCGCCGCAGATCTCCTCCAAAGAATGTCCGATGATGGAGTCAGCACTCAGATTATCCCCGGCCTGTGATGCGTCCTGAAAGTGGTATAGCCACAGACGGGGCACACTCGATGAAAAGAGGAGTTACCCGGTATAGAGCCGTCGATATGGCTACCGGGCAACTCCTCTTCGAGCGGAATATAGGGAACCAGACCATCAATATCGGCGAATTTCTGGGCGTTGTCGAAGCCGCCAAATACATCATCGAGCATCATTACAGCCCGGCAATCATCTATACCGACAGCATGACCGCCATGACGTGGTTCCGAGAAAAAAGAACGGCCTCACGGAAGAAAAACGCCGCCATCAAAAAAGCGGAAGTATTCCTGAAGGCCATGACGTCCGAAATCGACAAAATTCAGGTACTCCACTGGGATACCGCCGCATGGGGTGAGATACCCGCCGATTTCGGAGAGAAGTGATAACCCATCAAATATATCGGTATGGCAAGACTTAAAAAAGACCTGAATAAATACGTCGAACTACGGGAAGAAGATTACCTGCTGCTCGTCGAAAATTCAATGGTCGTTGAGGCCATGAAACTGGCCGGCGTGGAAAAACTACCTATCTGGAAAGCCGTCCGAAGAATACTGGACGACAAACGTATCGAGATACACGTTCAACCCGTCAATCGACGATACGCAAACTGAATATCCGACACAAATCCCTATCAAAAAGGGGTTCGATAACAAAGACTAAAGCCCTCGGAAAACAATGTTTTTTCGGGGGCTTCTCATTGCTATGTATCTCTTTATGAACCCGATAACACTTTCACTTTTGTCGGAATATGAAAGCCGGAATAAAAATCTGATAATTAGCTGTTTATAATAAATAACTCTATATATCTTTGTACTCGAAACAATTTCTAATAACAACCAGCCCATGTATGCCCGTATGTTAGGAATAGACAATATCACCATAATTAACACCTGATAAACAGGGAGTTGAGATTAAAATAGAAATATCGTCCTGCTATGTTATTTTCTAATCCTTTAGTCCCTTATGCTTGGGAATCAATTAGTGAAGAACAGAAAGGTATGTTCTGCATATTCAATGAGCAGTTTGTTCAGTCAGAAGAAAAGAATGGCTCTTTGGCTAATACACCATTATTCAAAGTTACTGGAGATAAGGTTTTCTTCTTGAATGACGCACAAGTTGCCAAAGTCATGGATATATACACACAAATGCAGGAAGAAAACCAGTCAGACTATGCAAACAAACATGATGTTTTACGTTGTTATCTTCATTTGTTGATACATACAGCTTTAAAAATGCAAGAGTCTAATAAATATGAATCACATCCGAATGCTTCGCAACGTATTACCGAATTATTTATAGAATTATTGGATAGACAATTTCCTGTTGATTATCCACATTCAGTATTAAGTTTGCGCACTCCTGCCGATTATGCAAACCGTTTGTCTATACACGTTAATCATTTAAATAAAGTGGTAAAAGATACTACTGGAAAAACTACCTCTACAATGATTGCGGAAAGAATAATCAAAGAATGTACCCAGTATTTATTACATAGTAATTTTTCTATTTCAGAAATTGCTTATAGCTTGGGATTTGAAAATATGGCCTATTTCAGTAAATTCTATCGTAAGCACACAGGAAAATCGCCAAGCGAAATTAGAGAACAACAATTATTTGATTTGTGCAAATGATGCTTTGAATAGTGTTAACCAGCCATATTTCCATTACCTAATTTTGTACTGACTAAAAAATATAAATAATGAAGTACAGAAAATTAGGCAAAACAGAAGTAAACCTATCCGCTATCGGATTGGGTTGTATGGGAATGAGTGCTGCGTATGGAGTAGCCGACGAAAAAGAAAGCATTAAGACATTGCATCGTGCTTTAGAACTTGGCATTAATTTTTGGGATACTGCGGATGTGTATGGAAATGGTGCTAATGAAGAATTGCTATCCAAAGTATTAGCAGAAAAAAGAAATCAGATTTTCATTGCAACAAAATTTGGTTTTCGCTTACGCAATAGTCAAGGTAGCGTGTTCGTTGGTGGTGATAGTTATGTGGATGCTTCTCCAAGATATGTAAAACAAGCTGTAGAGAACAGCCTGAAAAGATTAAATATCGAAACTATAGACTTGTATTATGCGCATCGGATTGACCCCACAATACCAATCGAAGAAACAGTTGAAGCTATGGCAGAGTTAGTAAAAGAGGGTAAAGTACGCTATTTGGGACTAAGCGAATGTTCTTTCGAATCACTGAAAAGAGCTTGTAATGTTCATCCTATATCTGCGGTTGAAAGTGAATATTCTTTATTAACACATGATGTCGAAAAAGAGATTCTGCCATTAACAAAAGAATTAGGTGTAACTTTAGTTCCATTTTCACCGTTAGGCAGAGGTTTAGTAACAAATACTATCAACGTAAATGCGTTGGAAGAACATGATTTCCGCAAGCATTTGCCACGTTATAACGGTAAATATTGGGAAAATAATCAAAAACTGGCTATTGAAATTGCAGAAATAGCAGAAAGCAAAGGAATAACCCCAGCCCAACTTGCCTTAGCTTGGATATTGGCACAAAGTGAAAATATAATTCCTATTCCGGGAACTAAACGGATTAAGTATTTAGAAGAAAATGCAAAAGCGGTAGATGTAAATCTATCAACGGAAGATGTTTCTAATATACAACTGCTTTTAAAAAAATATCCTAATATTGGTAACAGATATAATGAATATGATTTTCAGTTTGTAAATAAATAACTTATTAAAAAAGGAAGTTCTACCACGTTGGTAGGACTTCTTTCTATAATTCCCATAATGAATAATTTGTTGGAACAGAGATTCTTCCGATTATTATCGGAATACTCACAGCGTAAAGTTTCTGCATCCGAATTTACAGAAGCTATTGAAGAACTGGCTACCCATTTAGCCGATTTTAGTATCAACGAACAGGATTACAGCGTTTTATTACGTTATTTTTCTTTCGGCTTACATCGGCTTAAATCGTATCGTGTGCGGTTTGAGCAAGAAAAAAATACCCTATTTGCATTTGATTGATGAAGCAATAGAACTAATCAAAACAGAAGTACGCATAGTGAATTTGCATATCAAATACCCCGAACAATTCGAGCAACACGCAAATAAACTATCCCTTTCCCCTCTCCATTTAGCAGACAAAACAAGCCTTATCAACATCATGGAAATAGTCAGCGGCTTATTCCTGTCAAAACGTATAATATATCAAAATGAAAAACCTGTTCACCTGACGGACTTAGGAAAAGCCTTTGAATGGCTCTTTAACATTAAATTAGGTGATTATCATCAAAAGTACATGGATGTCATCAAGCGAAAGCCAGCCAAACTAACGGAGTTCCTTAATGAACTGGCAAACCTTATCCGCAAAGAACACGAAAATAAAGGGTATAGATAATCAGGCGTTTAGCGTCAATTTATACGAGGTAGCGTATGCTACCCTGTAATTTGTTTGCTTCCCTTTTCTGAACTTTGCTTCATCAATCGATTGGTAATCATTAGTGTATAATCAGAAAAATGAAGCAATATGTATGTAGATAATTACGAGTTTAAAGACTGGATGCAGAAACTTCTTGATAAATTGGAAGAAGTAGGCAAAGACGTAAAGAGTTTGCAAACCAATCCCGAAGTAATGCCGGGCGATAAACTTTTGGATAATCAGGACTTATGCCTGTTGTTCAAAGTAAGTACCCGAACGTTGCAGAGATTGAGAAGCAAGAAACTACTGCCCTTTATGATGATTAGCGGAAAAGCCTATTATCGGGCTTCCGATGTGCGTGAGTTCATAAAGAAAAGGTTTGATGTTGGTACGCTCCGAAAGTTTGAAAAAGAACACGGAACGGACAAATAAGAAAGAAACTATCCCGAAGTTGTACACGTGGTAACTTCGGGATTTTTCTTTTTTGGCAAGTTATTTCTATTCATCTGCCAATATTGTCCCCTCTCTTTGGTAGGACTGTTCAAACCGTCTGCTTAACATTACTATCATTTCATTGGTCTTTATCAGTTCCAAAGTGCATTGTTCCAGTTTGTAAAGCAAAGCAAGTGCTTTCTTTTCTGAAAAATTGGAATGAAGTTCTTTCACTACCTGATTATAATTCTGCCCTATGCTCCTGAATTGTGAGTAGAACTGTGTTAGCTGAATATAATAATCCACCTTACTTTTATCCCTGACTATTACCTTAAACGACTTACCGAAAATGCAATTTTTAATGAAATGCGCTTTAACCGTATAACCTGACCTGTCAAAGAATGACAGGAATTTGGCGTTTTCTACATCGTCCAGATTGAATGAATAACGGTGTATTCGTGGGTCAAGCTTCGGCTTGCGCCCTCCTTTGTTAAATGACTTCTTTTTCTGTTCCATAATTATAATTTTTACAAGGTTTACGACTTCGGAGTAAACCAAACCACCTTATCAGGTGGCAAGGTTTTGAGGTGCAAAAAGCGAATAGCGGACCTCAAAACACAACTTGCTATGTTCTAATGAACATAAAAATCCTCCCTACGGTCAGATTGTCAAAGCAAGCGTTTCGGCTTCTTCCTATGTCTGTTTATCGGTTGCAAAATTACAGACATCCTTTTATCCCTGAAATATAGCGTATAACGCCAAATTGCTACACAAACGGACAAAGCAGCCCCATTTTGAAAAGCGTCTGTTTTTACCCTTTTCTTTGCTGAAAATTGATTGAATGAAAGCAATGCATAAGACTGCCAAACAATATTTAGAAATGGCTTTAAATCGTATTTGAAAGCTATTTAAAGATAAAGCAATGCAGCTATAAGACTGGTTCACTTTCTTTCAATCAGTATCAGAAATCAATTAACTTATTTATAAACCATTAAAAAATGAAAGTATGAAAGAGGTAAATCAATCATTACAACAGGAAAAGGAAAATTACAAAGCAGTATTTTTCCAAAAGCGGACAGTCTGCAACCGTCAAAGCGTGTACATAAGTGGAGAGATACAGAAACGTATCATGCAAATTGTAGGCGTTATTACAGGCAAACAGGTAAGTATCGGAAATTTCATTGATAACGTACTGGAAGAACATTTGAATACACACAATGATGTTCTTTCGGCTCTCTACCGGGAAGAAATGCAAAAAGGAATATTCAACCAGCCAAAAGAGAAAAACCTATGAATATCATAACTATTGAGGAACAGACTTTTAAACAGGTGTGCGGTCGGTTTTCCGGCTTCGTCAGTCAGGTGGAACGGATTTGCAGAGAGAATACCCACCAGCCGGAGAAATGGCTGTCAGGTCGTGAAGTGTGTGCTCTGCTCGGTATCAGCATCCGAAGTTTGCAGAACTACCGGGATAGCGGTAAACTGGGCTACTCCCAAATAGGTAACAAGCTGTACTATAAATCTGCCGATATTGAAAGACTGATTGCAGAATGTACGGAAAACAAGATAACGAATTATAAATCAAACAATAAATAAATATTGTCCTATGGAAAAGAAAGAAGAAAATAATACGGAAATAAACCAGTCATTCAAATTGTCTGCTATTGTCGGAATTTGGGAAAGTTTAAACCTTCATCCTGCGGTGATGATATACCAAAGCAAGAAAAAGTATTTCCTTTCGATGCTCCATGTATCTGATAACGGACAGGCGAAACCTGCCGTTTACGAGATACAGAAAGAAGATAACCGTTACTTCATCGTTTCAGCCTTTAAACGGCTTTATATCGGCTATGATGCGGTAAAAGATAGTATTTCCATATTTTACTATGGCGAGTATCTGCGTAACTGACACGTGTATGTATGTCAATCATTCAAACCAATTATAAATCAATAGAACGGTATAACAATATGGAACTTATAAACAGCAATAGTGAGATAATCAAGGACTTCTTTCAGTCTATGGATAGAATGTTAGATGGTATCAGCCGACTGGCAAAGGAAAACAGACCACATTTGAACGGTGAAAAGTTTCTAAGCAACAGAGATGCAGCCAAATGCCTGAAAGTAAGCATCCGCACACTGCAAGAATGGAGAGATACAGGCGTTATCCCATACATTCAGATAAAAGGAAAGATTATCTACCGTCAAAGCGATATAGAACGGCTTTTGCAAACCTATTACAACAAAGAACGGCAGGAATAGCCCACTTCTCAGAAACAACACATTTTTTTCCGAAACTGACTAAGAACATTAACTTTATTAGTGTAGTATTCCGTCTGTGCAAGTCTTTGGAAGAAAATACTACCCGAACATCGTGAGGTGTGGAGATTTTCTTTCAAACCCGTAGGGCTTGGACTTGAACGGACGGAATACGGAGCTTACCTTTGTTAATGTTTTATTCAGCTTGGGAAAATTACATAGCATTTTTCTTTGGTAATACTATTTTATTCTATACTTTTGCAAAGTATTCGTTCTTTGAAAGAATGTAGAAGAAGGTACAATTTAACCAATAGTACTACAAAATTAAAGTGATTTATCACACCAATATGGTTTTATGGGACGAGCATCTGTGTTCATCTATATTAATGATAAACATCAGAGATAGCGGTTTATCCATTTATAGTTTGTTGGCATTCTATATAGGGATTCCCCACTTGTAAATCGTCTCTACGTCTGTTAGGACATGAAAATAGAGAGCAAAAGAAGGTAATGTATATAGTATTATTGGTTATTAGTAATATTGATTGAGGACATGGCGATATTGCCATATAATCATTTAATATTATATATCATGAAAAAGGTTATACCTTCAAAAGGAGGAAAAATAAAAACCTCCCATTGCTCTTCGAAGATAGGAAGAATGACAAAAAAAATAGATGAGTTTTCTCAACTATTAAAGTCTATTCAAAAATGTGGAAACACCTTATATCTACTTTTTAAAAGTTTGTTTAAGGTAATTCCAGTTATTTCAAAAATATACAGTTTTTTGAAAACCGTTTTTGATATTCTATCGGCTCTCTAATTTCTTTTATACATTTTAGTAGGATGATTACAACCGAAAAGCATTTGCTATATATACTAAAAGTTTCTCGTCAACAATTGGATTCCATTATAGAGAATATAGATAAATATTACTCTACATGGGAAAAGCCTAAATTAAATAAAGACACCAATGAACCTTTATATAATTCTGATGGAACAATAAAAAAACGCACAATTAACTCCACTAATAAAGATTTGAAAGTTATACAAAAAAGATTGTATAACTATTTACTTTCAAAAACAACTCTTCCTAATTATTTTTTTGGAGGTATTCCTAAGAAGGATAATATTCTTAACGCTAAATATCATCAAGGTAATAAATATGTATTTACTACAGACTTGAAATCCTTTTTTCCTTCCATTAATCATAAAATGGTGTTTTATATGTTTTTAAAATTAGGATGCACCCCTGAAATTGCAAGAACTTTAACCAAACTTACTACACATAATTATCAAGTTCCACAAGGTGTTCCAACATCAACATTAATAGCTAATTTGGTATTCAAGCCTGTTGGCGATAGAATACAGGCATTAGCAAAAGAGAATAATATTAAATTTTCAATATTTGTTGATGATATAACAATGTCTTCTTCTATAGATTTCCATAAAAAAATCCCTGAAATATTATCTATTATAACTACTTCAGGATATAAAATTAGTCATTCTAAAACTTTTTATAAAACAAAAAATCCAATAGTTACTGGTGTAATATGTCAAAACAATAAACTTAAAATACCACAATCATATAATAAAAGAATAAAGCGAATCAAGGCGGACGTTCAAAACAATGAACAAGCATTCTTAAAGATAAAAGGACTAACTATGTATCGTCAAAGAATAAAGCAAGCATAATTCTTTTTCTATTTAAAATTCTTCTCCACATTCACCATATCACGCATAATGGAGCTATCTAAAACCTTTGCATAATGCTGTGTCATTCTTATATTGGAATGTCCCAAAATCTTAGATACATTTTCCATTGATACATCATTGGCAAGGAAAACGATGGTAGCCGCAGTATGGCGTGCCACATGTGTAGTTAAGCGTTTGGTAATGCCGCATAAATCAGCGATTTCCTTTAGATAGGCATTCATGCGCTGATTACTGATTACAGGCAAAAGTACACCTTTCTTTATACACTCTGCATTATCTTCATATTTTCTCAATATCCTTTGAGGAATAGATAAAACAGGAATATTGCACATTTGATTAGTTTTCTGTCGTGCCTTGCGTATCCATAAAGCACCACTATTGTCTTTTATCAGATGTTCACGGCTTAACTGCTGCACATCGACAAAAGCAAGTGCAGTGAAACAGCAAAAGACAAAAATATCCCTTACCTGCTCCAACCGTTTGATAGCAAATTCCTTGTTCATCAGAATATCCAGTTCTTCACGTGAGAGAAACTCTACATTTACTTCCTCCTGCTTGAAGTGAATGCCGTAAAACGGGTCTTTCTTTATCCAGTCGTTAGCCAAAGCAATACGAACAACCTTTTTCAAGTTCTTCAAATGTTTCAATGCGGAATTGTTTTGGCAATGCTTCTCTGTTTTCAGCCAAAAATCAAAGTCACGGATAAACTGCCCGTCCAGTTCTGCTAACATTATATCGTCACGGTGGTAACAACTGCGGATATATTCTTTTAGGCGATTTATGGAAGTATCGAACTTGATAACGGTGCTTTCCGTATATTCTTTGCCAATTAGGGCACGGCATTTTTCGTTATGCTCCTTATACACTTCCTGCAAGCTGCGCTGTACTTTGTCCCGTCCGTAGAAACAATCCTTTATAATATCGGCTGTTATCGGTTTGTTGTCTATCTCCAATTCACGGTGTATCTGCAATACTTTGGCACGAACCGTATTGATATAGTGGTTCAGTTCGATGGCTACCCGGTCTTTTCCTTTGGAACATTCCTTTTTCTGATTCCATAAATCTACGGGAATACTCCGTTTAATCATAACTTCGGCTACTCGCTTGTTTACGGTGATGCGCATACAAACAGGAGCTTCACCGTTTTTCAGAAGTTTCGCTTTCTTAATGATGAACAATACGCTTAGTGTGTTTCTTTTCACTGCTCCCATAATTCTTTGTTTTTTTAAGTGGTACAAAATTAGTTTGCTACACTCAAAAACCAGCTACGCAAAAAGCTGACAATCAAAGACAAATGCGTCAATTCGTGGGAGCAAAAACAGCTTTCAAAAAGTCCCACGAATAAGCCACGTGAGAACTGCCTAAAACCACTATTTTTTGCCGAAGCGGAGAAAAATAAAAAGCTCTGAAATCCTTGAATTTCAGAGCTTTGCTTTAATTTGCTATTTGCTTTCGCGGTGCGTACGGGACTAACAAATTTTGAAATTACTTTTGATATTCAATAAGTTATAAAACTTTTCCGAAAAAAGCACCCGATTTTGCACTTACATAGCTTCTATGTTTTTCCGATAGGAATTTGCCTTGTTCCAACAATACAAAAGTAGAGATTTCCTATTGAAATATCAAGTAAAAAACATCATAATAAGTTTTTATAATTGTTTTCAATATCTCTTATTATAAGTTTTAGTATTCAGTTTTAACATTCTTCTACAACTTCAAATATATAGTTAACTTAGCAAAATATATCACTATTTAGAATATGTATCAACTATTAGATTAAAATGTAATAAACAGCAAGAAAAGAGATTCCAAGATTGTAAGCATAAGTAAATCAACTTTGAGTCGCAAACTCAAGCGTAATAGCAGTCGGGCAACCATCTGTGATACAAGGTCTACCCCCAAGCGATGGAGCATCGTAAACGCACTACCACTAAAGATTAACAGGACGAATTACTTGTGGGGGGCATATTAAGGAGATGATAGTTAACTACCAATGGTATCCAAGACAAATTTTGAGCGTATTGTGTAAAGAAGGTATTCGTTTATCACATCAAGCCATTTACAGTATCATTCATAGCGATTCCATAGGGCTGTTGACCGCAAATATACGACATAAACTCAAATATAGAAAGCATCCCAAAGTCAAGCTTTCCCCAATGCTAACAGAACCAGTATCCACCCAAAGCCGGTAGAGGCAGATGGAAAGAGGTTTGGAGATTTTGAGATGGATCTTATCATGGATTCCCATTCCAAATCCATACTCTCCATTGTAGAATGTTCAATCAATATGCCGATGATGGAGGAATTGAAACATGGCAAAAAAGCAAAATCCTTGGCAAAAGAAGTCTAACGATTATTGCCTCTACGAAATGAAGAAAACTATTAATAATTTATATTTTTCTTGTGTTTATGGCTGCATTTTGACGCTTTTTCACTAAGTTCGTTTTATATTTACTCATAAATAATAGATGTTTTGAGAAATGTTGAGCATGTTCCACGATTTGAGACAAAGCTAAATTAACTTCGAGTCCATAACAATATTTGATAAAAGATGGATATAACATATAAAGAACAATTAAGTAGGCACGTTGAAAACATCTTCATGGGATATTCGACACCTGGCCTCCACATCTGTGATATTGCAACAGGTGGTGGTAAATCATATACCATCGGCAAGCTGACCTGCCAATACTACCCTAAAAAGTTTGATCGCATTGTTATCCTCTGTGTTCAAAATAAACTGGTGAACAGTATGAACCGTGAAATAGACCGTTTCATTAACACCGAAGGAAGTCTTATATCCTCATCTGACAAGATGGTAATAGAGAACAACCCCGAAGTCATCACTCAAGCCATCAAAAACGGGTGCTTCAATAGGCTTCTAGAAGAAATGTGCTATCAGGTTGGAGAGCAGAGAAATGCAGATTACAAGGTCAATGAAATACAATACGGTTACAATGCCGTCAAAAAGATATATGAGGGACTGGCAGGGTTGATAAAGACTCTTGACGAAACTGGCAAGAACGACTATATCCTTAATCAAATTAACGAGGGAGAAGCAAAACTTCGCAGGGCTGTTCGTGGATTCTTCGACACCTATAAAAGACACCTCGAAAAAACAAAACAGCTGAAAAAAGTCTCTCTCGAAACTATTTTAAGCAGATTACAGTCTCTCAACAAGGTTTATCCTCAGGTAGATTACAGACGGAAAAAAGTACTTCTTATGACTGTGCATAAAGCGATGTATGGAATTGACCCTATTCTTTCTGAGAAAATCTACCTACAAGACATTGCTGAGAAGAACAAAAAGACACTTATCCTCTTTGATGAATCCGATCAAGCAGCAGTAGCTATGCGCACGGCAATCATTGACCAATCCATTGAAAATGCAGGAGGTAGCAAAAGATTTGCAAAGGGCTATAATGGTTATCTGCAATACAAGGATTTAATTGACAACCCAGAACAAATAGCCAATGAATATTACGGAGATTTGTTAGAGAGATGTCTTAACAAAGCTAAGGATATTACAAATACCAACTGGGAAAAAGCCATTGGCGGCATTCTTCCTTATAAAAATATCTTCTTAGGCAATTATGAAGAACTAGAAACATACAGAAGAGGTGTGTTCTTTTCAGGTCCTGCCCTGAGATTAAATATCTCTCAAAAGGGAGACAATACCAACTCGTATATCTGCTATAAGAAAAACGACCGTCATTTCTGCCTCGTTCACGCAAAAGACGCCAGTCTTCTTACAAAAGAATATGCCATGGTAATTCCATTAGACAGATTTCTCTCTCTCATCATCGGTAACACCACGTCTATAAAAGCACAACTCAGAGAGGTCATCTCTGATTCCCTGAAGCAAAGCCGGGAGCAATTCGAAGCTGAGGAGAAAAAGGTCGCTACAAATACAGCAACGACAAACCACTATCTTGGCTATCCTACATTGGAACGGGAGATACATACTTTATTCTCACGTTTTGAAACCACATCGGAATATCAGTTTGAACAGCAGATTAACGAATTCATGACAAATAGAAAGAGTCTGTTTGTTTCTAATGGCGACAGCAAAATGAAGTTACCTGATTTCTCTGTATATTCCCAAGGAGTGCAACTTTATCAAGAAGAAATTGATGAGCGTGACAACCAGCACAGGGTCAGGTTGTCATGCCGAGAGATTGCAACAACTCCTGAAAAGATACTGATTGATCTCGTTAACACTGACGGAACATCTGTAGTTCTATGCTCAGCAACATCCTCGTGCTGGTCTGTGGTAAGTAATTGTGATATCAAGTACTTAAAGCAGACACTTGGAGAAAAAGTTCAGGTACTTTCCAAAAATGGGCGTGAAATTTTTGACGACCTTGTCGATCATACATACCCCTCAGTACACCAGATAAAAGTTGTCCCTCTAGAGAAGTATGAATATGATGATAAGAGAGAGAATGCTATAGTGTTGCCGGACAAATACAAGCAGATGTTCTCTCCTGAAGCTTTGGAGGAAGGCCTGGCAGACAGATGGTTCAGAATCACATACAGAAGACTGAAAAAGACTACCAAAAACATAAATGACATACTGTTCCAACTATACAGGCTTTTCCAGTTTATTGAAGCATATCATTGGTTTTTCACGCACAATGACATCCACAGCATGATATTCTTCCAGAACCGTGCAGGAGATAAGGACAAGAATCAGATTAACGTCCTTAGCTGTCTTATAGACGGAACCTTCAAAAAAATGCCTTGTGCTTTGGAAGATGAAATCCCATCAGGTTGGGTAAATGAACATATCCGTATTTCTAAAGACTGGGAAGACGTGGAATCCAATATCCTATCAGAACTCAGTCAGGACAAAGATGCAAAACTGATGCTGATTTCTGCCTATGGAAGCTTCAAGGCGGGTGCCAACATGCAGTATGAAATACCCGAAGGTCTAGAATACACAAGTGGAGACAACTGGATTAATGAAGGAGAAAAGTTAAAAAAAGACTGGGATGCCATCTATGTACAATCACCGACCTCATACCTTATGATGAATGAAGACGGCAATGAGGTGACATTTGAAAAAAGCCTTTACAATGCCATGCTTACACTGATGATGCTGTATGAACGAGGATGTCTTTCCAAAGCTGATGTCACTCAGTGGCTCTATTATGCATTGTCCAATAACTTTATGTTTAGTGAGAAGCGTAATCCAGGCATAGTCAAGGATAAAGCGGCATGGGCGCAGACAACAGTGGAACAAGCTATCGGCAGATTGTGCAGGACAAGGAATAAGCCTTATACAACATACATCCTTTTCGATGAATCCATGAAACCTTTCTTTGATGCCTCGAATATGGAGAAATCGCTCACAAAGGAGTTCAGAGCTTTGGCAACCTACATTTTATCACATCAAGATAAAAAGGAAGAGGAAATCGCCCCAGAAGAGGTCATGCGATGCAATGATGCTAACTATGCACAGGCACAATTGGATCGCTTACGCAGGATTGCGCTTCGCTATACTCCTCACCAACAAATTCAGGATGAATTTGATGGTGACATTGAGGGAGAGAACGAACTGCCTTACAACGTAAAAATTAGTCAAATAATGTACCAGAACTACAAACAAACCATTATCAGAAAGCCTGTAATCGCTACTGTTGAGGATTTGAATGAGAACGACAAACGACTGACTTTTATGCCGAAGTGCTATGGTGACTGGAAGCGCAACTCCGCATCTGAATTAAATTACTATTGTGATGAAAGACTCAAAGCTTGTCCAAAAGGAAACGGGAAACTGTTCCCCTATCCTATCTCGCCATCCTACGTCAGGCTTGATGTGCTGATGAAAAATCCTGTTATCAAATCCCATTTTGAAAGAAACAGTTTTGCAACAACTTGGGAGAAGGAGGGCATGATACTACACCCACAAATACTTGCCACAGACTATGCCGGAGAAATTGGAGAAGAGGCTTTCAAGGCAATCTTGTTACATTATACAGATTGCACTGAAGAAAACATCAAACATTTGGAAGGAAAAGATTACGAACTGGCCGATTTCGTTATCACGAATGAGGATGGAAACTATAGAATCGCATTTGACGTAAAGAATATGAATCCCGAAGCGGACCATAACGATAGAGAAAACGACATGCCCACTGCACAAAAACGAGAAATCAAACGCAAACGGTTAGGATGCGAGCTGATTACGGTTAACATGCTGGACATGGATGCTGCCGGAATGGATGAAATACGTGAAATTCATGGGGTTATAGATGTGGACGGCAGTATCATTCCAAGTGCCATCGAACGCATTCAGAAACTTGTAAATAAAAACGACATATGAAGTTAGACGAAGAATATATTAAAAGTTTACCGCTGACAACCAACAAGATTAACGTGATTCTCAACAGGGAAGCATTCTTCTCGAGATATTCCATCGTGTCATACTATGGCACTAACAAGGAACTGAAGAATCTTGCATATGAACAACTAGCAGACGTACCTTGCCTGTCTGTAACTGGCGTAAGGGCAAGATGGTCAGGATTACGTTTCCCTATGGCTCACTTCTTTATCCTAATAACCAAAGGTAAAGAGGGACAAGTCTTGAACAGTCTAAGAGCATATGCACATATCCGTTCTAAAGTCGATACACTAGAGGAATACGATGATACACTACAGAAAAGGATTATTGCCTCTCTTGCCATTAACTCGATTGGGAAAAAGAGAAGTAATAAGATGATGTATAATGATGGAACACTACTCATATGCGATGACAAGAATTTCAATGCCCCTAAATCCAGGCAAGAACTTGTTTGTTTGAAGGTAGAAATCAATGAATATATGAATCTTACAGCCAAGACCACATCATTCTCTAATCCATCTTCATACAATGAATTAAGAAAACGCAAAAACTGCGTCTTCAAAGTCGGGAAAGACATAGAGGGATACTTATGGGAAGGACAATCAGTGAAACCTATAGTCATAAAGGACTTCAAGGATGGTGACTTCAACCTGAAAGAACTGTATGTGCAGAAGAAAAGATTCAGTGACAATAAAAACAACGTTCCCTATTGGCCATATAACAAAGAGAACTATACTCACGGAAAACTATTTGCCATTTGGCAAGTAGTACAATCCGTCAATGAAGACTTTGATGGTCTCGTCAAAATTGACTTTTGTGATTTTGAGGTATTGCACTATGATGAATGTAAGACTGGTGATGATATGCTCGCATTCCTGAAAGAATATCTATCAGAAAAATGCATTTTAGTTGAAGACCCCTTTGGTACTTCTGCATCAAGAGAACTGATTGACCAATTCAAAAACGAAGCCCTTTCGTTAATGGATGGTAAACTCGTTTTCCCGCGAAAAGCTTCTGGAAATGATATGGTGATAAAACTGTGTGAACCTAAAAAGGAAGATGCAAGTCATACCCATTATACAAAATCCCTCTACCGGATGTCACACTCTAGTAAGGCACTTCAACATATCACATTCTATAGTAATGAGAAGGATGATAAGATAAGCAAGGCTAGTACAAGAAGGATTCTCATTGAGTTGCTTGTAAAAGATTCGCTAATCAACAGAAGAATGCCCAACCAATTGGCAGAACTGATAATCGATTGGAAATTCTTCCGATACAAGATTAATGAAGGCTTTGTACACGGCGCTTCATTAACTGTTAATATCTCAGGCACAATGAGTATAGAAGAATACGGACTGTCTCAAAACAACTTAGGAGAAGAATTTGAACAGTTTGTCCACGATAATTTAAAATATAACGACTATGATAAGATTCGTGGCGGACGGGATTATATGACCATGAAAAAAAACGGCAACGTGTATTTGATTATCGATACGGAAGAAATACCCATACTCGATGCCAACTTGATTGATGACGGATATGGAAAGGTGGTCAATGAAGGAGAAACTATCTCTATGTTCAAACGCAAGAAAGTTGCACATGAATACCTGCGAGGCTATATCGGTTTCCATTTGTGGAAGTCAGATGGTATCAATGGAGAAGCAAATGGTTCCTATTCATATATATCAGGCACAAATAGCGAGAACATGCAAATAATGCAGAACACAAAAATGGATAAGATGCCTCGCGCACGGAGGATATTTGTCTTGAACAAATCGAATCCAGAAACAGTGGAGAACGAAATTATGGAAATCGCCTCCATGTTGAAATTCGGCTTCGGAAGATGGAATGAACTAATGACCTACCCCTTCCCATTCAAGTTCCTTCAGGAATATCTGGACGATGCTTGTGAGACCGTTTTTTCAAAGCACTGGAAAGATATTACTTACAAAGGTGAATTATAGGCTATTATGCATATTATACTTCCAAAGGTAAATTTGATTTATGCGTACATCCTAAATCCAAGATGAAAGCCCGTCTGAAAGAACTGACAGTTCATAGTAACGGAATGGGATATGAACGTAGAAAACAAGAACTCAAGGAGTACATAAGAGGATAGATAGAATATTACCACCTGGCAAATATGCAACGTCTTCTCTTAGAAACTGACGAATGGTTGAGACGTCACATACGTATGTGTATATGGAAATCTTGAAAAAATCCCAAAACGAGAATAGTAAACCTAGTTCGATGTGGAATTCCTAAAAGGCAAGCCCATGAATGGGGTTATACTCAACTGAGTTACTAGCGTATTGCTGATAGCTGAATAACACACTGTTTTATGACTAACGATCGACTAAAAGTTGCCGGTTATCCAACTCTCTACGATGAGTATCTCAAATGGCATATAAAATAAAGAACCGCCACGTGCAGAACCGCATGCGTGGTGATGTGAGAGGTTGGAAAACAAAAGTAGGAAGGGCTATTCGACATTTACTGAATTTTCCCCACGAATAAATGCGTTCCGTTATTCCTAAAAAGTCACTGTCCACAATTTTGTGTAAATGCAAAATACTGAATTCAATACGAGTTCCGTATTTTACATTTACATAAAATATTTTATAGTACCCATTATTAGAATACCGCAATTGTGGAAAAATTCCCTATTATCAAATCGGAGGAAAAATACTCTATATGGAAAGTGATATTAAGAAACTGCTATCCGAAAATCGCAGGGAGATGTTTTAATACCATTCGAAATCTGTTTTAATAATGTTCAAACGATATTTTATAGGAAAAGGCCGCATTCATTCCGACAGAATGCGACCTTTTTGCTTCTATTTGAAAATCAACTTTGCAACCCCCTGCATATCTTCCATAATGTTTTTATCCAACACACGGGCATAGTGCTGTATCATGCACGTTGAGGAGTGTCCCAGCATCTTCGACACATTTTGCAAAGCAACGTTGTTCGCCAGCGTGACAGTCATTCCGAAACTGTAAACCTAAAAAGCGGAAATTAGAAATAGAACGTAATTCACACTGATACAATTATTTGTGTCGTATTTTGGCTTTAGTTGTCTAACCCCTGAAATGCAATAAAAAGCAGATTTAGGAAAACGTTCAGTTACTTATCCGTTCCCTGTTTTTAAAACAGAAAATTGAGGTAAAACACTGAATTATACACGGGTTCAGTCAATAAGGATAATTTTCTTTGGTGACTGTCCTGTGTTAGCCGATTAAGGCACTGTTAGTCTGGTGTTTCCATTCCTTTAAATAGCTCTGTTAGAAGTAATTTTATCACTTTAAAGTAACAGAGTATGGCAACAGATTTCAAACTGCTTTTCTACATCAAGAAAACAGAAGTAAAAGCCGATGGCACTTGCCCAATTATGGGACGTATTTCCATCGGAAAAACGATGGCACAATTCAGTACCAAACAGACCGCTAATGTATCCCTTTGGGATACACGGGCAAACCGTATGTCAGGTAAAAGCACAACGGCAGTAACCGTTAATCGGACGTTGGATAAACTAACGGTTTCGATTAACTCACACTATCAAAAGTTGATTCAGTTGAATGGTTCGACCACAGCCAACGAAGTAAAGAACGCTTTTCAAGGCGTGGCTTCGGCTCAACACACTTTGGTTAAGTATTATCAGAACCACAATCAAGAGTTTTTCAAGCGTGTTGGTGTCAATCGAGAAAAGAATACGGCAATTCAGTATGAAAATTCTCTAAATCATCTGATCCGTTTTATACGAAAGAAATATAACGTGTCGGATGTCCCTTTTTCTAAATTGGATTTATCCTTTATTGAAGCCTGTGATTTTTATCTACGGGTAGAACTCAAACTAAAATCAAATACAATTCTCGGTATCGTTCGCCACATTCGGAAAATGATTAAGTTAGCGATTGCAGAGGGTATTATCTATCGTGACCCATTTGATGGCTATGCACCTGAACGTCCGAAAGCAGAACAAAAGTATCTAACACGGGAAGAACTCGACCGCTTGATGAAAACACGCTTAGACCACCCGTCCCGTTACCTTACCCGTGATATGTTTTTATTTTCGGTTTTTACTGGCTTGGCGTATCGGGATGTATGCAACCTTACTCCGAAACATATAGTAAGAGCCGATGATGGCGTACTATGGATTAGAACGACCCGACAAAAGACTGGAACACCTTGCGATATTCCGCTATTGGAATTACCCAAACAGATTATTGAGAAATACAAAGGTACTGCCAAAGATGGTAAACTACTCCCGATGCTTAGTTGTGGCAGGCTAAATAAGAACCTAAAAGTAATTGCAAAACTCTGTAAGATAGACCGTAAGCTCATCTATCATGCCGGGAGACATACCTATGCCACCGAAATTTGTCTGTCGCAAGGTGTTCCAATTGAGAGCGTTAGCCGAATGTTGGGACATCGGGATTTGCGTTCCACACAGATATACGCCAAAATTACGGAACATAAGATAGCCGAAGATATGCAAAATGCTGAATCTCGTATTGAAGATAAATTTCAAGTAGTATTATAAACGTATAACATTATGACAATGAAGACAAAAACAAGAAGTACATTCGCTGTGCTGTTCTATATTGACAAATCGAAAGCAAAGAAAAAAAGTAAAGGACTGTGTATCATTACTGGGCGTATCACCATAGATACGCAAATAGCCCGTTTTAGTACAAAGATGGATGTAAATCCTGAAATATGGGATGCTCAAATTGGGCGAGCTATTGGCAAAGGTAAAGAAGTTACCAAAATAAACCGTACTCTTGATAATTTGGAACAGGAGATACAGAGCCATTATGACCGTTTGGTTTTGGAAGATGGCTATGTTACTGCCGAAGCGGTTAAAAACGCTTTGAATGGTATTGGGAAAAAGGCTACTGGATTGCTGGAATTATTCAGAGAACACAACGAAGAGTTTAAATATCGGGTAGGTGTAAACCGTGTAAAGGATACCTACGAACATTATCTGCACTCTTACAGGGTGCTGGAAAATTTCTTATGGATAAGATTCCAAGTAAAAGATATTGCACTAAATCAGCTAACACATAGCTTTATTGATGCTTACGATTTCCATTTGAGGGTAGACAAACGAATGAACGGCAATACGGTCTTGAATCATACTATACCACTTCGGAAAATGGTTCGTAGAGCCATTAGCCAAGATATTATCAAGCGTGACCCGTTTGTAAACTATGTTGCTGAAAAACCGCTGAAACAGCGTAGGCACTTAACAATGGACGAGTTTCAAAAGTTACTCACCACTCCTATAACTGAAAAACATCTCGAAAGGTGTCGGGATATGTTTCTGTTTGCTTGTTTTTCGGGGATGGCGTATGCCGATGTTTGTAATCTTTCCGAAAAGCACATTACAAAAGACGATAACGGTATCATGTGGATAAGGATTGAACGGAAAAAAACTAAAAGTGAGTGTAGAATCAGGCTGTTAAGTGTCTCCATTCAGATAATGGAGAAGTATAAACACGAACGAACGGATGATAAAATTTTCAAGTTAAAGACGTTGAAAACCATTGATGAAAATCTGAAAACCATTGCTCAAAAGTGCGGGATTGAAAGCCGTCTTTGCTATCATATGGGAAGACATACATATGCCACTCAAGTATGTATATCACAGGGAGTTTCGATTGAAACACTCTGCAAAATGATGGGGCATCGCTCGGTTCAGACTACTCAAATTTACGCAAAAATCACCAATCAAAAGGTGAATGAGGATATGAAAATTCTATCCAATCGTATTGAGAACCGCTACGAGTTGCCAAAAGATGATGCGCCAGAGGATTTTGGTAGAAACCAGTATTATAAATAAGAGAGGTTACTCTCTTATTTAATCCAAATATCTAAATTAACTGAAATTCCTGTTTTTCTTCTTAAATTAGCCGTTGCTATAGCTATACCGACACTGGTTAATGTTAGATTTTTCATTGATGAGTTATCCCAAAAATCAAACAATTTATTCATAAAATCAACTTGCTTTTCGAGATAGTTTTTTACTTCATCTTGGCTCATTAGATATTGATTAAATAGGCTTTTAAATTTAGCCCTCTTGTTTTCATCTATGTTGTTTCCTCTTAAGTTTTCCTCTAACACTTCTTCACTCATTGCATTAATTTGGAGCCTTGAATTATCATGCAGACAAGTAGTAAATATTTCAGAGTATCTTTCATAATCATCAATACTAATTTTCAATTCTTCTATCGTAAACCCTTTGACGAATAATCCTTTGTACTTATTTAAAAAAAGAGTCTCTATTTTGCTTTCTCCAAGACTTACTGTACCACATCCGGTATATTCAATGTGCTGATATAAAGAGTTTTCTTTTGATAGGGTATGAATAAAAGGATAAAGATATTGCAGTAGATAACTATTAAGTGCAGGAAGGTTATTTATTCCATTATTTTGCGTGTATTTTAAAATAAAAATTAAGGTTATCGTATCTATTTGACTAATTGTTAACTTAGGAGCTATTTGAAGACTTTCATCTAAAACAATTTGTTTAAGATTTCTTTCTGGAATAGAGGCTCTATCTACTAAGATATCAACGAGCATGTCTGATAAATTTTTATCTCCAGTTTTGGCATATTCTTTTTGTGCAGAGAAGATTGCATATTGCATACCAGGATCTTCCATGGTATTTATAGCTTCAGGTTTCCTCATCGCTATCTGCTGTAAGAAATCATCTACTAATTCTTCTGCACGTTGTTTCGCCGTATCAGCAGCCTTTGTAGAAAGTTCCAAATAATTTGATTTGAATACATCTAATGCTATCCCTTTAGCATCTTCGTAAGTGATGCCATTGTTTATTACAATAGTTTGCCCTTGAAGATTTGTAGAATTATCACCACCCTCTTGCTTGAACACCTTATCATTTATCATCGTTTTTCGCAGTTAAGTTAATTGTCATATCTCCATTTGACTGGTAGTTTTTTGAGTTTTTTCCACCCTTTTGCTTCATTGATACGTTAGTCTTATTATCCAATTTTTGCTTTTTGCGGAATAACCACGAAAAGAACGTAATAATCAAACCTAAAATAAAAACTCCAACACCACTAAAAAACCATTCCTTGTTATCTACTATCCATTCCATACGGCTTTAATTATTTAATTAATACAAAGATACAAAACAAAAATGGATTAGCACAAAATCTATTACAAAACTTTTATCTCGTTTTTATTTTTACATTATGGTATGCTTTAGAGCTATATCTGAATATAGAATCTTTCCTTTCAACCTGATAAACGGTATTTTTCCCGTGTCCCTCCAATTTTGGAGAGTACGGGAAGAAATACGCAAGAGTTGGCAGACCTCTCGGTTTGTGAGGTACTTTTCTCCATTGAGATGTGGAGTACGATTTTGCAGGGCTTGTTGAATGGTAGCTGATAGTTCATCCAAAACCGTAAAGAACGAAACTATTTTCGGAAACTTGTTGTCGAGTATATCCATAATTCATTGATTGTTAGTTTCTCATATAATCGCCCAGTATGGCAATAGTAAGCATATCCAACCTTTGACAATAGTTAATAGAAGTTCGTTTCCCATTGAGGTACACAAAATAACCTTGTTCATCCTCATGAATCTCATACGTTGCCGGACTTGCCTGTTTGGTGGCTTCATTCATATAGATGATACTTAACTGGTAGTTCTCACCGTTTCGGTGAATCATCGCGGTGGGATTCAGGTTAATACTCTCCCAGTTTCCGACCAATATATCTAAATCAAAAAGTTCTCTTTCCATAGTCGTTATTTCTTGGTTTGTTGCTGATTGATAAACTGTTCAATGTCGGTAGCTTTATAGTAACACTTACGCCCGATTTGAGAATAGGCTAAAACTCCGGTATCTCGGTAGGTTTGCAGGGTACGGGGAGAGATTTTAAGCAACTCGCAAACCTGCTTGTTATCTAACCAGTTTTCGGCACTTCGGTTCTGTCCGCAAAGTGCGTTTACTTGTTTGGCAAAATCTTCAAACCTCTGCATCATCTGTTCAAAGGTTCTTTTTTCGATGGCTACAATTTCCAT